TCGTGTCCTTTATCATGATTGTCACATGAGAATTTTCTCAACATAGAGTAAAAATCACTTTCTTTATCTTTAGGAACTAAACTGAGTAAATCCTTTGGATTATCCTTAAAGAATTTAATTAATCCACTTAAATATACTTCAATATCTACATTCATATTTTTTTCTTAATTAGTCTTGTAAATCCCACATACCACCGCCCATGTCGGTTCCTTTTTCTCTAATAGCTTGAGGTACATCAACATTTGGACTACCTTTCAAGTTAAGGAATAATAATGCTGGTAAGTTTGAAACACATTCAGGAATTGATTTAAGTTGTTTATTATTAATCAAAGCTAAAAACTTAAGTTTTGGTAAGTTACAAACAGAATCCGGAATACTATCAACACAATTATCCAACATAATCATATTTAAATCTTTAAATCTTCCAATATCTTCGGGAATAGTGATAACAATATTATTATTAGCATCTTTATTTTGGATTTGGAATTCTTTCAAAGTTGCAGGTAAATTACCAATTAAATCTTCTAATCCATAAAGTGCGATGAATTTACCAACAGCACCGTGAGTGAAACTATCAATAACTAATTTCTCACCACCGACTGTAAGCCCTTTAGCGAACTCGGGTTTGAAGAAGTCTTTCAATTCAGACATAGGACCAGTCAATAACTGAACTAAATCTTGTTGACGGTCATCCTTATCCATAAACTGATTTGATGGAAAGTGAAACTGATATCTATTTTTAGGTAAACCTGTTGTTGTTGAGATGTCAGTATCATTAGGATTATAAATAACATATAATGGACCATCTTTAATATATCTATTAAACCATTGGTCAGTTCCCGGAGTTGAGGTACACCACCTAGTTTCTACGTTATTACCTCCATAGAAACAAGCTGCCTCTTTACCTACCGGTCCTTTATCTTCAATTTCAATAACTCTCCAATCAGACCCATCGTAGACTAACTTAGACCCAGGATGAACATCCGCAGACTTTCTCTCCGACTTAGTTGTTGACGCTAATGTTAAATCAAAATCTTTAACCGCATCATATAATTGGTCCACAGTTAATTTATTAATATCTTTCTCCCCTTGGATTCTATTTTTAAATCTTTCAAATTTCTTCAAGTCATCCGTAACTTTATAAAGGTCTTCCATGAAAGTTTCTCTCACGTTTGCAAGTTCACGGTCATATCCGTTTTCTCCCGGTTGTCTTTCAGTTTTAAGAGTCAAATATTGTCTAATTAACCATTCGACATATTTACCCGCCTTGATTTTATTAAAATCTTCTTTAGACATACTATCCAACTCAACATCATTTAATCTTGTTGTTGGGTCAGCTAAAACTAAATCGTTTAATTCTTTTTTTGTTAATTTTGGTTTTTGTTTTTTACCTTGCTTATCAAGTGAAGGTTGAGTAAGGGCGTCATATAGTATTTCAAATCTTGTTTTTTTTGATTGTTCTAAAATAATTGACTTTAATATCGGTGTGAATTTCATGTTATTTTAATTTAATTATAAATATATCGAATGCAAATATAATCAATAATTTATTACCTACAATCGTTTACTTCTTTTTTTTTTAATAATTTATAATTAAAAGTTCCTCACCTTTAGTTTGACTTTGGCCTTTTTTTGCACCAGCAGCTTTAGAAAATTCTTTTCTCTCCCATCTAAATTCATCTTCAGGAAACCACTCATGTAGTTGGGGAAAGTCATAATATGATAGTGAGAACTTACCTTGGACACCTTTTAGACAATTTGCTAATCTTACATGGTCTTGTCTTCCAAAATCGTGATTTGAATAATAACTACCTTCCCCTACGATGTGGTAGGGTGGGTCAACATAAAAATAAGTTGTTGGACCATCATATTTTTTAATCACTTCCTGAAAATCCATATTTTCCACAAAAGTAATTCTTTCAAACATTTTTTGCCATTCCGGTTTTTTTAATTTGTTTTTAAATGAAGTAAATTTTGAGTGATACTTACCTTTTAAATCAATAAATTTTGATTTAGATGGGTTAGCACCTGAAAATACTTGGGTTAAAACATAAACATATTTTGCCGCAACAACGTAATCGTAAGGATGTACTTTAAAATTTTCATCAAATATTTCAGACTGAAACCTAATAAACGTCTCCTCACAGATTGGATTTGTTGGGAATACATCTTTTTCTTGAACTATTAGTTTTTCACATTCTTCTAACAATCTTTGATGGTTTTGTAAACATTGATACATATTATAATTTAATGGATTAAAATCATTATAAACTACTGTTTTAAGATTTGGATAATCTTCTAATTTCATTTTAAAAAATGTCCAAAATTGACCACTAAAAGGTTCAACAAATATTTCAATATCTTTTGGAATATTTGGGATTATTAATTGTGGGGCGATTTTAGATTTACCCCCGACATAAGATACACACATATTATTTAAATTTTTCTTTTTTTCTTTTTAGGTAATAATCATTAGATGAAGTATATAAAATATTTTGAATTAGTTCAATATCCGATTTTGAATTTACTTGAATTGAATGGATATTTTTATTTTTACTAATTTTGGGGGTTGTTTTCATTCCTTTATTTTTAAAATAATTTAAAATCCAACTTAACAAATCATTTGTCCCCAATAAACTAAATTTAAGTCTTCCATTGTATCTACCAATAGACCCGTCACCGTCAAAATAACCTCTAATAAAATGAGGGATAAAATCATCAGTTAAATTAGGGGGTAATAATACTAAACTTTTATTTGGGACACAACCTAAATTAATCAAATCATCGGTCATTTTTGAGCTATTAACTTCTAACTTATAACTTAAAAATTCATCTTTAATTTGTTTAGTGAGTTTATATGTTGACTCCAAGTCAATAATTAATTTCTCTAACAAATATTCATCCCCATTTTTTAATGATATCCCAACAATTCCACCTTGTTTGTGTTTCCCATTAAATTGTTTTCGTTTTCTAACACACCCGTCCGCAAATAACAAACCTAACCAATACGCCTTCTCATTACTATTTATTTTTTCAAAATAATTTTCATTACAACTATGTTTACGGATTCGACTTTTAATATTATTTTTTCTTAAAACATTACCAATACTCCAAGTACAAATATTATATTTTTCTGATAATAAATTATAGGACAAACCTAACAAATAATCATCACAAATACGACTACAATCAATTTCAGTCAATTTTCTCATAATACTCTTTAACTAATTTTTGAATAAACTTGGAGATACTACCCCCCTCGTTTTTCATTTTATCGAAAAGATATCGGTCAATACTTATCCCATATTTAACTTTTTTATCTTTGTCTTCTTTATTAGGTCGTCCTATCTTTCCCATATATTATAAATATCACAAAGTATAGTAAAAGTGCGTTAAAAAGTAAATTAATTAAACAACGATAATAAATTTTTTACCATCACAATAGTACCATAAACCGCAGCACCCATAATATAAATTCCTAAAATAACTGACCCCATTTGCCCCTTTTTAATACCTTTTTGTTTACAAGATGAACATCCTCCACCATCTCGATTAACTTCGTTCTCTTCAATAATTTTTCCTTCAACTGTTTCCATATTAATTTCTTTCAAATTTCACATTTAGTTTAACATACATATCACCGCCATTATATCCCTTACCTTTCAGTCTTAATGGTTTTGACGTATCAAATATTTTAGGTTGACCTATCATTAATTCACCATCCGGGTGAGGTACTTTTAATTTATCGTCTTTTATTCCTTCTAAGTCAAGAAATAGACTATAAATTAAGTCATTATTCATTTTTTCAAACCCATCTTTTTCAATTAATTCTATTTGAATAACTAAGTCACCAATTTCTCCATTTTTAAAATCCCCAAAGTTTTCTAATTTTAAAAATTGACCACTATCAACCCCTTTAGGTAATTTAAAATTAACGGTACTCATTTCACTCTTAGTTCCATGTCCATTACAAGTTTGACATTTATGGACTAAAGTATAACCTCGACCACCACAACTCGTACATGATTGTCTTATTTGTTGAACCATAAATCCGGTTCCAAATGTTTTAATTTGAAATCCGGCACCGTTACATCCGGTACAAGTTTGTTGTTGTCCACCATTACCACTACATCCCCCACATTGGATATCCTTCAAATATTGTATTTTCTTTTCAATCCCTTGATATGATTCAATGGGGTCTATAAACACTTTAACTAGTTTATCAGGTACAGATTTTCTTCGAGTTCTTTGAGCGTTACCTCGATTAAACATTTGATTAAATATGTCTTCAAATGTATGACCTCCGGTATTTGCAAATGGATTATTCTTAGTTTGGTCATATTGCGCCCGTTTTTGCACATCACCTATTATATCATAAGCTTCAGCAATATCTTTAAATTGTTCTCCACCCTCAGGATTTATATCCGGGTGATATTTCTTAGATAGAGTACGATAACTCTTTTTTATATCTTGTTGTGAAGCTTTCTCTTCAACTTCTAAAATTTTGTAGTAATCTTTCATATATGGTAAACTATGTTGTTGTCTTGTTTAAAAATAAGAAACGTAAAAAAATAATAAATAAGTTCGTAACCTTTTCACGAGCTAAACAATATTACGACAAATTATTAAAAGAATCAAATGATGTCATTTTTAATGTTGAAATTGAAAATGGTATGGACACCAGATATGAATTAGGTTTAATTGAGTTGAGCGATAATCAATTTATCCCTGTATATATGACTGACGAATATGGTAGAAGTTCTAAAGTTAAACTTGAAGAGGATGGGATGACATTATTTAATATTGGGTATTATAAAAAAGAAGAAAGGGTTTATGACTTAACTAAAAACAAAAAAATAACTACTCAACAACTAATTAAAACTTATTTAAAAGGAGATGGGTTAAAAATGATATCAAGTCTCAATAATAAAATTATTATCCAAGAGGATGAGAAAATTAACCTTTTCACTTTAAAATCGGAATTCGAATCGTTAAGATTTATCGATAGTCTTTCATCGTACTTTTTTAAAATAAAAAGAGGAGATTGTCTTTTTGTTAAAGACCACTCCTCCGCTCAAAGAAAATACCTTTTTAGTGTGTTAGAATCTTATGGTATTGATAAGAAAATATTATATCGAAAATTTACTTCTCCACTTCAGTCAAAATAAAATGGAATTCGGTTCCGGAAATGTCTAAGGAAAATTGTTTGTGATGCCTATCTATTTCTCTAAAATGATTAATTACGCTAGTGTACTCACCGATTGGTAATTCAAAGACTATCGTCCCTTTCCCACTAAAAATAGATTGACATGACTCAGCAATTAACGCCAATTTTTCTAACTCCCCAAGAGCAATATTTTTATTTTCGTCCATAATGTTATTTTTTTAGGTTGAGGAAACATATCCTCTTTCTTTATATTTTTAATCTCCCAAATAAGTCGTTTTTTACTATTTTCAAGTTGTCTATCGTCCTTCTTCTTCTCGCTCGTCAACCAATTCAATAGTTGTTGGCTCTTGTCCGTTTTGCTCATCTAAATCTAAATTTGGTGTGGTATCCGTTTCAAAATCAAAATAAAGATTTTGTAATTTATCCAAATCATTTTTCTCAAATGTTTGTTTTAATTGGTCAATTGTCTGTTTAAAAAGTTGTTCTTTCAACTCTCTTTCCTTGTTCAATTTAATTATTTTAGCAATTTTAATCAACATCGTTGAAATATCATTCTCATTAATCTGAGAAACAAAAGTTATTCCTTTTGAATTTTGGTTCTCAACATTAAATGAAATTGATTGCCCCTCTTCAATTATACTTTTAGGTAATGACCATTTAGTTGGAAATACCATGTCGAAACTCAAATAGTTCTCTAATTTTCTTATTGAATGTATGTATTGCACAAATGGCGCTAATTCTTTATAAAAACTCATTGTAATATGTATGTAATTAAATAACTTAATGATAATCCAAGGAAAATAAGTTCCCTATTATTATAAACCAATAGTTTTGGTTCTGATGATAACAGGGCTCTTATAAACTTTGTGATGTTTTTTAACACCACCAATATTGTAAACACAAATATAAAAAGATATATTGTTTCAATATTATGCATTCACATCCCCTTTTTTACTATGTTCAAGTATCTCAATTCTAAATTCTTGAAGTAAGGTTTTTAATTCTTGAGCGGATTTTCTAGTTCTTGTACCAGCACTTTTATTTCCGTTATAGAATTTTGTCGCGTCTACTGATAATTGTTCTGTCAACGCTTTGATTTTTTCTAATGTTTCCATTTTTAAAAAGTTATTTTGTTTATTGTTATAGAGGAATATTAAGTTTTTTTACTCTGGTGTAAATACCAATAAGGTTTTTTTTTAATCAACATACCTTTGGAGTATTTTATAAAATTCAGTTAATATATCTAAATCAGGTTTAACAAAAGTTTTATCAACATTAAAAATATCTATTAAAAAAGTATCAATAGACTCTCGAACTTTTTTATCTGATTGATTATAAAAAGTGTCATGGAAAAAAGATATAAAATAGTCTCTATGTTCACCATACTCATCAATTATAATATTTTCTTTACGAAAATCATCAATCATTTTAATCCAACACCATGCAAAATGATTTTCATTATCTTCTTTAGTTAAGATAATTTTAGTTTCACGGTGCTCATCTCCCATATAAGTCCCAACAATAATATAATTTAGTGATTTAAATATGTCACCATATAATTCGATTTTTTCATAATACATATTATGTATATTAAACCAAATTATTATTTCGTCTTTTGGTATTGTCTTGGTCATATAATTAAAAAAATTCTCCATAGAGGTCATCTATGGAGAATATAGTATAATCATTCGAAATGTGAATTTTTATTGTGTTTTTCTATTGTACCCGATTAAGTTTTTCATCTTAGCCATCTCTTCAGAAACAATTTTGTCTTTTTTGTTTTCAGTTGATTCGAGTTTGTTTAAAATACTATTAGCCTTAGCAACTGAACCTTTTTTTGAACTTAACGAACCACTTTCAGTTTTTTCACCAGCAACATCTACAGGTTGTGGCACTCTTTTATACGAACCGTTCATTTGTTCCGCCCCATATAAGTTTTCATCATAGTTCTTTTTAAATCTATCCCCAACTTTACTTTTAGTAACATTACCCAAAGCCTTACCATCTTTATCTGTTACAGCGTTTCCAGTTGTTGAGTCACCCTTAAGGTATTTATCTATCTTTTCATCATCCGGTTTAATTTCATCATAAACAAGATTTGTCATACCAGGATATGAAAACGCTTCAATATATTCTTCAACCGCATCCGATGGATTATATTTCATAACCTTTTCATCTTTGTCAATATCATAATTACTTCGTGGGAAATCTTCAGGATTCTCATTGTAATCCGCTTTAGTCATATCTTTAAGATATTCTTTCATCTTTTTAACAACTTCCTTTGTGTGGTCATCATTTACCTTTTTATTTTGTGTTAAAACTCTATCAGTGTCTTTTAATCCTTGAGGTGTTTTTTTACTAATATTTTCTTTCTCATCAATATCCTTAACTTTCTGTTCCATTACTATTTTTTCAATCATATCTATTAACTCATTTTCAGTTAATTTCAACGACCCTTTATTTTCTTTAACCGAATATTTTTTACCGTCAACTTCAAAAGAATCTTTACCGCTTTTCTTTGCATCTGCCAAAGCCCCTGAAAAAGCGTTTCCTTCTTCTGTTTCTTGTTCTCCCATACCGTATTTACCACCATATTTCTTACTAACTTCAGATTCCTTAGTTTTTCTAAGTTTTTTAAAATCAGCCCCTGTTATTTTACCTTTTGGTTTTGCAACATCAAGTTTCTTTTGACCACCTTTAAGACCTTCTCCCATTTCAATTTCAGTCCATTCCCCACTCATCTCTTGGGTGATTTGTTTAACTTTACTTTCAATTTCCTCATTAAGTACTTTTGAAACTAACTTATCAATATGATTTTTAAAATTATCCATTCGTGTATTTTATTTAATAAATATCTTTATTTGTGTCTTTTATTAACTTTTTCGTATTCGTGTTCCAAAATAGTTATAATAATGTTTTCATTAACCCCCATTTTACTTGCAACTTGTTTGATAGCCTCTTTAACTGATTCATTTTTAGTTATTTTAAGTGCGTTGATATCCCCTTGGTTACAATATGGGAACTTAGTACACTTTTTCTTAACTTTAACAAAACCCCCACCAGGTATTTGAGTCTTTCTACTTGGTCCCCAATCTTTTTTCTTAGTCGATTTTGCCCACATAGCGGGACTCTCATAACCACCACTTGAACCTGAACCTGTCGCTTCTGTTGCTTCGACCTTTTCAATTTGTTCTTTAACATTGATTGACTCATCATAATGAGTCATGGTTGGTTTGTTACCTTTACCAATTTTTGGGTTTTTTCTCTCCGCTCTTCTTTTTTGTTGAGTCATTTTTTCTTTCTCATCTTTATCATAGGATGATACGACTTTTGGAGTATCTTTGGATACTTTTTTAGATGGTCTACATTTAGGGTATGACTTACCGTCAGCATCTTTTCTCCCACAAGGAGGATGTTTACCATCAACTTTTTTACTAACATCAACCCATTTTTCTTTAAACCATCGCCCAAGGTCCTCAGTAACTCCTTTTTTCTCAGAATTACTTTTCTTAATATATTCATCAGAAAACCCAATAGGGCTTATACGTCCATTTGGAGATTCCTTTGTTTCAACTTTATCTAAATTAGGTTCTTCCCCAGAAAACATTGGAGCTGAATAAGCCCCTGATGAGCCTGAGCCAGTAGCTTCATTAGGTTCCCCTTTAGATTTAGCCCTTTCTTTTTTTTGTTCTTGGTCAACCTTAGTACCTTTCATGAGTTGTTTTCTTAATAAAGGTATCATATCTTGAATGTCTAAATATTTTGTTTCTTTTTCTCCTTCATCGTCATTCTCTTTGAATGATTGTTTGTATTTTGTTATATCTTTCATTGTATCACTATTTAATGACATCCCCGGACTGGTATAGGCCTTTTCCAAACTTTTTTTAAATAAATTAGCTGATGAATCCATGTTACGCATTTTTTAATCTTGGTTCCCAATAACTTCTATTCATCCACATAAATTGATAGAACTCACGGAACATTCTTAATGTGATGTCTTTAACATCACCTTCGAGCTTTCCTCGTTTTATTTCTCGACCAATTCTATCCAACAATTTGTCCTCAAATTGTTTTAAAGTACTATTACCCATAAAGTCTCTAATTTCTTTACGAATCATTGTCTCAATTTCTTTCTTATCCGTGGTTGTTAACGCCATAATTATTTAACTATTATTAGATATGTTGTTGTTATAACTCCAAGAAAAGTCCCAACTTTCCATAAGAAAGTTTTATTTCTCTGGCCTTTAAGTTCTTTATGTAAACTATTTGTTAATTCTTCAGACACTTTTAATTGTTCGTCTTTTTTACCTAACATAAAATTATTATTCTTATCTTTCTCTTCAAGAAAAACAATATGAGAATCTTTTTCTTTTTCTCTTTCTTCCGTTTTGATTAATTTTTTTTGAGTTTCTTTCAACTCCAACTGACATCCATCACCTTTAATAATATCTTTTATTGCTAATTTAGCAACCGGAACTTTTAACCTAACCTTAGTCGTATCTGTTTGTGAAAAACTGCTCAAGCTCGTTAGTAGTAAGAGTGTCAACACTATTAACTTTTTCATTCGTTTGTTTTTTAATTATTGTTATGTTATTATCTATTTGGTGAATTTCTTTTGTAATTTTAAACACGTTACCTTTTACCGAATCAATTTTAATATCAATTCCTTTATTAACCGCCTTAGCAGAATCAACATCCTTTTGGATTGATTCAATCTGTTTTTTGTATAATTTAACATCTGTTTTAACACCATTAGTTGTCAAAATATTCCATCCCGCCAACACAATAACGATAATTAATAATATATTTTGCTTGTTATTACTTACAATATCTTTCATTATTCAGGTGATTCTGATGTTTTCTTTCTATTAGACAAAACTCTACCCCATTTAGATTTGAATTTTTGGTAATATTGTTGAAGTTTATTAATTGTATCTATGAAGTCTTTATCTAATTTAATCATTTGACCATTAATATACACCCCACTATCTTCACCAATTGTAAAAATAAAGTCAATATCTTCATCAATTAATTTACCGGACCATTCAACATTAATAGGATAAACATTCAAAGTATTAAAATCTACAAGTCCGGATACTTCATCAAGAAATTCATCCATAGTTTCTTGAAATGCCAATTTCTCATCAGTAGTTATATCTAATTCACTTCGGTCTTTTCCGTGAAGAGCCAATATCCCTCCTGATATTCTATATTTCTGTTGTTTATCTCTTGGTGACGATATTTCATCACCTATTTCAACTCCATTGTCTGCAGTTTCATATTCTTGGTCTTGTTGAAGACGTGATTCCACATCTTTCGCAACATTTATTTGTCCGCCCTGTTCTATAATCATTCTTGATTTTTGTAACAGAGATTTCATTTCATCGTATCTTTCGTTAATTAAATTGCTCATTTTCTAAATGTTTTATAAAGGTTTCAAAATTGAATGATGGATTTAAATCCGTATAGGTTGAGTCATAATTACTCTTACTTACGATTCCCTCGTAGTTAGACACCCCTTCGAACCGGGTATTGTGACCAACACATCTTTTTTCAATGTTAAGGGATTCTGACAAATGTTTACATAACTCAGCAGTCATTTCTATCTGAATCGGTGTATATGGTTGCCAAAAAAAGAAATCTCTCCATTTTTTTTCAAACGCTTTCTCATTATAAATACTTCCTTTCCAGTTAATATAATAGTTTGTTAATGGTTTCTTTTCTAACCAACCTAAATTTTCCAAACAGATAATAATTGAGTTCTTATTAATTTGTTCATTATTGGTATAGTTTGAATAGGTATTGTCGGGTAATAGTTGTAGTATCTCACCCTTTCTAGTTAAAACATAATTCGGTATTTTATCATAATGACCATTATACCTATGTTTAAGGGAGGTTAAATATTCTTGAACCTCCCTCGTAGTATGACACAGGATTATTTGTTTTTTCCTTTTTTGTTTACCTTTTGGTATAAAATTTCCAAATTGGATTATGTTAGGCATCCCTTCTTAAATAACTTAATCTTTTAATTTCATTAGTTGGAATCTCCCCTACTTCAAAAAGAGACGAATTATCAGAATCATTATTCCCAATTGGTCCTTCTTCAAGAACTCCAAATTTTTGTTCATTTAATTTTATTAACTCAATTTCCAATTTCTCCAATTCTTCTATGGTTGGAGTATATTTTTCTTTATCAAACTCAGCCTCTTGTTTACCAATGACAGTACTTAACTCCTCAATATTAATTTCTTTTGGGGGGTGAACTTCTTTTTTTTTATCTTCTTCTTCAAATTTTACTAACATATGTAAAAAAGACAATGAGATTATTGGGAGCATTCCCCCGGAAAATAATGATAAGAATCTTTTATGACCAAGAGGGTCTCCTGATTCAACACCCAAGAAACTTACAATAGGGTCAACTAAATCCATCCAATCTTTAAAAGATTGAGAGTCAACATTAATATATTGATAAGCGAAGAAAATATTACCAATAAATTGAATTAAGGTCACAATTCCAAATGGGAAATAAACTTTTTTACCCATCTGTGCAGATATTGCTGCAAGAGCGGACAACGCAGCAATCTCAATACCAACAGATAAATAAATTGCCCAACTAAAAGGGTTCGATAAACCATACCACGAAGTAACATGTGATATTGAAACGAATGCGACTGTTAGTATCGGTACTAAGAACGCAACATAAATTATCGATTTAAAATTTTTTTGAAACCAATTCATTATTTGTTTGTTTTTAGTTTTTTTATCTCTTCCTCGATTTGAGTTTGTCTTTGAACGTCCAGCAGTTTTCGGTCAGTTGCTTGAATCATTCTCTTTTCAGCTTCTAATCCCATAAGTTTTAATTCAATGTTTAATTCTTTTTTAGTGTAAGTAGAATCATTAATAGTTTCAACTTCTTTTCTTAGTTTAGATAATTCTCTTGAGTCTCCACATCCTTTAAAGAAGGTTAGAAGTGTAATTACTAACACAATAACAATGAAGTTTTTTTGAATGAAATTTTTCATAAGTATGTTTTTTTTTATTTATCTTTAAATATAAAAGGTGTATCATATAAATACACCCTTTAATTTATTTTATAAGTATTCAAATAAGTCCGCAGTCTCATTCCTTAATTTTCTAAGGGATTTCTCTTTTATCTGTCGTACCCTCTCTTTTGTTAAATTAAAATCATTACCAATATCCTCTAATGTTCTTGTCGAACCCGATAACCCGAAATAATCTTGTATGATTGTCTTCTCTCTATCGTCTAATACATCCAACATATTCAATAATTTATCCTTTAAAGTGTCCTCTGTTGATAGACCCGCATCCGGAGCCTCAGCATTTGGATTATTCAAGATATCAACCAAAGTATCACCTTCCTCATTTAGTGGGTTATCCAAATTAATGGTATAAGGTAAATTCGCAAATTTATCAGGTAATTCCATTCCACCTCTCTCTAACTCTTTTTTCGCTTTATGTAACTCTTGAACCACATTAACCGGGAGACGAATGGTACGGGCATTTTCATTTAACGATTGTAATATCGATTGTCTCACCCACCAAACAGCGTAAGAGATAAACCTTAATTTTTTAGACCAATCAAAATTTTCAATTGCCTTCATAAGACCAAGATTCCCTTCCGCAATTAAATCCGGAAAATCTAATCCTTGGTTTTGATACTGTTTTGCAACGGTAATAACAAATCTCAAATTACCCTCCAATAACTCCTTATGGATTTTTTTTATTTCACTTTCCGTGATATTATCCGATAGTATTCTTTCGGATAAGTGTCGTTCTCTTTCAGGTGTCATAACCTTTATCTTACGGATATCCTTAAGATAATGACTAATTTCTTCCTGATTGATTGGCATCCCTGCTTTTTCCTTCATAATTTAGTTTTGACTATAAGTTTCTAATATATTTTTTTCTTTTGAACTCAAGGAATCAATTCCCTCCGAGTATAACTTGTCTAATATTTGGTCTAAGGTAGGGTTGGGGTCAGTGGTTTTATTTTTGAAGATTAATGACATAATATCAGCAGCATCGTCTTCATCATCGTCTTCATCATCAAAAGAAAAATCTAAATTTTTCTTTATTCGTTCCATATCTAATTTCATTGTTACGTTTTCACCGACATTTTCTAAATCAAAAAGATGGTCTTTAATGTCATCAGGTAAAGATATTGAAAAATCATCAACAACTTCAGTTAAAATAAATATTTCAACAAGACCATGTAGAATTCCCTTAATGTATTCAAATATTTCGTCTTTTGGTGTTTCAGTTCCAAACGAAAATATAATTTGGTTTCTTGTATAATGAAACTTTAAATTCGGTGAGTCAACAATTGGACTAATCGATAAGGCAATTTCTTTACACATCTCTTCAGACGCAAAATTATCGGTGACAGATAATAAGTAGTAATTCATATTTATTGTATTAATTTTATTTGACAAAGGTAATTAAACTCTTTTGGAATACCCAACAATTTGGTAAAAATCTTTCTTTCCTTCACAGTATTCTTTTACTAATGTTAGTAATCCTCTGAACATAAATGCTCCCGTTGTTTGTTTTTCACATATTGAAAATAATTCAATGAAAGCCGTTAGTGTTGAAACGCTATAATACCCATGTTGATTCAATACGTTATACTTATCATTAGCAACCGTATGATGTCTCAAAACATACTCATCCCTCTCTTGAACAGAACTCACAGGTACGGTATTATCGTACAACTCAATCAAATCATTAACATAATTTAAAACAATCGTCTTATTATATTCACACTTAACAAGTAAATCGACAATCCAATGAGTGTGGGATGGAGTTCTTAATCTCTTACCCTCCTCCTTGTATTTTACAATAAAATCAAGGTCCGGGTTCTCACCTCTAACACCTTGATAAATTGCAATTGTTGTTTTATCATCAGTTTGCCAGTAAAGGAGGGGAGTATGTGACTCCCCTTTTCTATTATATGTTAGTTGTTTCATCTTTTCCTATAATTTAAATTATTCATAAACTCATCAATAAATTCAAAATCGACATCTCCGTTAGTTGATGGAAGAAATATTTTACTTTTTTTCATTAACCCACTTGTCCATTTCCTACCATAGTTAAATCTAAACTTTTCATTTGTTATTATGGATGAAATAAAAATACCTCTTAGAGTATTTAATTCAAATTTTGAGTATAACACATTAACACTATCTAGTGCCCAAAAATTGAAAGGTTGGTAAAAAGACTCCGCAACTGAACCATCATAATTTACAGTCAAACAATTACCACTGAAAATTGGTTCTTCAGAAATTTTACCTGTCAACCCATTGTTAAATTCCGAAGAACTTATAAAATAATTATTGCCAGGATTCATTTGAAATTTAGTTAACCTTTTTCCTTTATTAATCTCAAATAAATCAGATAAATTAAATTCTTTCCAAGATTTTACTCCAGAAATACAAATTTCATCCAATTGTGAACTTATAGCAATATTGTCAAACAAATCAAAATGATTTTCTTTAATTAAAAAAGAAAGGTAATTGCGAAGTCTTTGACTAAAGATATTATTATTTAATTTAGAAATATCTGTAGGTAAGTGAGCTTCAGCACACCAATCGTCATCAAACGAAATTTCTTTAAAAACAGATATACCTAACTTCTCTTCTCTATTTCTATAAGTACTAACCCAAAATTCTTTTATTTTTTCCCATTTTTTATTAACATCAATCCTTCCTTTATTTTTTCTTTTTTCAAACCCATCATCTTTAAAATACCCAAAGAAAGTTTTGTAATTTTTTGGATGTGGAATGTGAGCCTGAAAAATCATAACACAAGTAACAACAGTTGCAGTTGTATTATAGAAAAGTTCATCCGGATTTGAAAAACAAGCCAACAGTTTATGTTTAGATAATAATCGTTTTTTTAACTCCGTAATTTTTCCATTTGGATTTAAAGCACTACTCATAGGTAAAACCGCAGCAACAACACCACCACTTCTCATTTCCTCTAATTGATTTATAACAAATTCTAATTCCTCTCTATCATTTTTTTTATCTGATTTATAAGGAGGATTAAGGAATCCAATGTCTGGTTTTATCTTTGAGACTTTTTTTATGATTTCCTCATCGAAAGTATCTCCACTGTAAATATATGGTGATATAACCCCATGTAATATAAAATTAAACATAGATAAAGCCCATATATGTGGTTGATACTCGATTCCAATAAAATTTTCACTAAATTCTTCAAGTGGTTTATTTGGATTTTGAGTCCTCATTTTTTTTAATCCACTAATTAAAAATCCTGCAGTTCCACAACATCCATCAAGTAATATTGAATTTTCATTAACATCAAGAATATCACATAAAAAATCAGTGTAATGATGAGGAGTTAAAACAATTCCAAGACCTTTTTCATTATTAGCATATTGTAGAGTTTGATTATGAAAGTCCATTAATATGTCATTATATTTATAAGTTTCAACATATCTTTTAATATTTTTTTCAACACCAATAATAATGTCTTTTAAGATTGAATAATTAAATAACCCATCATCTTTAATAAAATTAAGATGAGATATTAATTTTTGTTTTTGAAAATCATTAATCTTTAATTTACCTAATATTAAATCAACAGATTGAATTAAAAGGTCAGGAAGATTTTCGTTATAACATATAAAATTATCTCTAAATTCTTTATTGTCCAAAGCAATTAAAACGGCGGAAATTAAAAAACTTCTCTGCATTTCCATGATTTTCTTACCATGTAGTTGATTATTCAGTTCACCTAAATATTTTAATAACTTATCATAATCTTGAGATAGTTTATACTCACTTTTTTTATAATTTTGAATTAATTCTTCTATTGTTAATGGTACATTTGTTTCAATTTTTTCTATTTTACAATTTTTAGGTTGAAAAAAATAACTTATCTTTAAATTACTTTCTTTATCTCCTGAAAACGCAATTGAGATTACATCGTATTCTTTAGAAACAAATGATGAATAATGAATAACTCCGTCAACCGCGTATTCTACAGGGTAATTTAATTCATTACTTTCATGTTTTAAATTATTTTTTTTTCCTTCAGTAATAATTAATAAATCGGGTGTTAGCTTATGTTGTATAATGTGTTCCGGTTTTCCGGTACCACCTTTATTTGTTTTTGACGCACCTTTTAGTAAATTTCTAATACTTTCATAATTTGATGTTTGATATTCAATAATCAAATCATCATTAGTTAAATTAATATCAACTATTCTTTCAAATATTCTTTCAGTTTTCGCTTCGCTCATAAATTTTAATTTTATACTATAAATATAGTTATTATTCATGATAAATACAACTATATTTGTATTTTTATATGAATTATAAATACTAAAATACAAAAATATTTTGATAAAACAAAAAAAAGTCCCCCATTATTGGGAGACTTTTGAAACATTTTCTGTTTTTGTAATCTTGACGACCGTATTGGCCCAATTTGATATCATTGGGTTATGTGATATGACAAATATCTTTTCAAAGTAGGTTTTTAATTTATCAAAAAATTCCCCAACCATATCGAGATTATCATTCGCAACCTTACCCCAAACCTCATCGTAAACCGATAATTGTGGTTTTGGTAAAGAACAGACTTTGGACAACACCGCCCGGATGGCCAACGCCCCCACCGTCTTCTCATAACCCGAACCTGATGTAATTGGTCGTTCAATTCCGGTAGAGTTATCAATCATAATAAAGTCCACCTCATTCTTATCGTTAATTCGAATCTCTAAGTTGAATAAACAAGAATCCTGAAGTAACCTCTGAAGTTCAGCGTTAATCACTGGCATCATTGTCTTCATAATAATCTTACTTATACCATTCTTTCCAAAAATCTCATTATAGATTTTATAGATTTTTTCTTTTTCAAATTCTTCGGCAATCTTTAACACAAGACCATGGTTCTTTTCAATACGAGACAAGAGATTATCAATTTGATTTTGATTGGTACTTTGAATTTTCTCATACCCTCTCTTTTGACTAATCAACTCATCAATACGAAGGTTCGCCTTAATCAATTTGGAGTCAATATCGTTGTTCTGTTTAATCTTATCCTGAACTTCTTCGTATCTTGTTAGTTTCAACCTTATCGCCTCTAATTTCAAGTTATTTGACTCCAAAGACACTTCATGTTTCTCTTTAATAAGTTTGTTTCTTTCATACTCATCGAATTCTTTCTTAAGTTGGACATAAGTCTTTTCTTCTTTATCCAATTCTTCAATCAACCCATTAAGAATTTTAACTTCTTCTTTTCTTCCGTCAAGTTCCCCAATCTTCTTTTTGGTGATTTCAGCGTCCATCAATTTAATCCCACAATGCTCACATTGAATACCGTCACCAAACTTTTTAACAAGGTCTTCAATTTCACCAACCTTATGTGTTGTATTTCCTAATTGAATCTTATGATTGGTTAATAATTCTTTAACCGCATCGTGTTTATCCTCATGGTAATACCCACTTGGTTCAACAACCTTAATATTATCAATTTGTAGTTGGATGGTTTTACTATTTGAAACATAAGTGGTAATCTCTGTCTGTAGTTTAACCGGGTCCAAAATAATAAGTTCCTGACTCAAATCAGCATGTTTTGAATTCAATAATCCATCTTTATAATCTTGACCTTTTTTCAATGAATTATCTACTTCACCAATACTTTCGGTTGCTGTTGTAATCTCACCCTTTAATCTTTCGATTTCAGTCGTTGATGTCTCATTATCTTGTTTCAGGGTCTCCGTGTTATATACATTGGAAATCATCCCTTTCGAGAACTCTGAATAGATTTCTTTTCCGGTTTCTTCTTTCTTTTTCAAGAACTCAAGTCCCAGGAATCTTGATAATACCTGACCTCTCGCAGTTGGTTTTGACTCCAATAAGTCCTCCAAGTTAGATGCCGTGGTTAGAATGGTCATTAAGAAATCGTCCATTGTCCCAATAGACCTTTTCATAAACGCTTCCGTCTCTCTCCTTTGCTCACCAGTGAAATTTTGTAATTGACCATCAGATAGTTTTTTAAAGAACTCTAACTCCGTCTTTACATTCCATTCGCCAGCCTTGGACATCTTTCTTTCAATTTGACGAGCAATGATATACTCCTCACCATCGATAAGAATATCCCCACGAACACTAACTTTGTTCTTGTCGGTAAACCTGTTGAAGATTTCTTCGGCTTTCTGTGTCTTAGTTGTTGTGTTAAAGAATAAGAACAATAGTAAATCCACAGTTAGAACCGTTTTACCACCAAAGTTTGGGGGGTCGGATTCCACCACCGTAATTCCCTCACACTTATCAAAATCAATAACTTGATTATCTCCATAAGATAAGAAATTACTAAACTCAATTTTCTTGATGTACCATTTTTTAAATGGTGTCACCTCAACTTCGTTGGCTGCCATTCGGTTTTCAACCATACTATCAATACTCATTACTTGGTCCAAGTATTGTTCTTGACCCTTACTTTCAAGTAATGATTTGATAAGTTCCTTTTGATAGTTCTTATCCAGGATATTTACAGACACATCAATCGTTTGTTGAGTGTCCTCGGTCGTTTTAACCTTCGTAATTACATTCACATTGGTTGAGTTATACTTTTTGGTAAAGTATTGTTTTGTCGACTTAATTCTCTCTTGAGTGAAGTTTTCCGGTGTATCTTCCCAAACAACCTGAATGTATGGATTATCTAATGTATCCACATCTAAATTGTGTTGCATTTCTTTTAAATTAAAAATTGGTGGTGGATTGAATAAATCCATAGTTTATTATTGTGATACTAACTCAACATTTTGAGTGTTTCCACTTTGGGCTTGAGCTTCAGCATATTTCTTCTTCAACTCTTCCATTTGTTGATTCATGATTGTTTGAAATGCTTTTGATTCCCCTTTAAGTCTATTATTTCTCTCTTGAACTTTCTTTGCGTGAGCCCTTACTCCACCTCTTTTTTTCGATACTCCCATAATTGTTTTTATTTATTAATGTTTATTTTTTCTAAGTTAAAATCCTTCACCGGTTATATCACCTGTGTTAATTTCATTATCAATTTCTCGTTGTAAATCCTCTAAAGTTATTCCCGGTTCATTCTCAACTTGGTCTCGAAGTCTTTGAGTTAACATATCAGTAATTCTTTGATACTGATTATTATCCTCGTTAATTGTTGCCTTTTTATTAGGGTCCTCTTCATCATCCATGTAATTATTTAACCATGTCGGTCTTTCCGGGACTTTAATTGAATCTATTTTTTCAATCATCAGTTGGACTTCTGTTTTACTTCCTCTTAACATTCGACCCATCTTAACTTTATTCTCAAGTCGAACAAAATCTTTGTAAAATTGGTCACCACCTATAAAATTAATATCAATTTCATTATTCTCCAAATACTCGATAATGTCAATCATAAGTTCATCATCATCAAGAATTCCCATGTTATTACATAAAGCAAACAAATCGGTTGCTTTAATAATCCATCTTTGGACTTTACTATCGCTAAGTTGTTTTATAATAAATTCATTTAGTTTTTCCATCTTATTTTGGTCGGTTCTCTTCAAACCATTCTACTATTGCGTTTATCACCCATACCGCACCTGATGATAGAATCCCGTCAAAAAACCAACCAATCCATAGTGGAGTTCCAAACAATACAGATGTTGGTGAGAATACGGTTAATGATAGGAACCAACCTCCGTGAAAAGAAAAGCACATTGGACAGGTTAATATACCTGAGATGAAGTGTCCTAATCCATTGAGTGGTGTGTATATATTATCACCCCATTTTTTAAAGAAGTCCCTAACCCCTTGAAAGATTGACCCGTATACCATAATATTCATAAGCCCGTAACTTAAAATGAACCAAGTTAAAATGTTAGTCATATTTTCTATTTTTTTTTTAAATTTTATTATCTAAATTTGAACCTTTCAAATACATCGCTTTGGTTCCTTCATTATATTTTTGAATATCTTGAATTGTTTTCTCATATTCTTTTATTGTTCGGTCCTTCTCAATATTATCAAGTTTTAATTTTTCAACTGTGTTTTGGAGAGCATCTAATTTAAGTTTTAATTTATTGTCGGATGTCTCTTTTTCAACAATAACTTCTTTATTTACCTCAACTATCTTTTCTATCGGAACCTCTTTTATCACTTCAACAAGTTTCTCAATCTCAACATATTCAATCTTGACAACTTCTTTTTCTTCAACCACAGGAACCTCAACATACTTGATAACTTCTTTGATAACTTCTTTTTCAAAAACATTCCCCGAACCTGACAATAGTCCGTACTTCTCAATTGAAAATCCTTCTGAATAACATTTCTTAATAATCTCTTCAGGGTTAAACTTATTAAGTTTACAATAACTTAATAAGTCCTTGTGTTCTCCGGAGGTTAGTTCAAGATTGATATTCATTTTAATTTTCTTTTAGGTGTTGGCTCATAATAATCATTATCCCAATCAGGTTCGATAGTTGGTGTATATTGCATCCCAGTTTGATAGTTATTACCAAACCATTTCCTATATCTTTCTTCGTAAGTCAATTCCTCACAACAATTCCCACCCCACTTTTGGTAGAAGTCATCGTCAAATAATAATTTATCAATAAATTGCCATTTATCCCAAATTAAATCGGGGTCAGCATCCGGGTCAGGAGTATCCAAAAATGTGTGAAATAACCTATCTGTTGTATTCATCGGAATAATATCCGGATTCGGTTCACCACCTCGTAATTGATTTAGAATCTCTTGGTCAATTTCTTTTTGAACTTCTTTGAATATCTCAGAAGTTAATTCATCGTGTTCTTTTTGTTTTTTAATTTCTCTTTCAAAAGTTTCCGGAGTTAATTGATGTAAACTATCAATATGAAACCATTGAGTTGGAATTGTAAAAACCTTATACCCATCAGTTGGATTACCACCAATTGTAATACCATTTCTTATGTATTCGTAAATCTTGTTATCCATTATTCATAAGTTTTTCAGTTCCTTTTTCAATACAGTCAAACGAGTCTATCGAAAATTTAAGATATGGTTTTGAGTTAGGTAAATCAACAAAAGAGTACTTATCAGTATCAATGTCGTAAACTCCGTATCCATGTTTACCAACACTCTCACCAAAATTTTGTTGTATTGTTGACCCAATCATAACACCTCTTTTCCCATTTGGGATATTAAAGGTCGCACGTTTGTGAATATCTCCACATAGAATAAGGTCTAGCCCATTAAATTTTTCAATATCGTATGCATGAGAACCAAAGTCAAACCCTAAATCCGTAGTTAATCCTACAACCGGGTCATGAAATAACCCTATTTTAAATCCAGTCGCAGTATCAATTTCCGGAGGAATGTTTCCTTGGAATTGTGAATATACACACCAAGACACATTCTCATCTTCATAAATCCCCCTATCTTTATAATAAACAATATTAGGGTTATTTAAGTTAGAAATAATCGGGGTTAAACTATCCAATCTATCATTATTATTAATAAGAGCATCATGATTACCCGCAATCAATACAGTTTTCGCAATCTTAGCACATTCGGTCAATAACCAAGACGCAACCTCAATTACTTCAGGCGTTAGTTGATTTTTTGAGTGTAGTAAATCTCCGGTGAAGGTAATTCTGTCCGGTTGTAATGTTTTCCACTCGTTCAGTGCTAATTGAAGAATTTCACGGTATAAATCGTGGTCTTTAAATAGTTTGAGGTGTAAATCAGAGAAATGTATAATTCTGTTTATCATTATTCTTTAATTAAAATTTTTTCTTCTTCCTCAAATGGATTAAACCCTTTGTTTATATGTCCACAAGAATCACATTTGTAAATTGGGAACGGTACTGTAGTGTCTTCCGTTGAACCTGTCATTAGTTTTGGGACTCTCTTTAGGAAGATTACCTCTCTAAAGTAAATTCCATCACAAGACTCACATTTTATCGTTGGACACTCTTTTAAATTAATTTTCGGTTGTTGTAATTCCATATTGTTTTGTATTAAGTTTTTTAAGAAAACCATCAATGTTTTCCTTTAGATTAGAAATATACGAAGGTTCTACCGATTCTTCAAGTTTTTCCAAACTATCTTTTAACAAATCGAAATTTAAATTCTTCAATGTACGACTAAACGCATTAATAGCGTCAACAGAATCTTTAATTTTCTTATAAGTTATAAATCTAACTCGATAAATTGTCATCAATTTAAAAAGTAATTCTTCATCCCAACCATATCTAATTATTGATTTATCATCAATAGTATTGTCACTAGCATTGTAAATAACGACAGGACTGTTAATTCCTGTCTCTGACCATTTCATATAAAAAGCAATCTTTCTATACGATATTGTTTTATCATCAGTTTTATCAATCAAATAAGCGAGTAAAGCATTTTTTGAGTAGTTATTGAATGTTGATATGTCATTTTTTGATGCAGTGCACCATCTAGTTCCCGCACCATATTTTAATGAACCTTTATGTGTTTTTGGAATAATAAAAAGAACTTTATCGTCTTCATATAAAACTTCAGCATGTTCTTCCCGACAGAACCCTTTTAATTCTTTATCAGTTTCTGCTTTATCCACAATTTCTTTTAAAGTAGGAATATGACCATATTTTTTATCGTAGATGTCTTTGTCTTGAATATAAGGTAATACCTCATCAAATCGATTAACCAAATCAATTAACATATCAATTGTTCTAACACACCCGTTACTATTTCGGTGAGTCCAAGATTTTAATAAAAATTCGGTATATTTTCTTGTTGGTGTTTTATCACCATTAACTAATCTATTGAAAGTTTCTATCTTTAACGACCAATACTTAACTTTTAATTCATCTATTTTTGACATGTTTATTTATTTAGTGGAGATAAAGGTAAATAAGTTTTTTACTTACCCAAATATTTGTTTGTATCCATCTCCAAAGTTGTTGTAATAACTTCTTTCGGAACCCGATATTCGTCAAATTCCGCATCTTCTTTTAAGTGAGTTACAATACACCCATATAACTTAATATTTTCGTATTTAGTACCTTCCAACATTTTGATTAGTAATTTACCATATAATGGTAATTGGACAAAGTAGTGCCCCAACGCATTGTCAGGTTGTTTTTGATATGGTTCCAACATTCTTTTTGTGTATCTTGTCTCAAGGAAGTTTTTTGGTTTGTTAGTCTTGTAGTCAGTAATAACTAAACCAAATTCATTTTGATGAATATTCATAATTAACCACGCTTTATCAGGCTGACCTACGTACCCCAATTCCGGGTCACCCAATATCATCTCAGTATCAAGTAAGACAGCACCACGTTCTTCCATCAAATCAAGAAACTTTTTTCCCGCAACAATCATATTATCACTTTTAAATAATTGGACATTGTCACATTCAAAAATTGGTTGTCGGACTTCTTTATACGAGCCATTTCTATTGATGAGCTCTTTTTCAAGTTCATAATGAACTCTACTACCCATATTGGTCGAATAGAGTCCCGCTGCTGCCCACTCCTCAAGTAATTCTTTTTGTTTTTGTGGGTCGCCCTTGGCTTTAGTGTAGGACGCCTCCTCAACAGGAAACTCAGTATAAAACTTCTTTAACACTTTTGACACCGAAGGGTAATCAGTTTTACCATTCATTGTATAAATGTGCTCTTCCTCCTCAAACGTCAATCCCAATGATTTTTGTCTTTGAGCGACTAATTCTCTTATTTCTTGTGCAATAGTTTTTAATTCTATCATATTTTTTTATTTAAACATTGGTGTAAAATACTCAATTAGATATTTTGCGTAGTTAGTTAATAATTCGTGACCATCAAACATGAAAGTATCTTTTGAAGTATTAACGGCGTTTTGATACTCGTTTTTTAATCTTGAAAATGTTGATTTATCAACTGAAAGTGTATTTGACATAGTTATTTTTATTATTTATGGTACAAATTAACAACATTTTTTTTATACTTCCAAATATTTCTTATAATATTTCAAAATAATATTCATCAATTTGACCTCTTAAGTCCGCAACATCCATATCTTTAGGTGGTTTAATTATTTTTATTTTATTATACAATCGACCGCCATTGAGTTCGTGATATAATTTTAATCCATCTTGAAAAGCGTCTTCATCAAGACAAATAATAATTTTACCCAATGCCTTCTCATATAAAGTTTCAAATAATAAATCACTCATTTGCTTACCTAACATCACTATTGAATTATCCAAGAAAAATCCATCAAAAGCTCCCTCAACCAGATAAACATCTTTAAACCAATCAATACGATTTTCATTAAAAATTATTTGATTTTTTTCAGCCGTTGGATTTTTATATTTCATTCTACCATTAACCCACGAACGAGCAACAAAATAATTTAACTTATTATTTTTATCAAATGATGGCACGATAACTCTATACGCAAATTCACCACTCACTGTATAACCTATTTGATATTTCTCAATTATTTCATCCGTAATCCCTCGAGAAGTTAAATATCTATAAGCCTCCGCGTGTGGAATGAATCTTGGGTTGGAATCTTTGAATTGGGTGTACCCCTCAGGAAGTTTTAATTGAGTTTTTTTGGATTCTTTAATTTTTAATTCCTCGGGTTTTACTAAGTTATAAATCTTTTTTTGTTCTTTAGTTCCATATCTATCAAATAATCTACCCAGAGGTCCGTGCATATTATTTTCATCATCACAAGACCAACAATGAAATAAATGTTTTTCTAATGAAATTTCCAAATTACCTTTTTTTTGACCAACCCCACATTCAGGACAATTATACCCATATTGTAATTTTGAATCATACGTCTTTTCAGGGTCTCCCAAAATTTCACATAAAATATCTAAAAGTATGTCTTTATCATCTACCATAAACACAATTATAAGAATAAAACACCATTATCCAAATTAATTTAATCATTACCTTTACGTATATTATCTGTAGCCCATAAAGGTTGTAAATTATTTAACGAATTCACAATTTTAGGGTCAGAACCTTTTTCAAACTTACTAACAGGGATTATATGGTCAATATGCCACTTACCCCAATTATCCCAAGACATTCCTTCAGTAAATAAATTTTCCAGATGATTTTTTAATTCTACCGCTGAATATCCTAAAATATCGTAGGTAGATGACTCTTTTTTACTGCCAAGTCGTCTAATAACCGAACCTAACATACTTCTCCAAGCATATATGTGAGGGTACCTAATATATCTTTTTTTGTAGTATTCGTTAAGTTTTTCATGATTATTTTTCGAATAGTTTTTAACTCTTTTTTTATGTGTCTCAGAAAACCCTGAAAAATTATTATAATTATATTTAAATTTATCACTACGACATTTTTTACAGACAGACCTATAACCATCTTTACTACTAATATGTTTATGAAATTCACCAACACCTTTTTCAATTAAACAAATAGAACAAGTTTTACTATTTATAACAATCTTTTTATTTTTCCTATTTGTATGATATTCCTTCTTACTAATAATTTTACGACATTCTTTGCATTGATAATATCGTCCATCTTTCTCCCTAATATGATAATGAAATTCACAAACATCTTTTTCAATTAAACATTTACTACATATTTTTCTCATTACTAAAATACTTTATTAATAATTTATTAACCAATGACGACAAATTAATAGATTTATCTCTAACAATTTTTTCAATATTAGGGTCTATAGTGATAGACATCCTAATTTTCTTTTCTTCTAACTTTATTTGTTTACGTCCCATTTCAATAAATATATTACTTTTTGTTAAAGTATCATTTTTTTTATAATAAAATTAATTTAATTTACCCTAATTATGGTTCCAAATCTACAATGTGTTTCTTCCACCATTTTTTTAAACGACTATTGTCATTAAGTTTTTCAATCCGTTTGTCTATTGGAAAAATTAATAACCATGACAACGCAATTACACACCAAATTATAAAAAATACTATTTCCATTTTATTGTTTTTATTTTCCAATTATTATCAATACTTACCGCAAAATAAGCCAGATGTTGATTAATGTCCGTTAATAAACTATTTCTCAAAAAGATACCAAGTTTAATCGGTGAAACCTTATGAGATTTATCTGTTTTTATATCCGACCTATACCATTTACTTTGATTTGCAGAAGTTACAACCACCACATTTAATTCACCATCAAACACTACATCAATTTCATTATAACAAGAATTAGGTGTTGTATCATAAACCCTATATCCCGTAATGGAAAAGACACCCCTATATCGTTTTCCAACAACAGGGATGTCTTTCGAATATTTTAAAATTGTTTTTCTAAGATTTTTGGTTTCAGTATCTCTTCGAATTGTATTCATTCTGTCAAAATCATTCACTTCACATTAATTTGTTCGGCAAAGATATAACATTTTTTTCAATCTACCAAATTCCCATCATTTTCATATAACCTAACGCACAAGTGTAACTATCTGTCATATCAAAATTTTCTTTTTTGAGAGTACTATTTCTAGTATATATCCAATTAATTTGAGGTTCTTTTTTAGCAACTAAGTCCCATATAATTTGTTTCTTGTCAATAGTTTTTGGTAATCCACCGAAAAGAACAAACTTATTTTTATCATTCTCTTGAACTAATTCCGGGAATGCAAATTTTCTTGAATTATATGTTGAGATAAATTGAGGTACGACACCTAAAATATCGTAAACTTCTTTACATACTAAGGTATTAAATCTCAATAAAGTTCCAACAGTATACACATTATTTGAGTTCAATAAAGGTTCCTCAATAACAACATATTTAATACCCATCCCAACATAACTCTCCAATTTTTGTTTGAAGATATCACTTTTAAGCATTAACTCTTCAATCTTGTTTTCAACTTTTGGTTTTGGGACCGGTGAAACATGAGTTAATTCTAATAATTCTTGACTTTGAATATCAAATAACGCAACTCCAACTGTTTTGGTTGACACATCTAATCCAAGGACTTTTGGGGAATCTTTCTTAATGTTTTTTGTCATATTAAATAATTTTACTACCTTTTTTTATATTGTCGATAGCCCACATTGGTTGTAAGTTAGTAAAATGACAGAGATTGTAAAGTTCTTCCTCAGTTTTGGCACTTGATAATGGTATTTTGTGGTCAATATGCCATCCATAATATCCGTAATTATCCCATGACATTCCTTCATTAAATTTTTGTTCTAAATGTTCTTTCAAAAATTCAGGAGAACAACCTATAATGTTAAAACTTTTATTATTTTTTCTTACATCTTTTAATTTAACATAAAAAAGTAACCTATTTCTAAGATTATGTTTTAATCTTTCGATTGGACATTTTTTTCGTTTATTTAACGAATTTGTAACCGACTTATTAATTAAATCTTTTTTATTTTTATCGTAATATTCTTTCCATCTTTTTGTTTCTTTTTCAATATTATTTTTTCTATAATTTTTATTATATTCACCCCTTTTTTCTTTATTATTCGTATTTCTTTGTCTTGACTTCTCAATAAGAATTTCCCTATTTTTAGTATAATACTCTTTCCTTTTTATTAAAAGAATTTCCTTATTTTTTTCTATATATTCTTTCCTACCCTCTAAATTATTAACATAATAATCTTTAAAATATAACTTAGTAACATCTTTTTTACTTTCTCGATATTTTTTTATTTTTTCAATATTTTTGTCATAATATTTTTTACTAACATTTTTTCTACATTCTTTACAAATATTATTATACCCATCTTCCATACGACTATTCTTAAAAAAATATTCAACATTTTTTTCAAAGGCGCATTTATTACATTTTTTTGTATCCATAATAAATTAAAAATCAAGTTTTATCACATAAGATTGGATTCCTTGTCGTAATTCAGGTGATTGCAATTTAGATACAACCATAAGGTCTTTTTGTGAATTATATAACCCAATCTCCGTTACATATGAAGTTGTACCTGACATCCAAGTTGGATTCGATGTATTAGAAAACTGATTCCTACCTAAATTTACAAGATATTTCATTTCATATATGGTCGCAGATATATCGGTTTCAAGATTCGCATACAGATAATACTCATCGCCAAAATTTAAATTATTTGATTGCCCATTCTGTGGAAGGTCAATATAATTAGCCAAATTATAGATAGGTGCCGAATCATACATAACCCGGTCAATTTGGAAAGTAGTATTTGTAATACCACTCATAGTAATATACCCATTAATTGAACTACCTGTTAAATCAGATGTCACATCAATTTCTCTCCAAGCGGTTGTTAATGGTCTAGTGTCACCTGTTGTCACTTGAACTAATAATTTCATTGAATTAGCCGAATATCCACTCAAATCAGCACTTGTATATGTATTCAAAGGTTGATTTAAAAATTTAAATTCTGAACCAAATCTAACTGCAACATTTTTAGGGTCAGTAGTTACGGTATTATCCGCCCTTATATTAGAATAATAATTACAATGTAATGAATCTGTAAACCCTGTTGAATCGAATCGATATGTCACCCAAACATTTTGAGTAATGTTCGTTACTAAAGGTTGAGTAGGGGTGTCACCAGGTGAACATATATTTGGTGTTAATAATGATAATTTTGGTGCCGGTAAAGTCCAATTTCTATTTGACTTGTACGACATTGCAGCAATAATTTCTTCGTCGTCAATAACAATAATTTCTTGGTCAGGAAAAACTTTACCAACCCGATTTAATTTACCATTCGTATTTGGATTGTTATCCCATAATTGATAATATCTAATTCCCGGGTCATTCATATCGAGATTTTTAGTCGATTTGATATATTGAGGGACACATAAATCATAATTACCTGGTGGGTCAATCCAAAATGTTTGCCCTATTGAACTACCCGAGGATTTATGCCACATTAGAGTAGGGATAGTTAATTTAAAGTGTCTTGCCAACCCTGTATTATCTGTTGGGTTTTGAGGGTCGTATGGTGTTGTTGCAAATTTTTCACCGTACACATTGTCAATATCTTGATTTGTATAATGGATGATAGCAATTGCCTTTTGATTTGATGGTGGAACAATTATTGGTTCTTGATATGAATTATAGTAACCTACGAAACTCGTATCAGTTTGCCCACTAGCATTATTATACCCTAAGTATTCTTTAGTACCAATGTAGCTGACAGAACCATATTGAGTGTAATTTTCATAAATATTACTAAATAACCCAGCAGGACTTTCAGTCCATGGAATATTCATATTCCAAATCGGAGTATTTTCCCTTTGTGATACATCACAAGGACTTTCAAAATTAAATGCGTCTGTTTCCCAATAAGGTGCCGGAGTTATTGTATCATAAATTACTGTCATCCCCGATGGGTAAACTAAAACACGAGCCATTTCACCACCTAAAACTTTTCCTGTATAATCAGGAACTGACCTATCTAAAGTCAATGTCCAAGTCGTAGTACCCGTAGTCCCCGTTGTAGGGCTCAAATCTTGTATTTTATAAGTTAAAACAGGAAATGTTCCAACATTAGTACAACCACCATTACCATCGTAAATAATTGTAATGATATCATTAATTGATGGTGTTCCTGTAGTTGGTGAACAAATTAATGTATCTAAAGTAATGTCAATCACTGTTTGACCAACTAAAGTAGTCATATCAACTTGATAGTTTGATGTCATAGTATACGCAGAACTTATTTGAACATTCCAATTTCCGGGAGTTCCTCCTGTCATAAAAAACCCTTTGTTACCCGCAGAATTATAAATTGGTTGAACTACACTGTCCATGTATGGAATACCATAGGTGCCTCCATTACTACCTTGAACATAATATGGATACTTGACATTCTGTTTGTTTGATTGAGGGGAACCCGTATCATTTTGAGCATTAAATGCCGGCATTAAAATGTTATTATTTGTTTGGTTATAGTTTGGAACCGCAGTATAACTTACCTCACTATCACCAATTTGAAAGTAAGCAATATCAAAATTCCCTTGTGATAGATATCTTCTACCCACATCAGTTAATCTTGTGTTAATCAATCCCGCAGTATTTTTAATTATATATGACATTATCTATAAATATTTTTTTTTATTTTCTTATTAAGTTATTAAAATAGGTTTTTATTATTTGTGGTAATCCCAACCTCTATTCTAATTAAGTACACCCTATTGGAGTACCGAGATTACGACCATTCCAATATCTAACAAGAACCTATAACATTCATTATTTCGGTACTACTAACAATACTTCTTGCACATACATTATATGTACATATAGTGCTTAAGCAATACTCTGTGTCTGTTTGTTGAACTCCATCACAATCTATATATGTTATTTCAAAAAACTCGTCATAAGGTGCACTTTGATAACTTGAACATACAGGTATCGTACTTGTCGGTACATAAATAAAATCATTTGTTTGAACTTGTCTTGAGATTCCAATAACAGAACTACAATTATCCCCAATAATTGTTGGTGTTGATATCACTGAAGAAACTTGAGTTATAATATTTGTCGTACAGTTTGATTGAGATGCAACTTGCCCATCAGTAATTGTGTCCACAGTCGTTGAATTTATTTGTATTATATCTCCATTGGTTATTGTTATTGAATTACTATATTGAATTGAAGTAATAATTTGGGTATTTGGAGAACAAAACGGCCTTGTCCCTTGAGATACCGGAGTTGTTGGACCAACGGTTGTGGTTATAGGTAATCCATTTTTGGTCACATTAAATACCACAGATGAATTACCACTACCCGGACCGTTTACCGTTATTAATGCGGTAGATATTAAATTAAAAGTCACACTAACACCAACCGGTAAAGGTGGATTAGATACTAAAGTCATCAATTGAGTAACTGTTTGAGAAACATTTGGAACTGAAGTTGTTGTTGCAACACCAACATTCGCCAATGACAATTGATAAGTTACAGGTATCGAATCATACCCAATTGTCACTGTAGTTGTTTGTGAATTATTTTCTGAATCATAAACAACTACGGTATATGTGTTTGGACATAAATTGGTAAAAGTATTATTTGAATTAGATGTTATCCCTCCATTAATACTATATGAATAAGGTGAAGTTCCATTCTGAGCAAATATTGATATACTACCATTACAATTTATGGTTCCTTGACAAGAACTGTTTGTTTTACTAACACTAACTTGTAATGGAATTACCGGAGGACATCCCCCTTTACTCATTGTTATGGAATATTGTTCATCCCCTCCTAATACGACCCAAGCAGAATCAGGTATTACATCAACAGTAGTGCTAATAACTACACCACCGCCCAAGGTTAATGGATTGTTTGTACCAATAATGTAGATTTCCCATCTATTATTATTAATACTCCAAACAATATCGTACCCAACGCTTGACCATTTAAATCGACCATTTTGAGTTCCATTGCAAACAAATTGTATTGGACCGAAATTTGGAACGCCAGTTCCAATTGCTATTAAACATAAATCAACACATTGAACTGGTGATGTTGGAGTCGGTGATGGTGTCATTGTTGGAGTTAATGAAGGAATTGGTCCGAGTAATTCACAAATTGTTGTTGCGGTATAATCAGGACTACCGTCAGGCCAATCATAATCTGTAACGACAACTTCATAAGTACCAGCCGGAACCCCAAATAAAGTTTGACTTCGTTGACCTCCTTCCCAAAAGAAAGAATATGGTGCTGTACCACCTGTAACATTTATTGATAAAATCCCCCCTAACGGATTGCTATCTGTTGGTGATTGTATTATATTACAACTAATACCCATATCAAATAAAGTGATAACGTCACATTCATTCTTCAATCTTATTACCGGAGTATTTGATGGCGTTGGGGTAGAGGTATTAGTTGGTGTTGGTGTTACAGTATTTGTCGGCGTAATTGTTGGTGTTACAGTATTTGTTGGTGTAATTGTTGGAGTTGGGGTTGGGGTTGGGGTTGAACAAATGACCGTTGTTCTCGTATTTAATTTCGTTACTCCTCCAAATGGTTTAGTATAATTAAACGATACTTCAAGACCAATTTGGATTCCTTGAACAAAGATACCACAACAATCCGTATAATAATACGTTCCCGTTGTTATCCCTAACCCGCAAATAATTGGGGGACTTGAAGGTGTTTGCGTGTTTGTTGGTGTATTAGTTGGTGTTGGTGTATTAGTTGGTGTTTGTGTGTTTGTTGTCGTATTAGTTGGTGTTTGTGTCGAGGTATTAGTTGGTGTCGGAGTTACCCCAATAGAGCAAGGGTTTGTCATCTCCACAGTACTATTTGTGGCAAAAGACGCTGAATTATTTTTGTAATAAAAAATTACAGGAGTTTGTACATCACTAACACATATACTATTTGGGTAATACCCACTATCAGTATATGGGTCATCCTGATTAATATCAACACAATCAAAATAATTAACAAATACAACTCCATTAAGTAATGGGTCAGAATTGCCCGTCGCGTCTGCCAAATCAATAGCACTTATCGTTATGTCATAAAAACTACAAGCCATTATATTTTATTCATTTTATTCATCTTATTTTATAATTATAACTTTATTTTTTTTTTATGATAATATAATAACCCAAGTATAGTATTATTACTACTAATTGACTTATATTACACTTTCAATTCCGCTTATTGTACAGTTATTTGCATCCACCACCTTCAACATATAAGATGATGATGTATCATATGGTGATGGTATATTAAACACATACGGCGTTGTGGTTATTGTTGTCACATAGAAACAACCACTCCCATTACTTTGACATATGTAAAGGTTATAGGGTGATTGTCCTGTTATACTATTAATTGTTACTTGTATTGCCATTATTTATTTTTTCTTCTTTTTTTCTTAGATGTGATAAATTCATAAACCATAAGTGAGAATTTATTACCAAAATAATGTATTACTTTTCCAAGTTTATTATCCTCAGGTAATACACCCATCATATATGCCATGTGTTCAGACCAAGGTTTTGTTATTAAATAGAAATATTTCGAATATTGTGGGTTCTTAGTTAAGAAATTAACCACGGGTTTAGCCCAAGTCAAATATCCAAACATTCCTTTTTTATTTGTTTTTAACATCAATCTACCAAACTTCTCATCCGCTTCCCAAATTTCTTTAGGTAAGTATCCTTGGTGATATAACAAATCACATATGATTTTTTGTTGTGTACCTCCTCCCGGACCAGGGTCTATTGGACCAACATAAAAACAGGTACTACAATCAGGATATATGGTAGTATCAGATACACCAATTGAACTTGCAAAATAATCTCCGGTTTGAACAATAGGGACAAAATTACCCGGAATAGTATAAGTTTCAGGTACTTCCCCTAAATATGTAAAACAATTCCCAAAAATCTCAGGGCTTTTAATTACCTGCCCAATTGTTGTTATTCCAGGGTGTTGTACTGTTTGAACTACTTGAGTCTTATAAACATTTCCTGAAATAACATAACAACTTTCATATAAAAACTTATTAGTTGAAGGTATAATAACCGGAACTCCACAAGAGGTACAGTCACTAAATTTAGTCGTTATTGAACTAAAATTATCCCCTTGGAATGTAATTGAAATTACATTTGTAGGTGGAATATATCCTGTATTATATCTACCAAGATAAGTCCAACAAGAACCAAGAATATCTTTAATTGTTTCACCAACAATTAATGAACCGTGAGGTAATGTTTGTATTACCATTGAATTCTGTGTTTGGAAAAATACCGGTTGACAAGTTTGAAATACATATACCCAATTTGGTGTTGGTGTTGGGGTTTTTGTTGGTGTTGACGTTATTGTTGGAGTAGGGGGAGGTGTCGTACCAAAAGTTGAGCTAGGGGTGGGTGTTTGAGTAGGGGTGGGAGTATTTGTAGGTGTTTGAGTATTAGTATTTGTTGGGGTTGGAGTTGGAGTTGGTAATATTGAACAATTACTACAATTACCATAAACATTGTAAATATCTCCAACAGTAGTATTTGATGAGTAGTCGAAATCATCTCTAATATATGTTATACATTTTTGTTCTCCGTTCACCATCGCCAACATTGTAGTACCTACACTAATTGGGAGTCCCATATAAACTAAACTATCTGAGGTATATACCTCAACCCCTGTTTCACAAATGATTAATACCTTAACGGACACACAACTGAAGACACTTTCTAACATATTAAAAGTTACTTGACCTCCAACAGGAATGTTAGGTGTCGGCATGACAGTAGGTGTAACTGTCACAGTAGGACTTACCGGAGTATACCCACTTAAACTAAACGATACTGCGGTACCTAAACAAGGATTACTTGTTGGTGTTGGAGTGTTAGTTGGAGTGTTAGTTGGAGTGTTAGTTGGAGTAATGGTTAATGTTGGTGTTGGTTCCCAACCACAATCAAAATAAGCTTCAAAATCAAATGTCGTACAATCGATTGGTAATGGAGTTGGAGGTGGGCACTCTCCTACATTGAAATCCGTTGCTGAAATGTCGGGACATATTGATTTACAGGGTGTCGCACCTTGTAAAATACAATCGCCACCTAAACTATCACTTAAACACCAATATATTCCTGTGTAATAAATAAATGATGTTGTAATTGAATCTCCCGAGTAATATTGTTTATCATTATAGTATCCCGTCTCAGTATAATTTCCACTGTAACCCGTTAAAGCGGGTAATGTTGTGTTAAAACAATATATACTATTAGGACAAGGTAAATCGGGTGTTGTTGGACAAGCAATATCCTCACAACCTGAAGAAACTTGTACAAAACTAACTCCCGTCCCATTATATATTGGACCCGAACCATCATAAGTTATAACAGTTGCACATTCATTAAATAAAGTATCTGTAATTAAATAAGTGGTACCAATAACAAGAATTGAGGGTAAATCGACAAACCTAAATTTAATTAACGGATTACTACAACTTTGAAATTGAACAATATTACCACTTGTTGGGGTTGGAGTATTTGTTGGGGTTGGAGTATTTGTTGGTGTAGTCGTTGTGGTTGGTGTGGGTGTCACTTCAATGTCACAAGGACCTTGTATGTCCGTAGTACTATTCGTTGCAATTAAACCTAAATTATCTTTATAATAATAAATTACCGGAGTTTGAACATCACTAGCACATATACTATTTAAATAAACCCCCGCCTCGGAATATGAACCATTCTGATTAATATTATCACAATTAAAATAATCAACAAATACAACACCATTAAGTAATGGGTCGGAATTTCCTGTCGCGTCCGCTAAATCAAGGGCACCTATCGTTATGTCATAAAAATTACAAGCCATTCAAATTTGTTTTACTATAAATAACCCAATAGTGAGTTTTATACAAAAGAAATATAGTTTTATTGAAAAACAAATAAAGACAGGGTTAGGGAATATTTATATTATATGAAACTTCTTTCCACGATACAGAAAATTATTCAAGAATCTGAAGAAAATTATAACAATGCTTGTGAGGGCGTTACGTCAATTGACGAATTAGATAGACTTGAGAAACAATATATTGATTCATTAAAACTTTTAAAATTTTATAAAGTTAATGAAAATCGAAAACCTCTTAAAGAGGACATTTAGGACCGTTATCAGTAATGGTAACAAAATAAAGGGGGAAGCTCGCTACTACCCCTTTTTTATTTTTTCATTGATGTACTAACTTCACCCTTAAAATCTTTAAAAATTATATTGTTTACAAGGATTTTATTGCGTTAATGATTATATCTATATCAAACATCTCATTCAAATCGTTATAAGGAATGGTCCCCAAATCTTCAAACAACAAATGTTTAGCATAATAATTATGTTCTAAATTTATTTCTCTTGTGGGAGCATTTGCAACAATATTTTGGTTATTTTCATATCCAAATATTTTTGGATTAGTTCCTACCCACATAACTACAGATGAAAGTCCAAGAGCCTGAGCCATATGCATCGCACTTGAATCTATTAATAACCTTTTTTCAGATAAGGTTAAAAGAATTGCAATACTTCTAAAAGAATCTAACGCTTGTAAAGTATCCGGATAAGATAATTGGTCTTCTCGTTTAATATGAAGAATTGTGTATTTGTCTTTGAATTGACTAATAATTTCTTCAACAACTGTTTGTGGAATATCTCGAGTCCAACTATATTGTAATGGTTGACCTACTCCACCGCCATTAGTTTGAATAGCGAAAATTGGTTTGTCCGTCTTATAAAAATTTTCAAAATATTGTCTTTCCGATTTTGAGATGAACAGTTCGGGTTGTTCTCCGTTATAAGTAATACCAAACATCTCACACCAAATTTCAATTAAGTGTTTGGATTCTGTAATGTAATCACTAGTATTGTAGGGGTCAGAAACAAACACCTTACAATCTTTATTCATTATGTATTTTTTATATATCCCGTTGGTTTGTGTATGATTTAACACTTTATTTACATTTGGATTTGCAATAAAAACATCCGGATATCCAGTAATAACAATAATATAGGCATTAGAGTATTGTTTTTTTATTGCGCTTAAAACCGCTGTACTCATAATGGATTTTCCTAATCCACCATCGATAGTAAATATTATATTCATTTCTTATTTTTTATTAATTATACATAACCAAAATAGTTGTAAAACCATTGATAATGTCGTTTTATTCTTTCACAATTTTCATAACCTAAAATTTCATTAAAATCGTCCGGTTTTCTTTTAAATTCTGTTCGGAGTTTATGGTCCCCATATATTCCATGTACCACATCATTTTCGTGAGTAATTTGTTCAATAGTTTGAAAATTATGACCTTCATAGTAAGGTAATTCAATGTAATTGTAAAACTTTCTAAGTTCCTCTTCAGGATTATCCATTAAGTCTTCATAACGGATAAATAAGATATTAGAATCCAATCCTTGTTGGATTATATCTTGGAGTCGGTCAACAGAGATACCGACCGGTGCTCCTCCACCCCAAATATCAATCCTTTTATTTAAGGTTGTCCCTATAAGTTCGTTAGGGTTTTGAACATGGTTTTCTTTGGTTGGGTTTTTTCTAAAGTTTTTTTCCATTGAAGAGTAGATACTTCTAATGTCTCTCACCATACACACAATTTTTGGTCTTTCTTGGAAAAGATTTATTAATTGGTAATGTATTCCCCACCCTCGACTTTTATCTAAAACAAAAGGTTTGTCAGTTAATGGTTTAAAGAAACCTTGCATCCCATCACGACAAAAATTAATAAACGCTTTATCCATTAAATCCGCATCTTGAGCTCTAATCTCTTGGGAATTGTTGTAATGATTTTTTGCTCCGAAAATTAATTCAATCAACCCTGAAGTAGGAGTAACATAAAATTCCGGATTTTGACCAATTAGGTTTTGGAATAATGTTGAACCCGCTCGTGGGAGTGATGAATTAAAAAAAATTGTTTTACCCATTATCTTTTTGTTTAAAAATAAAAAGATAATGGATATTGTAAACAATTTTAAATAAATTAAGAATCAGTTTCTATTCTAATTAATATTAATTAATACGTATGTTTTTTACACTCATAGTGATTACCATTTTATTATTATAAACATGTTGACCCTTGAGGCTGAAGAGTTATTGTTATATCCGCATTTGTTGATAAATCTACTCCTATAAATTCTACATAACCTGGAGTTAAAATACATTCATTGTACCCAGTATTTAATGAAAGATTTACGGGAGCATCTGTTGACACAGAAACAAATACCCCTACTGTAGAAAGTCCTGGTATTGCACCTCCATAATTCCCTATAGCATTTTCTCCTCCTAATACTGGAAATGTTCCTGAGGTTGTAATAATGGAAATTGAGTTTACTTGTACATCACCAATACTTCCAAAAGTGTCAACATTATTAATAAAAACTTGTCCTGTTGAAGTTATTGATGTAGTTGTAGGAGTTGGGGTCGTTGTTGGTGTTGGTGTTGGTGTTTGAGTTTGAGTTTGAGTTTGAGTAGGAGTTGGCGGGATAATACAAGGTTGAACTGTAAATACCCCTGTTAATAAATTATACCCATATAAACCAACGCACTGGGTACCGGTACATGTATTATTAAAAAGTGTTATGTCTACATCAGGGAAATCATAATTACCCAATAAGATTCCTCCAACATTATTAAATCCGTAATCACCATTACTAACCATTGTACCTCCCGAATAAGCAAACATTTGTAATCCAATCATACCATCACCTACTGTACTAAACCAATTAGCCTCGCAATTAATTTGAATACTATCAACAAGTCCGTTAATCCTTAAAGTTTCAACGTCAACATAAACACTTTCTGTCCCATATCCTCTATTATCTCCCCCCCACCATAAATTAGGGCCTACCCACACACCGGAATTTAAAACACCATTAACACAATAACCCACAGGATTACTATTATTTGAATATGGCGTCGTATTTCCATTTACATATAATGTTGTTAAAGTATCTAAATCCGTCCCTGATGTTATTTCAAAATTATATTTAAAAACAAGATAATCCACGTCATTTATTATTGGTACATTAGTTGGTGTTGGTGTTTGTGTTGGTGTTTGTGTTGGAGTTCCTGTTTGACTTGGGGTATTTGTTGGTGTTTGGGTAGGAGTCGCTGTTTGACTTGGAGTATTTGTCGGTGTTTGGGTTGGGGTTTGGGTTGGTGTTTGTGTTGGTGTATTTGTTGGCGTTTGACTTGAAGTATTTGTTGGTGTTTGTGTTGGTGTATTTGTTGGTGTTTGACTTGAAGTATTTGTTGGTGTTTGTGTTTGTGTTGGTGTATTTGTTGGCGTTTGACTTGAAGTATTTGTTGGTGTTTGTGTTGGAGTTCCTGTTTGTGTTGGTGTATTTGTTGGTGTATTTGTTGGTGTTTGAGTATTTGTGGGTGTCGTTGTATTTGTTGGAGTATTTGTGGGTGTTTGTGTGTTAGTCGGTGTTTGTGTGTTAGTCGGTGTTGCCGTTGGTGTTGGAGCTGGTAATAAAACACCATTAATTCTAATGGTGTTCGATATAAGATTGTTGTTAACCCTTTTCATAGAGGTTAACAACACATCATCAAATTTTTTAAGTAATTGTGTCATTTATTTAAATTTACAGTACTTCAACCCAACTATTATCCGGACAGAAATAGAGTATATCATTTATCGCGTCGGTACAATAACCAATGATTCTAACATTATTACCGGATGCCGGTGGAGATGTTGAGCTAAACCCTCCCGCAGTTGTTGACACATATTGTATAGAACCTAAAGTCATACTAGTAAATGACGTTGTACTAAATTTAGCATAACCTCGTAGTAATATTCCATCAGCAACTGTAGTGCCTAAAGCAATACCTAATAATCCTGTCGACCCAGAAACAGTAGTTGCATTTGCTGCTGTCCAAATACCTCCTGAACTGTAATAATAAACCGAACCAGCAACTAATGTGCCAGAACCGAAGTAAATGACCTCTCCCGCACCACCATTAGTAGTTGGAACTGTAAATATTTTATTTTTATCAATATTAAGATTATTAACAAATGTTGTACAACTTCTGTTTGCCGTAAGATTATTACCTATAATATGACTATTATTAAATGATGAAGGGATTGTATTGCACATACCTCCAAGTATTGATGAATTTGTTGAATAAATGTTATTTTGAAATCCACCTCCGATAGTCGAATAGCAGGAAATTATATCAATTTTGTTACCATATCCACCCCCAATTGTTGACCCATTACCAAAAGACCTGTTGATACTACCACCTCCAACAAATGATTGGCAACCGGAAGCGGTATTACATTTACCTCCACCAATTGTTGAGAAGTACCCTGTTGCACAGTTTCTAAATCCACCTCCAATTGTCGATAGTCTACCGGCATTACAACAAACAATTGCCCCTGATAATATACCTGTAGTTACATTAAATGTTCCACCCGAAGTATTGTGTCCAATACCACCACCAATTGTTGCGCCTAATGAACAACATTCATTAGGCGTTGATTGAATTATATTTCTTTGTCCACCACCAATTTGTGAGAACCTTGCTCCCACACTATTACGACAACCACCGACAATAGTTGAGTAAACTCCTCGTGATGTGTTAAAACTACCTCCGCCAATAAAAGTATAACCAGCTGTTGCACAGTTTCTAAATCCACCTCCAATTGTCGATAGTTTACCGGCGTTACAACAATTAATTGACCCAGTTAAATCTCCCGTAGTCGCATCAAATGTTCCACCTGAAGTATTATGTCCAATACCTCCACCAATTGTCGCCCCTAATGAACAACATTCATTAGGCGTTGATTGAATTATATTTCTTTGTCCACCACCAATTTGTGAGAATTTAGCGTTTGTAATATTACAATATCCGCCTCCGATAAACGATGTTAACCCTAATGATGAGTTACATCGACCACCACCAATGAATGAATTTTGTCCGGATGAAAGATTACAATAACCACCACCAATTGTTGATTGGTAACCTAATGATGAGTTACATTTACCTCCACCAATTGTTGAATAATACCCTGTTGTACCGTTTTCTCCACCACCACCAATTGTTGAGAAATCACCGAAAGTTTGATTACATCGTCCCCCACCAATGGTTGTGAAACCAATATTAGGGGTTGAAGTATTACAGTAACCTCCAGATATTGTATTACCACCAGTACTTGCTGCGACACTATTATAAACATTAGTATTAATAGTATTCCTATTCCCACCATTAATAACATCACCTACTCTTGGGTAAGAGTAATTAAAATTTTGAGATGGAAAAATTCTGTTTGAATAACCACCACCGATAAATGATGTGGTACCTGATGATGAGTTACATCGACCACCACTGATTGTTGAGGTAGACCCTGAAACAAGATTATTAAAACCTCCTCCGATTGTTGAACAAAATCCGTTAGAAATATTTTGACGACCACCACCAACGGTTGAATGAGTACAACAAGCCTTGTTATAAAACCCTCCACTAACTGTTGAACGGATACCATAAGCGGTGTTTTCCTGGCCACCCCCAACTGTCGAATAACAATTATTTGCAATATTATAATTACCTCCAGCAATTGTTGAATAAGTACCACAAGCAGTGTTACAAGAACCACCACCAATTGTTGAATAATTATTTGAAGAAGTATTACCACAACCGCCACCGATAAACGATGTTAACCCTGATGATGAGTTACATTGACCACCACCAATGAATGAATTTTGTCCGGATGAAAGATTACAATAACCACCACCAATTGTTGATTGGTAACCTGATGATGAGTTACATTTACCTCCACCAATTGTTGAATAATTATTTGAAGAAGTATTATACGAACCACCACCGATTGTAGAACTAAGTCCAGTAGCATCATTACTATATCCACCACTAATCGTAGAATTAAGATTTGACGCAATATTATTAAATCCCCCCCCAACTGTTGAATAAGTATTTGAAGCACAGTTTTGATAACCACCACCAATTGTTGACCAATTTCCAAGTGATGAATTACATCTTCCTCCACCAATTGTTGACGCACATCCAATAGTATTATTGAAAACCCCACCAGCAATTGTTGAACCATCACCAGACGCACCATTTGTTACACCCCCACCAATTGTTGAATATGCAGTTGATACGGTATTATTTCGGCCACCTCCAATTGTTGAACAAGCTCCTGTTGCACAGTTTTGATAACCACCCCCAATTGTAGAATTAACCCCATAAGCAAGATTAGAACTACCCCCACCAATTGTTGAGTAAGTACAAGAAGCGGTATTACCACGACCTCCACCAATTGTTGAAGTATAACCATACGCACAATTTGTTACACCCCCACCAATTGTTGAATAATTATTTGAAGAAGTATTATACGAGCCACCACCAATTGTTGACCAATTCCCAAGTGATGAGTTACATTGACCACCACCAATGAATGAATTTTGTCCGGATGAAAGATTACAATAACCACCACCAATTGTTGATTGGTAACCTGATGATGAGTTACATTTACCTCCACCAATTGTTGAATAATTATTTGAAGAAGTATTATACGAACCACCACCGATTGTAGAACTAAGTCCAGTAGCATCATTACTATATCCACCACTAATCGTAGAATTAAGATTTGACGCAATATTATTAAATCCCCCCCCAACTGTTGAATAAGTATTTGAAACACAGTTTAGATAACCACCACCAATTGTTGATTGGTAACCTGATGATGAGTTACATTTACCTCCACCAATTGTTGAACAAGCTCCTGTTGCACAGTTTCTAAATCCACCCCCAATAGTTGATAATCTACCAGCATCACAACAAGTAATTACACCAGTTAAATTTCCAGTAGTAGTATTAAATGTTCCTCCATTAGTATTATGACCAATACCGCCACCAATTGTTACCCCTAAAGAGCAATAAGGATTTGTAGGGGATTGAATTATGTTTCTTTGTCCTCCAGCAATAACTGAAAATCTTGAATTTGTTATGTTGCAACAACCAGCTCCAATTGTTGAATAAGTAGCAGAAGCGGTATTATTTGTTCCCCCTCCAATTGTTGAAAAACCATCAGAAGTAAAATTACAAACACCACCTCCAACTGTTGAATTTGTTCCAGAAGCATAATTACATCTACCACCACCTACTGTTGAATACGCACCAGTAGCATCATTGGAATAACCACCAGCAATTGTTGAACGACAACCAGAAGCAATATTTAATACACCACCACCAATTGATGAATGGTTCGAAGTAGCGTTATTAGAACTACCACCTCCTATTGTTGCCTGACAACCAGAAGCAGTATTAAAAGAACCACCTCCAATTGTTGCATTACTTCCACTTGCAGAATTGTTATTACCACCTGATATTGTTGAAATATATCCTGTTGCACAGTTTCTTAAACCACCACTTATCGTTGATAATTTTCCAGCATTACAACAAGTAATTACTCCTGATAAAATACCTGTGGTCGCATTAAATGTTCCACCTGAAGTATTGTGTCCAATACCACCACCTATTGTCGTACCCAAAGAACAACATTCATTTATTGGTGATTGAATTACGTTTCTATTACCACCACCAATAAATGACATTCTAGCGTTTGTTGTGTTTCCACTTCCACCTAAAGACGCAGAATAAGCACCTGACGCGATATTACTAACGCCACATCTAACTGATGAGTTAGTGCCAGTTCCTGATATAATAACCGCGGATGGACGGGTATCAGCACTAACTTTCATAACTAAATCCGTATTTGTAATACCTGTATAATACCAATATTCTAATATTCCTGTATTAGAGGTTACATATCTACCTCCATTATATGTTGTTGTTCCGGTTATAATACCAACAGATAAACCAATATACCTATTTGCAATAATAATACTATTATTAGCTTCAGTGGTACTAGTCCACGGTCCGTATCGAGTGTCTAATGATTTAGGTGAAAATGTTTCTAAATTGTCATTAATTATAATTGCCATATTATTATAAGTTTCTTAATTGCATTGATGTGTTAGTTGTTTGATAATTACTAATATATATATCAAAATTTATTCCTGACCAATACCCATCAGGACTATTTACTGATTGTAAAACCGGTGATTGAAATAAATTTGTTAACCCCCCTATATTCCCGTTATTTAACGCATCTACATACCATTTAGTTTTATCCGGGTAATTATCAAATGTTGCAAACCACAAATATTTCGAAACCGCAGCAAATGGTATTATTATCGTTCCCGCAGCACTTAATAAAATTTTATTAGCACTCCCACTTGAAATAAGTGACGCAATACTTGAAGTTGTCGGTTGTGTTGTGGATACCCCCCAAAAAAATGGGTATATATTATTATAAGTAAATGTTGTACTATCGTAATTAGTTGATGCGGATTGTGGTGCATTAACACTTCTAACTTGTGAAGCTCTGACATCAGTTGAGCCTTTATTATTTTGTTTAGCCAATCCAGTAAAATAATTACCATCAGATTTATATACAGTTAAGGTTGTTGTATTTAATCCTGTAGGCGCCGGTAGTGTATACACTTCAGAATAAGGTGTTGGACTTATAGTATATGATATATTTGGATTATTGGGGTCTGTATATCCGAATTGACTAGGTATATTAGTTGTAAACCCACTAGTTAAAGTTGTGTCAGTGAAAATCGGATTACCGTCTCTTAATAATCGTAATTGAGTGTATCGTCCTGCATCATTTTTAACACCTGTTGCCGTCAATGATAACGAGATAGTTGAACCCACCTCAGCAAGAGTATTAGAAACCCCCCCTATTGAAATTGTCGGTATTGTATATGTTGGTAGTACTGTTGGAAATAATAAGTCATTAAATAAACTGACAAAAGTATTCCCACTTAAACTACTAACTGTGGTTCCGGAGGGAATTCCCCCTACATCAGTTGGCATCACTAATGTTGGTGATAATAAAGTATTATAGGTTGTATATAATATAGTTCCCTCACTAATACCTAACCCAGTATTTGCAGAAACACTTATCTCACCACTTGTAAATCCTGTAACAGGTACTGTTCCTCCCGTAACATTATATAATTCTAATGTTGAGGTTGCGGAAAAATAAGTCGCACCTGAGACTTGAGCTCCTCCCGCATAAAATATTTTCCAACGAGCATCATTTCTTGACACACCATTGACATTTTCAATTGTTGATGCGGTCCAAGCATTGACAAACGCAGTTCCTTCCGTGGTATTACTTCTAACAATAGTCGAATAATTTGATTCAGTTACTGTTACAGGTGTTTGTCCGCTAACCGCAGCCCATAAAGATTCATAATTCGGTATATTATATTGGTAAACAGTATTTGTTTCTTGAACAAACACTAACATACCAAGTCTTCTTCTTCCTGAGGAAATATTATCTGAGTTTAAAGTAATAAAATCAGGTGAGGATAAAGGGTTAGACCCTTTTGTGAAATTTATTGGAATTGTATTTGCAGATAATTGAATATTTGATGGATATGTCGATGCAGTTAATATTAAATTAAGGTCATTTAAATTGTAAACTTCCATATACCCCCCAGTACTTAATACTGAAAAATTTGTACCAAAAGTACTGGTTCTATCAGCACTTTGAGTACCGGATAATTGGGCTGAGGTTAAAGGGTTTTTATAAGGGAATGACATATTTTTATTTTATTATTTAATTATTATGATTTAATATCCCCTTTAATCCATAGGGTATTTGTTAATGGTGGCGACGATGGTTGTGAACATAATTCAATCATCCATAATATTCGATATACCCCTGAAGGAATAACACAACCTGACGGTACTATAACATTGACAGATGCATTTACCGCATCAGGAATTCCGTCATTAATTATCGAAGTTGAACAAGCACTTCCAATACCAACATCTAAAGTCATATTATTAAGAGCACCACCAACTCCATTAAGCGGAATCCAAACGGTATAGGTGTATTGTATTGACGAATTTATTTGTGATGGTAAAATTGGTACACTACCTAAAGTGTATTGATTTTGAGGACACCCGTATGAATCAGTTCCACCTCCTGATGATTGCATAATAGTCCCCGAAAATGTGGATATATTTGTAACAAAATTACCCGATGAACCAGTCCATCCCGAATATTGTACGTATAAAGCCATATCGTCAGCATAACTGGAACCTGCCGGTGTACCACTGTTACCCCACCCAAAGAATGCAGTTGCACCAGTATTGTACATGTATGACCCTAAATCATTCAATGAAGTACTATCTTGTGGTTCAGGGAATATATAACCTAAAAACGCAGCCCCACTTGGTGTTGGTGTTTGAGTTGGAGTATTTGTTTGAGTTGGAGTATTTGTTTGAGTTGGAGTATTTGTCGGAGTATTTGTCGGAGTTTGAGTAGGGGTAGGAGTTTGAGTAGGGGTTTGAGTAGGAGTAGTTGTCGGAGTCACACATTGAAGCTCAATAACTACTCCAATTAACATTTCTTCTAATGTTACACCGGAATAATAAAGTATATCATTAACGTAAATGTCAAAAGGGCCTAACGCCGGAGAATCCGGACTAACCTTAATAAGATAAGAAGAACATGAAGTTACTGCCAACGCTTGTACTATTTCATTATCACAACCGGACGCGGTATTAATTACGGTAATTGAATATATGGCCACTATTAATATTTTATAATAAATACCTCAAAAGTTTTAATTTAGCAACTAAAAATTGAATTTAAAAATTTAGTTTCACGGATTTAACTTAGAGATAGTCACATTCATTTCACAATCCGCCAATATTATAGTAATTTCAAATGCACATCCCTCACTACAATTTAGAATTTTGAAAACTTCACATCCGACAGAATCAACCATTAATAACATAACTTCGGGCGCCGTATCGAAAATAGAAGGAATCACAGTATTATAAGATACTGTCGGAGGGACTGGTCCTGAAAGAATAGCACCAATTAAAGATTTATTATTACCATAAACATCCGCAATGAAAATGTCAACAGGATATGTACCCCCCGAAATTTCATTTATTCTTACTTGTGTCATGTCAAACAAATTATATCATATTCAATTATCAAATCAATTACAATTTCTTGACCTTGCAATGTATTATCACCTCTTGTAGTCTCAATTGTAATTAAATTTTCAGTTGGGTTAGTTTCCACCTTTCCAACTCCGGGTATACTCAACAGTAATTGAGTTATCGTATCATAATAAAGGTTATCTTGAGGAGCGTCGATTAATGACGTTGAAGTGTAAAATTCTTCACTTGTGGTTAAATTTAATGGTGTTACTGAGACTTTAGCAGTGAAAGTCGCCCCATTTAATTCACATCCAGTGTTATCCAATGTTAAATCATAAAAACCTTCATTTAACATTTGTAATAAACCGAATTTAGTTGGTGATGTAATATTAAAAATTTCTGACCCCATAACATATGTTTGATATGATGTTAAATTTTCATAACAACTAATTGTTGTTGTACGAGATAGTGAACACCCATTTCCACCGACAAGAATTAAACTATAAGTTCCCCCTGTTAATCCAGAAACTTGGATTTGTTGCGGGTTGCCAGGGACATTGTCTGACCAATCAAAATTAAATGGGGGAACACCTTGATTAATAAACGCAGTAATTTTACCTGAACTCCCTGTTCCACAAGATGTGCTATAAAGTGAGAAATCTAATGGAACACTCCCATTTATTAAAACATTACTTGTTTGAATACAATTAGTTGCGTCAGAAACAGTAACAACATGATTACCAGCAACTAAATTATTAAATGTCACTGATGTTAAACTAGTATCAATAATATCATATAAACCATTGTCAATTGAGTAATCAATTGGTAATGTAGCACCTGAAGTCGTACTTATAGTAATTGAGCCGTTCGATTGTCCACAAGTTGTTCCCGTAACTTGAGTTGAGATGGTGTATTTATTTTCCGCAATAATCGTTACTTCTTCAACATAAGAACACCCTAAACTATCACTAACTGCAACACTATAAGTTCCGGAAATTAAATTAGTATATATTTGAGTTGTTTGATTAGTACTAACATTAATAGTACTTCCACCAGGATTAATTAAAGTATACGTAAATGGTGATGAACCTCCAACAACAGATACCGTAATTTGTCCATTACTACTTGAACAAGTTGAATTAACCCCATTAATAGTAACTGATTGGATACCTGATGGAGACACTAATGTCGTTGTCGCAAAGGTCTGGCATAACCCTGCGTCGGTAACTTGAAATGAATAAGGTCCTGCAGATAAACCACTAATACTAAATGTGTTAGAATATGAAATTGATACATCCCCTGTCGATGCCGAATAATAATATGGTGAGGTTCCCCCTGTAATGGTTAAACTTAACACACCATCGCTAGAAAAACAACCCGGTGGGGTCGCAGTAAAAACACCAAACCCAATTGGGTTAATATTAGTTATCGTACCGTCTTTAGTCACCACACACCCATAGGAATCACTAACACTAACAGAGTAAATACCCTCCGTTAACCCTGTGATTGTTGACCCTGTTTGCCCGTTATTCCATAAATAACTATAAGGGGGAGAACCTGTTGTTCCTGTAATAGTTATTTTACCTATAGGTGTTCCACCACAGCTTGAATTTGGGACAACATATAAACCATAATTTAAAGGTATTGACTCCTCAATTATAAAACTCGGACTTCTACCTAAACACCCTCCTAAATCCAATGAAGTTAAATAATAAGTGCCCGCACTTAAGTTACCAAAAACAATGTTTGAAACATTTGTGTTGGCGGACATTACAAAAGTATCTGTTGACGTGTAAACACTAAATATAGTAGAAGAGAAGTTAGAAGTTGAAGTTCCCGTAACCATTCCATCATCTCCACTACAAGTAGTATTTTTAACCCCTAATATTGAACAACAAACCCCATTAGATATTGGTATATTGATATATTCTTGGTAATTTGAGGGGAGAGTACTATCGTTTACTAATAAAACATACGTTTCCGCGCTTAAGTTTGTTTGGATATATGAGTTATTAGTTAATACAGGTCCACTAACATATGGGCTAATAATTTGCACGGTATATGGAGGTGTAGCTCCAGATAAAGATAAATTAAACGACCCTGTTTGATTATTAGTGCAATCACCCGTTACATTTATATTATAATTAAAATTCATTAAATACTATCACAATTTATGTTTATTTGTATACCTACATTTAATGTAAGTATTTCATTAATATTTCTTTGAGTACAAGTTAGACTTGTGACAGTTAAAATGTTTCCATTTAAAAAATATGTAAACCCATAGTCGTATAACAATGGAAGATATTCAATTAAAGCATTTCTCCACATGATATTTGTTGGGGCATCAGTATATCCATACCCAACATAAAATGGCTCCTTAATTAACAAATCATCATTAATTCTTAAATCCACGTACCATTCAGTTTGAACCGAATTTTGAATACAATCGTTTAAAGTATACCCACTTTCAGCAATCATATTATTAACTCTATTCGCCAAAATACTATTAAAGTTTCCAACATTAACATCCCCATTTGACCAAGCATATATATTATAATCAACATATTCTGTTGTACAAGTATAATCGAATATGTTTGAAATTATATAACAAGGGTCAACAGGAACCGGAATAAATTGACAACCTCGTTGTCTTCTATAAACAAATTTTTGTTTATGTAAGATAGAGTTCTCCATTTTAACACCTGAATTCCAAATTGTTGTGGCAGGAATCATTTGTTCCGCTAACTTCATCCAGTAAGGACCAATACCATTTACATAATCAATTAATTTTTGATAAGTATATTTGTTATTTGGTAATCCAACAGTTTGTTCAGATTCTATGTATTTCCACCAAATTGATTGGAGTACCGGATATCCGCCTGTTTTACCGTCAGTAATATATTGTCGATTTCTAACATTAATCATATTTTCCCAAAATGTTTGTGAGAATTCAAAGAATGTTTTCTTTTTTGGTTCAGGATTAATATATGTCCAATCCACTCCGCCAGGAACCGGATAACCAACAGTTAATCCCGATTCAGGAAACGGATAATCATATTCAACAGACTCTTTCCAAACATCGTATAATAAACCTTGTGATGGATTTAAAAATAAATCAACATTCTTAACATTTAAGACTAATTTCTCATTATCAACATAATAATAAGCATTGTAATCACCATTAACTGAAACTCTTATTTTATTATCTTCTTCTAACCACGACTTATTATTATCAATTACTTTTTGTAATTTAAAACCTTCTGTCATATATGGGAAATCCCTAAATCGGTCTAAGTAAGGTTGTCCGTAAGTGAATGGTTGTAATTGTGTTTGAATATTATAATTTTGACCGGTATAAACGGCGCCCGTAATAACCACCTCATCAGGACTTCTATGTTGTGGAGTTGATTCATACCAACCGGCACCAATTTGGAAGTAATAATTTTCAGTATTAACAGGGGCCTTTGGATATCCAAAAATATCAATAGGATAATCAGATAATCTAATTGAGACATCCTCATATGTCGCATTTGAGGTATAACCTGAATATATGTGACCACGAATTTTGTAAGTATCACCAGGTAAATAAGACGGAACTTTATTAACATAAGTCCCCCCCGAAATTGACGCCCACTGAGTCTCAAATTGCGTTAAATTAATTTTTTGGTCAGCCAAATAAATATGTTCATTAAATTCAATTAATGAATCAGGTGCACCAATTAATCTCAACATAAATTCAACAGACCTCCTAGTTCCTTTTGATTTAAAAAGATAAGAGGCATTAAGAATTAAATTACGATAAAACGAATAGTTTATCTCAGTTGGTGTAAGAGCCCTAGCGTAACCCGGATATGTTGGTGTTGCTGTATTCCCAAAAACAGAACTTAAGAAATCTTCATCTGTTATTGGAGAAAAATTAGAACTCCACCCTAATGTTTGAGCCAAATTAACAAGTAATTGAGATGGTATATCATTGGATGGGTTATAATTAACCGAATTCATGTAAGCTAAAGCATCTATAAATTGTTTTATTTGGTCGAAACTTCTACCATAAATTTGAAATATTTTCTCAACTTTTTGACCCATAGTATCAAACTCTTTTAAAGAGTCCGTTACCAAAAATCTTGAAATTAAATTTGTTTTGAATGAATCTAAATTAACCGCAATCTCATCAAGTTGGGTTAGATAATCGTCAAATAAAAATGAACGAATATCAAGATTCCACACACCGTCTTTAGGCCAAGTAACCTGTTGGTAATTCGTGTAAAATTCACCACTTTCTGTTTGAGCAGGTACTTGAAAAACCGCAGTATATTCAGGTCTAATTAAACGATTTAATAAGAATTTTTCAACTTCATCAAAACTTTCTGCAAAAATCTTATCAGCAATTAAATCATTTGGCCTAATTTGATAATCCTCATTTATTGTTGTGGCCGTTATTCCAAAAGGAGCTCCTGAAACATAAAACGAAATATAACCATCACTTAATGTTTGAGACGGTTGGAATGACACAATTTTAAAAATATTGTCATTTATACTTACGCAATAATCTAAATAAGTATTGTATAAATTTCGATAAGGAGATGTTACTATTTCTCGTAAATTTAAATTTGTTGAGGCACTAACCGAATAATCAATATCAAAAGGATTGTTAATTCTGTCGACATTAACTTCAAAATAAGTTTCATCATTAACTGAATCGTAAGATATGTTTATTGCGGTTGACCCTGTAACAAATTCCAAGTTACTAAACATAACATCTAACGATGCTGGAAAATAATGAATTACCTTAGTTGCAGATACTTGTAACCTTTTACGTAATGAACCGTACATAGAAAAGTTAAGGACTTGTGAAACATCATAATTAGGATAAACCCTAAATTGTGTTGCCATAATCCTCCTACTCTCATTAACATCATCTATATTTAACGATTGTAAACTTAAGGGTTCCGAAAATGCCCCTACATTAAAAGTTCTATTAACCTTCTCTGTAACCGAAGTAGTAAATTCAAAATTACCTTGCGTTAGACCTCCCCCTTCAACCGTTTGTAAACCTACAATGTTGTCGGAAAAAGTCGCAGCCCCACTTCCGGGTCTTGGCGGATAAAAATATTTTGTCGTATTTACAGTTACTGCCATTAAGTTGTTATATTTGTGAAGTTTTTACTAAAATCAATATTATTATTTCTATTCTGTCTAACTTCATATAACAACGCATTAAATTGGTCTCTAACCTCATATAAATTATATTGTCTAAAAATGTTATTTGCGGAATCATAGATTGTGTAAATCCCGTCGTCGATTGATTTACTTTGGTTTCCATAAAGAGCAATCGCAAGAGATGAAATATCATATTCAACCATTTCTATTTCAACAGTAACCGGGTTAAAGAACGTATTAGTAATAATAATATCTTGACTTGGTTGTCCAATAAACGGTGTTGCGTTTGGTTTGTTAGTCGGTGATGATGATGGTGATAAAGTTAAAAACAATAAGTTTGAAGACCCGTCAACATATCTATATCTAATCGCCTTTTGTTGTGTATTAACTTCATTTGTTACGACAGGTTCACAATAAAAACTTGAGGTAATTACTCTAAAGAAATTTGGTATTTTTGAACCGTCCGGATTTAAATATTCAATACGAAATCCAACCAATCCTTGGGGTACAAATTTATTTTGATACTGAGTTGGGACATTAGCCAAATCAATAACTAAACCTTTGACGTTGGGTAACGAACTCAAAACACCGCAATCAGTAATTGTTGTTCTAATTTGTGCTGGTCTCAAATAAAGGGTGTAAAACCCTAAAGCGTTAAACTGACTTGCAGGTAAAGTTAAATTATATAACCCTCCTAAAACTTCAACACCGGCATTCCCACCCGTTTCTGAGTTTTCAAAGTAAGGTCGTAAAATAGTTTGAGCATCCAACTTCGTTAAAACGAATTGGTCTGTCACATCCCTACTTGGAGTGTAATTTAGTATAATTTCGACATCTGCAGGTGAGACATCGGAACCTCTGACGGTCCCATACGACGATATTGCCATTTTTTATATTGTCTTTAATATTTTATTTCCTTTTTTTAAATTATCTTCAGCCCATAATGGTTGAAGATTCGTATAGTAACTAAGTTGGTAAATTTCTTCTTCAGTTTTAGATGAAGATAATGGTATTATGTGGTCTATATGCCACCCATATAATCCATAATTTTCCCAAGACATACCCTCCTTAAATTGTTTTTCCAAATGTTCTTTAAGAAATTCCGGAGTACATCCTACAATTTCAAAGGTTTTATTTTTTTTAGTTATAATGTTAAGTTTCAAATATTGACTTAATCTTCGTCTAATATTACTTGACATTTTTCTTTTTGGTTTTTGATTACTTTTCTTAAGGGTTTCTTTTATTTTTTCAGGATTGTTTTCTCGATATTTTTTGTGAGATTCCATTATTTTTTCAATATTATTTTCTCTATATTGTTTACTATATTCCTTTATCTTTTCAATATTATTTTTTTTCCAAATTGATGAATTTTCAATAGATTTTTTAGAATTATTTTCATACCATTTTTGACTATAATCTTTTACCTTATCAGGGTTATTTTTTTTCCATTCTCTACTTCTTTGGATTTCTTTTTCAGAGTTTATTTTATACCAATTTTGACTTGTCTCTTTTTTCTTCTCTGAATTAAGTTCCATCCATTTTGAAACACGTTTTATATTACACGTTTTACATTCACTCCTCCTATAAAGTTTTTTCTCTAAATAAAAATCATCCAATGATTTTTCAATTAAACATTTAGTACAAACTTTTGTTTCCATATTCATAAATACCTTATCTCTTTTTTTTCTGTTAATTTTCTTTATTAATGACATTGAAGAACCCAAACCCATAGTTAATCATGTCACCAAGGTTATCTACCTCACCTAATCTTTGTATTCTCTCATACGCGGAGTTTTTACCTCTTTCAACAAAAACATTAGTTTGAACCTGTGCTTGGTCAATAACTTTGAGTAATACCTCATCTTTAGTTATTGGAACCGCAGTTATATTATTTTCCGTAAGTCCTGATGATTGTACGAAATAAATTGTGGTACCATCAATGTAATCATAGTAATTAATTTCAGTAATTGTATAAGCAGTATAAATTGAAGTAACATCTGTTATTGCTCCCCATATTTGACCATTACTAATCACAGGAACCCCAATTCGTTCATTAATTGTTGGATTACCATACATTTTTAACTCATTAATTCTCGACTTAGTAATTCCTGATACGGTAAACGGTATTGAAACATAATTGTTAGAGGTTTGAGCAGATACTTCATTAATCGCATCCCCAGAAAATATATAATCATAAGATACCGAAGTCCCAACCCAATTCCCTGAAGAAGGAGCAAAAAATGCTTCACCCTGTGGGTTGTAAATTACAACATCACTAAATGGAACCGTTATTGTTTTTGAAACACTGGTAATGCCCCAAGGATTTGTTTGTTCTAATTTAATCGTATATTCTTTATTCTCAACAGGGTATGTGTGATTAATTGAATTAGGTGCGTAATTAGTGATAGTTTGTTTTGGGGAACCGTCACCCCAATCAATCTTATATGAAGATAAATCTAAAAATTTTTGGAACTCATCCGACGTATTATAAACATTGTAAAGGTAAGGGGATGATGTTGTTGAAGAAAATATAAAATTTGCAACAACATTTTTTTGTAATACCGCACCATCAAATGGACTATAATACCCGGTATCAACCGCACTTTGTCTAATCAAAATAGGTATAGTCAATCCGGTTAATAAGGAACTACCATTAACACCCGAACTAACAACTTGGGTCATTGCAGAATAAACACCAACGGGTGTCCCTTCATAATCAACAACGAATAAATCCCCAAGAATCGTTTCCGGTGATATTTTAATATTATAAAAATCTTCCATTATACAGGTGGGTTAATATATTCAAACCATTTTATGGGAATTGTTGTCCCGAGTCTTTGTCCATTAGTATTAACTACTTGATATGTTTGATTTTTATAGTCTAAATTTACGGTATAGTAAAAAAATGTGTTATTATCAAAAAAATATGGATTAGCCCCTGTAGCAAAATTTGCTTGTGGACCTTCAGTAGTGTCTAATGGGTCTGTACCATTACCTGTCATCATTTTAGTGAATTGTCCGGTTTTAGCATTATAAAATTTAGCGGACATATAAAATGTATTAATATCTAAAAACTCTCTCTTTTTTAACCAATAAATAAAAAACCCTTCTTTATCTCCAACATAATCTAAAATAAATTTTGGTTTCCTAACATCTACCACAGTCCTCTGCATTTGAGTGGACATTTTTAATCCTTGTTGTGTTGGTATAATGACGGTTAAATAATTTGTTTGTTTTTTCTCATCCGTATTATCGTAAAAATCCAATTTAAAAAATGAATTTGTAAAATTATTAGTATAATAATATAAATCTTGGGGAGTAAATCCCTCACCTATATAATTTATTTTCCAATTATTAATATTATTAATCGAACCTCCCGAATAAAAATAAAACTCATAATTAATTTCAGTGTTATTTGTTGTAGTATCAGGTGCATGACTAAATCGACTAATCTCAAAATCACGACCTACTCCAATAACTTCAGTAATAACATCAGACTCATATTCATCAATTGCCATATCTAAACCCAAATAGTCCCAAGTTAGTCTAACCGGAATATTTATTTGTTTATCAATACCATTTGGTACTATAGTGACTTTATTCACACTCATCTATTAATGGTTTAATTGTAACATCGGAACCATATAGGCTTTCGTTGTAGTTTATTCCTTCGGGTATTAATCTAAAAGTAATATCAGTAAAAGGATAATGAGATGTATTTAAAAACGGGTAATCAACCCCTCTTTCTAAATTATCCGTAAAACCATAAGTATATATATCCCTCCATCTAAACTCTTGGTCGGCGCTTGAATAAAAAGAATAATTAGGGATTTGGTCAATAATATTAACATCTCCCGTTTCAACATAATCAGAAAAAACCCTTAATGTCATTTTATTATGTGGTTGATAATAATAACCTAATGAATTTGTGTCCGGTAAATTTGATGTTTGAAATATAGTTTGGTTATACTTTATTTTATGGTAATAAGGTGAAATTACTCTTTCAATTTGTTCATAATCATTCCACTCACAAAAATCACCGTCCATTACATCTCCTTTCACTAAATTACTATTATAATAAAACGTCTTAGTCGCGCCACTAGTTTGAGTATATGAAGATAATGGAATTGTTGTGTTGGAGTCAGTATTAGTTAAATCCCAATATTGATTTACTGTTTTGGTTAAGTTAAACCCCCAACCTTGTTTTAAACCGACCCCAGATGACGGCTCATTAAAATAACCTGAATATCCTTTATTAACAATTGTTAAAAAAATCTCACTTAATGGTCGTTTTTGATTATCAATGTACCCCGCAAAATCTAAATCATACGCCGAAGTCATATTATATGCATTACTACTTGTTTTTTGAGAAATTCTTGAAATATGATTTGGTGTGATAGAACTGTATTCGAATTTCATAGTCTCTTTAAATACATTTTTTTCAAACCCAATTTTAGTAACAATTAAATCATCTAAATTTGTAATCACTTTGTGTTCTCTCACATAATATTTTGATTTAGTCTCCGTTAAATTATCCGGGTTTATGACTCTTTTAAAAGTACCATTCACATTATCACCAAATGTAGTTCCGGTATACCCAATATTTAAAACATTAAAAACATACTCTTCACTACCAAATAATCCATTACCTAATGAGTAAACTTGGAAAATGTTTGAATTTCGATAAGTTAATGATAATTCAACATATTCATTTGTTGTTAACCCATGAGACCCAATACATTTAAAAGAAATTAATCCATTCCCATTAATTTCAATATTTTCAATACTAAAGGGAATACCTTGCTCCGCAACCCAATTAATAGTACCTAAAGTATCTGAATAGTAGTTTAATTTTTTTGTGTTATTATTTTCATGAGCATATGTTAAATAATACATCCAATTATAGGTATAAGCACTTTTGGATTTATAAACAAAGTGTTGATTATCAGTAATCGGTCTAAAAAAATCAAATTCATAAAACTGAGGGAATCCCTTCCAAGTACCACTATTAAATGATGTTTGAGGGTCAACATAATACAAATTATATTGAAATGGTAAGTAAGTAGTTGTGCCTGTATATGTGTTATCGTATAAATATTTAACTTTAAATGTTGGTCTAAAAATAGTACATAACTGTCTTTCGTCATCATAAACTTGAGCCAAACTTATAGTTGTACTTCTATCGTATTCCGTTATTTGTTGACTTGTTTGGTCTAATGAGATAGAAACATTTTCATTAACAGAAGGCGCCCCCTTATATTTAAGGTTACTTGGTATTATAGTGTAATTATTCATTTACTGAATATTTTGTTTTAAATTTATCTAAAGCACTCTCTCCTTTAACCGGACCAAAATAAAATTGATATGGCGCGCCGACTAAAAATTTAGGATTTCTAACTAATGAAGCATTACTTGAATAATTACCATTATCATCCATCCCAAAAATATATCCTCGAGCCATTAAATCTTCACTACTAACGTCGACATTAGATGCCAAAAAATATTTAGTTGTTAAACTAGCTCTGTCTAATCCTTGGTAAGGGGTATTTTGGATTATGTCTTCGGTGTCTGTTGCCCAATTATTATATTGACCTCCAAATAAATTTGACGAGGAATTGTTGACAGGAATATCAAGTTCCCATTGATAAAATGGTACAACTTGGGATTTAATCCCATAAGGGTAGGGGTAAAACCCAATATTGTCGTTACCTCTAAAATTAATCCTACCGGGAGTTAAATAATCCTTAGTTTGTAAATTTTCAGTTGTTGATGAAAACCATACTGCAATTGTTGGATTTTCTGAATTACCCAATATTGTTGTTGGTGGACCTCCTGTCGTTTCATAATATTCAGGTGAAAAATTAATATTACCAATTTCACAATTAATTGACATTAATTGAGCTAAATCCCCATCAATTCTACGGCGCCTACCTAAAATGTCATTGGTTTCATTACGAGAAAATAACTGTTGTAATGAGTTATCTCCCAATGGTATTATTTGAGCCAAAAAACCTTCATCGGTAATCCGTGAAATAACAAATAAATTAATTAAATCAGAGGTATCCCCATAACTAGTTGAATTAATATTAGGTAATATATACCCCTTAGTTGATGGGTCAAAAGTTATCTCAGAATAAAAATAATCTTTCATACCTAAATTAATAATTGTTGTTGGGAACATTAAATTAACTACGTTAACTCCATAATCATTATTAGTCTTATTACCTACAAATCTATTACTAATGTAGTTGTATGGACTACTTCTATAATAAAAATTATTAGTATCCTCATCAAAATAAGATAAATCCTTACAAAATTTTGGTGGTAAAGCTTTATTTTGACTATTATAAAAAGTGTCCACTTGAATCGGAAATGCGTAAAGAGAACCATTAATCCAATTATTCATAAACGATTGTGATAACACTCCTCGACATATTCCATAGAAAAATCTAAAACGAAACCCCCATTCAGCAAAACTTCCAATATCTTTTAACATATCAATTAAAGGTCGTCTCATAAACATATAACACCCATTTTCAACAGCATCATTATTTTCACAAGATTCGTTAATATCAAAATCGTCACCAAATCCTTTATAACAATTTAAACTAACCATACCTTCACAATCAAAACTTCGTAAAACAGTACTGTCATTAGGTAATCCTGTTAAATCCGCAGTTACTTGGTCGGCACCTGTTGTATTACTTTGTGATGAAATAACACCTGATTCGGTATTAATTGAATAGATTCCAAAATTATTATTTTGTTGTAATAAAGAAGGGTTATTATCCCACGAACCACCATCTAAAAAGTCAGAACTAGGTAGCCTATCCGTCCTTAACACATTTTGTTGCGAAGAATTAATAGTCATTATATTTGTTTGGGTAAAAGTTTTTGTATAGTAAAAATAATTAAAAGACCCATATGAAAAAGAAAGACTATTTCCTAATTGGTCATTATAATCATTGGATGACATTGCGGCAACTCCAGATACATTTTCAGTATTATCATATTTTGAACTATCGGGTAGTGACAACCAAAACCCATTTGAGGTTGTTGATATCACTTTATTACCCGAAATTTGAAATTTTAATGGGGGTGTTAAGCTACTATCCAACGAACTATAATATCTTGTCGCTGTTGTTGTAAATCCCGAATATTTATTTCCCGGATTAAAAAAATATGATTGGTAAAACATACCGCTTTGGGTATAAGGTTGCACTGACAATGAAACATTGTCCAACTTTTGAATTGGAATATTAAGTCGTGTCGACGCAGTTACTGACCAATTTGAGTCATTTTCATTTGTCCCAAATAAACCTCCTAATTTGTATTCATTTAAATATAACGGGGAATAAGGGTCAACACCTCTTTGTAAAACTAAAATGTACTGAGATTCATAATCCTCCAAATAGTCAGTGGCGGTCATTGATACCACTGATTGAACCACACCAATGTTACCAGAAACTTTTTTATATTCAGTAATAACTGTTGGTGTTGATAATATATTTGGAAAAGATTGTGTTGTACCTGAATTCCATATCAATATCGCCTGAGAAACCGTAATTGCGGTTATAACTTGGTAATATTCAATATCAGAAGGAAATTTATAATTTGTTTCAGTTGAACCATAAGGTAAGATATAAGAGGTACTTAAATTACTATTTTGGCTGCCGTCATTAGGGTTAGCATAAGATATGTTCACAATTGTTTGTCCACTACCATTATATGAACTACCACTAATCCCTGTAGTTATACCAGATATAGTATTAGCAGTATATAAATAATTTTTATCCTCCGAATTACTAAAATTAACAAAACTTAATAAATCCCCGGGATTATATTGTTCTTGAGATAAAACGGTAATTGAATTATCGTAATGATATTTTCCAACATTTTCATTCTTAGAAACAGTAACTTTAATCTTATTGACCCCCGTAAAATAATTTGACCTTTGATTAAACAAGTTAATCCTTTCTCCAATTGGTAAATTTTTACTTGCCAAAATACGCTCCCCATTAAGACTATACACGTTTGAAATTGGTAACTTATATCGTTGATTATTTGAAACCGTACTAACACTACCATAACCCGCCAAAACTTGTGAATAAACATCACTTAATTGTTCCGCGGTATCAGTATCTCCCGAAAATCTAATAGATTCCAACATCGCGGTATAGTTTTCTTGCAAAGACACATAAGTTAGAATTCCGGTACCATTTGGATTTCCTTCATTATACGTATTATTACTTTGAACTCCGGTCTCTTGTTTACAATCACAAGCCTGACAATCAGGGTATGTTATCATAGGTATCCTAAAAGTATAATCTCTTTTATCACATTTAATCCCTAAACTACGACAAATCCAACTAAACCACCTTTTTCTAAATATTCGAATATTACAGATAGAACAAAGAGCACTAATCACTATATTATATAAAAATAAGACAATATGCATCGCAATTAAAATACCAATAAATGCCGGTTGTATTATTGTAAAAATAATTGAAAATAAGAAAAATAGTAAATCGAAATTTCTAAACCCGTCATTAACCGGAAATTTATTAACACTATTAGCACAATCATTATTATCAATTTCCTTAATCCCAATAAATTGACCTTTATTTCCTTTTTTGTATTGGTCAATTAATGATGAAACCGTATAAACTTTATTGAATTGGAATTCATAAAATGTGTCCTCACAATTAATAGACTCATTAAGTTTGTCGATTTTTTCTTGAGAAGTGAAACCATTAGTGTATCCACTCCAATCTAACCCAAAATAATATGAACTAGCCAGTTTTTCTCTATCAGCGGTTGTCCCCGAAAAATATGGGTCATTATTCTCGTTAATCCACCCATATTCTTTAACATTCGGAACTAAATAATATGGTCGTCTTGTTTGTAATGTTAAATCATTTGGTTGTTGCCATTTAATTTTAAATCGATATTTCCCTTTAGTTGGAATACCTACGCTTGGGTCGTTGGATATAACTTTTTCCCCAAATTCATTAGTAATGAAATAATCCAAATTCATTGGCATTTCAGTTAACCACACCCCATTACCGTCAATTATATTACCTGATTGTTCAAATTGATATTGTTCTAAAATAGGATTACCATCTGAATCTTGTTGTATTGTTTGTCTAATTCCTAAAATTTGCCCCGGGCCTGTAGTTAAATCACATAAGTTACCTAAATTATCTTTTGGTTTACAATTTTTCCTAACCCTAAAAGTATCAGGTGATGAAAACATAGAACCCATAAAAACTGATGTCGGTTGTATATCAACATTTGCATCATTCCTAAGGTCAAAATCAACTCGATTAACTGCTATTTGACAAATATCAGGGTCACCCCATAATGGAGCAACTGATAAAGTTTTAGTTAATGTTATTATTTGAGGTAATGATGATAAATCAGTTGAAGTTTTAAATCGATTACCAGAAACTTGTGATTCGGTTGCTAATCCAGTTCTAATTAAATCTTGAGGTGTTAATGAGAACTCCCCAATATCAGATAAATCAACATCCATTACTAAAGTTTGGGAACCTAATGGTACTCCCATTATCATATAATCACCACTATCATTAGTTTTTGTGGTATACTTATAATATTTGTCGTAAATTTCAACAACAGTACTATCAATTAATACATCACTTCTTGTTGGTAAAGTACCTGTCGCTGCGTGAACAGAATATGATTTTTCGTAAGGTAATAAATTATATCGATACCCATCAGAATTTTTATCTGTTGGAGATTTATAAGGATATATACTTGAAATGATTGGATTAGACTCATCAATTGGCTCAACGGGAAGAAACACAGACACACGAGCATTTGGAATACCAAATCCATTATTTGCTGTGACTCTTCCAACAACAACACCGTATTCCGAACAACTCCTACTATAAACGTCAGTTTGTTGTATTTTTAACGATAAGATTTCTAAAAACTCAAAATCTTGGTCTAACTGAACATTGATTGTTTTGTTTACTCCTAATTCGGTTCTAATTCTATATGACTGACCCATTCAATTCTTTTAATTTATAAATAGTTTATGAGTGATTTTTCAAAGAAATACACACCATATTTAATTATAAACTAGTTGTCACAGAAATAAACCTGTTAAGAGAATGTAACTGATTGGAAATTTTTAACGGACACTTTAATATCTTTATTAGGGTATCTAACTTGGTACACTTGTGATGGTTGAGCAAAAATAGTATCATCAACAGTTGAAATTTCTTTTGTCTCAGCGTCAACATATTCCATGGATGTTTCCGCGGAAGAATATTGACCCCCAACATTATTAAATACATTTACCCCAACTACTGTTAATACACCATTTTGATTTTGGATAATACTTTTCAATTCAGATAAATAAACATTTTGACCTAATTCCCGTGTTTGAGGATTGAAATATGTTGAAATTCTATCAACGACATCCGCAATAACTTGACCGGAATTTTGAGCAGAATCTAAAACAATTTGAACATTAATACTTAAATCAATAACCTGAGCAGTTAAAATTGAAATATAATCGTTTATCATTCTATAATTCGACAAATAATTAGCAACATTTTGTCTTAATGTATCTGAAACAATACTTGTTAGTTTTCCTGAAGTATCGTAGGATAATAACTGAATCAATATCTTATTGTTATTTTCAGTAATTGAAACTTTTGCAGGCGCCCCAAATTCTGCCGGCATATTTCGAATAATTGACTCGTAATCCTGTACTGTAACCGCTCTTTTTTGAGCCGAAAAGTTAAACGATACATAATTCCTAATTTCTTCTAATGATGGTACACCAGCACCTCCAATGGCTGCAGTAACATTGGTACATCTTAATGAATTCACAACAGATGAGTTAGTTAATTCAGATGGTCCATTAACAAAGAAATTTACTGTACCAATTTGATTAATAACATTTGTTCCCAAGTTTGTCGCCAAACCACCACCCACTCTATATTGAATGAACAAGGTCGAGTTTGGAGTTAAAGCAGAACCCAATGAAAAGTTATTTGAATATCTTTGTAAATCAATTGTTGCACCAACCGTGGTAAATTGGTCTAAAGAATCTTGTGCTGTATTTGTACCACCACCAAATGTCATCTTTTTAAAACCTTCCGGAGTGTATTCCGTTATAAATCTATTAGATGTCTGAATATATTTTCCAACCTTAATACCCGGTTGGTCTGACACTTTTGTTGGGTCTTCAATGAATACTCGGTCTTCCGCAAGTGCATCGACTTCATACCATTTATTTGATACCCCCAAAAATTCAGCAGTTGATGGGACATTTGTATATTCAGTACCACTTTTTAATAATACATTAGTAATCCCTAATACATTTTTCTCAGGTAAGAATAATTCGAAGAATGGTTTAACATCATTTGGTGTGATGACTCTTTTAAACACTTTTGTTATACCATTAACAACTAATTCTCTTTTTGTAATCGTATAATTAATTAAGACATTATTTGCATTAAAATTTGGTATTTTTAAACGATTTGGGAATCCTTGGGCGTTATATGGTGAAGTAAAATCAACATCATATATATTTTCAAATACTATTCCAGCCCCAACAACTTGGGAACCTCTCGTTAAAGTACCTAAGTATCTTTCATCCTCTTTATCCCCGAATGCGGGAACTGTTATTGAAAAATCAACTAAGGACACTGATGGTCTTTGTCCCGGTAATTTTAACCCATAGGTTCTAGCAATATTATAAATTGAAGACCTTTGTTGAGCATATTGTAAAACAGTTTCCTGAATACTTCTATCAATATGATAATGTAAATTGTCTGCAACCGCAGCATTCAAGTCTAAGAATACTGAAAACACAGACGCATCGTTAAAATCCTGTATTAATTCAGGATAATAAGTTCTTACATAGTTTAATAATTCAGTTCTTATTCCTTGATAATCTCTTGTAGTATAAGATATATTACGATTTGCCATACGATATTAAATATTAATTATAACAAAATCACTCGGACCAAAAGTTGTATTATTGGTTGAGTAATCTATTTTTATTTTTGCGGTATATTCCGAAGTTCCCTTACCCGGGAGTCTGTAAATTGATGATTCACTAGAACCCACGGTTGCCGTTCCTGTCGCTAAATCAACTTCTTCCATTGGGTCGGCCGGACTTATAGTTATTTGATTTAATAATAAATTAGGCATAAAAGTACCGACAGCATCTCTAATGTCCGATTCAATAGCGTCGAATGTTAATCCATCGAACGGTTCAAATAAAAACTCATAAAGTCTTGTCCCAAAAGTGGGTAAATAATATCTTGAACCTTTTCGAGTTAAAAGTAAGTGAATTAAATCCGCTTTAATTTCCTGTGACTCATACTCAGTAAGTTGTAGATAATCCCCCTTTACAGAATCTCTGAAAGGAAAATTAATACCATATGTTGTTCCATCTGCCATATTTATAATTATAGTCTTGTGATTATTTCTTATAAATACCTAAAAATAAAAAATCCCAACAATGTCGGGATTATTATTAATATTGTTTCGGTTATGAACCACATCCAAAACATTCAAATTCAGAATCAATTGGTTTAATAACTTCTTCAATTAAATTTATTTTTGGTTTATCAACTTTAATTGTTGGTTGTTGTACTTTTGAAATATCAACTGCCAAGTGTTTAGCTCCAGTTGAAATCGCCTTAGTTCTAACATAATAACAAAGAGTTTTTAATCCTTTATTCCAAGAATGGAAGTGAGATGATGAAATCTTTGATAAGGTTGGTTCAGACATATAGATATTCATCGACTGTGATTGGTCGATAAATGGTGCTCTGTCAGCCGACATATCAATTAATTCTCTTTGTGAGATTTCCCAAATTGTTTTATATTTTGGTATTAAATGTTCAATTCTTTTAACTTTCTTATTGTAATTCTTATCCTCAGTATCCAAATAATGATTAAAGTTAATATTTTGAATGGAGCCTTCGTTCATGATAATTTCATTTTTTAAATCTTCACACCAAACACCTAATTTTTCAAAATCACTAATTAAATATTTATTAACAATTAGAATTTCTCCACCAACAACTCGACGATTAAATAACGCTGAGTGAGCTGGTTCTGTCATTTCAAATGAACCTGTAATCTTAGCGGAAGACGCCACAGGCATCTGTGCAGTAAATAATGAATTACACACACCATATTCCAAAACATTATCTTTTAATCCATTCCAATCCCAACGACCTGACAAATTATCTTCATTCATTCCCCACATATCAAATTGGAATACACCCTTAGACATTGGAGAGCCTTTGAAGAATTTATATGGTTGGAATAACCCCTCTTTACATAAGAAATTACTTTCGGTAATTGCAGCAAAATAAATTGTTTCAAAAATATCTTTATTAAGTTTTTTAGCCTCTTCAGAAGTGAAAATATAATCCATTAAATAGAATACATCTGCAAGACCTTGCGTTCCAATAGCAATTGCTCTTTGTTCCAACCCACCTTTTCTTCCTTGTTCAGTTGAATAACTATTGATATCGACAACTTTATTAAGTGCTCTTACAACTTTTCTTACTTCACTGTAAAGTAAATTGAAATCGAACTCTCCTTTAATAATAAAATTCTTTAATACCATAGAAGACAATGTGCAGATTGCTGTAGTATTCTCATCCGTAAATTGGTATATTTCATTACATAGGTTAGATTGTTTAATCACCCCAATGTTTTGATGGTTTGTTTTTCTGTTAGCACTATCTTTAGAACATAAGTAAGGAACCCCTGTTTCAACTTGAGATTCAATAATTTTATTCCATATTGTCTGAGCTTTAACTTTTTTACCTAAACCAAGTTCAACTGCTTTGTTATAATTTGATTCATACTCATCACCATAAGCTTCTTGTAATGGTTTAATACCCGCTTTAACAATATCATTAGGACAAAACAAATACCAATCACTATTGTTTTTAACCGCATTCATAAAGTTGTCCGGTAACCAAATCGCTGTGAATAAATCTTTAGCCCTTAACTCCTCGGCACCTGTATTCTTTTTAATTTCGAGTAAGTCAATAATGTCTTTATGCCAAGGTTCAATATAAATGGCGGCACTACCCGGTCTTCTACCTTGTTGATTAAAGAATCTCAACCCTTCATTAACAATTTTCAAATATTTTAATAATCCACCCGCAAATCCTCCTGACGAATTAATACGACTTTCTTTACTACGAATGTTAGACATTGATAATCCAATTCCTGCCGCGTCTGACGAATAAGTCGAAATATCATTGAATGTTTGTAATAACCCTTCTCTCGAATCCCCATTATTATATTTCAACACGCAAGACGCCAATTGAGGTGTTTTAGTACCCGCATTAATCATGATTGGAGTCGCAGGAGAAATAAGTTGGTTTGATAATGAATTGTAATATTCAACCGCCTCTTCAAAAGATTTAGTAACCCATAATGCAACCCTCATATACATATGTTGCGGTCTTTCAATTACAACACCTTTCGGAGTCTTCAACAAATACATTTCCTGTAATGATTTCCACGCAAAATAATCAAAATTATAATCATTATCGTGATTTATTACAGAATCAATATCTCCCCACCCATATTCGTTAATTGTATCAATTAATATGTCATTAATAACACCATCCTCGTGTAAACGTTTCATAGTATTACAAAAACTACTATCGGTGTCTTTATGATATGCCGAAATAGCAACTGAAGAAGCCAATCTTGAGTAATCGTGATGACTACCAGTGTAAGCTGCCGCAATCTCATAAACCAATTTATCTAACTCTTTGGTCGTAATAAATCCTTCAGTCGGAACCGAGGTAATTACCTTAATAAAAATTTCATCTGAATTAACATTTAAACCTTTTGCCGCTCGTTTAACCCTATTATAAATTTTTTGAGGGTTAAATGAAACTTCATCTCCCCCTCTTTTTTTAATCTTTAATGACATCATATTGTTTTTATTTTAGAAATCCTCCGTAAATGTTAATGATTCCCCTAATTTAGCTTTTTGATATTCCATTGTTCTTGATTCAAAGAAATTACCTTTTGTTTCAACAGCAATTTGTTCCATAAATTTAAATGGTTGTTCAACATTAAAATGTTTTTTACATCCAAATTTAACTAACAATCCATCAGTAACGAATTCAAGGTATTGTTTCATTAAGTTCGAATTCATACCAATTAAAGATACTGGTAATGATTCAGTAATAAACTCTTTTTCAATTTCTAACGCAGATAATAAGATTTCTTTAATTCTTTTTTCAGTTGGTTTGTTCTCCACATGATTGTTAATTAAGTGAATCGCAAAATCACAATGTAAGTTCTCATCTTTAAAGATAAGACTATTAGCATTACATAATCCCTGCATAATTCCTCTCGATTTCATCCAAAAGATAGAACAAAACGAACCGGAAAAGAATATACCCTCAACAGCCGCAAATGCAACTAATCTTTCTTGGAATGAAGCATTCTCAATCCAATCAAGCGCCCATTTAGCTTTCTTTTGAACTGCCGGTAGTCTATCAATTGCATGGAAGCATTCATCTTTTTCTTTGTCGTCAGACACATAAGTATCTATCAATAAAGAATACATTAATGAGTGAATATTCTCCATCATAATTTGGAATCCGTAGAAGAATTTCGCCTCAGCATATTGAACTTCTTTTAAGAAATTTTCTGCCAAGTTTTCATTTACGATACCATCAGAGGCAGCAAAGAACGCTAATATATTTTTAAGGAAATATCTTTCATTATCCGATAGATTTTCCCAATCTCTAATATCGTTAGATAAATCCACTTCTTCTGCCGTCCAAAACGCGGCTTGGTGTTGTTTATAATATTCCCAAATATCATTATGTTCTATTGGGAAAATGACAAATCGGTCATTATTTGGTTCTAATATTTTTTCTTTCATTTTTTTTTTAATTTTGTTGTGATTCTCTTTGTTTTCTTTTTTCTAAAAGTTCTTTAACTCTATCTCTTTTTCTATCTTCTTGTTGTTCTTCAAACCCTAAGAAAGTGACTGAACTTTCTGTATCAATTTCAAGTAATTCATTATTAAATTTACAATTTTCAAATACTACCCCATCTTTTCCAAGACGAGATTTAGTGATTGCAATTGTCGCTAAATTCATTTCTTTTTGTGTCAATGTTTTTGCAACCGATATAATAACGTGTCCTACTTGAGCCTTTTTGATTGACCCCCCCATTTGGTCAGTTGTTACTACCTCAGCAGATATTGAAGACCTATTACCTTGTGTTGCCGTCCACCCGACTAAATCAAGTTCGTGACACATCGCCTCAAATCCTCTCATTACTGAACCTTCCGCTTTCCACTCATCTTTACTACTTGATTCCGGTAAAATACAATCAATGTAATCCACTAAAACTAAATCAATTTTAATACCGTCAGCAATCATTTTTCTAACTTGAGTTTTGATTTGATTCATTGTCATAGTGTCTGAAGCCAATTTCTTCAATATTAAACGATTTTGCATCGTTTCTTTAATTTCAGTAATTTTAGACATTACATCTTCTTTATGTAATACTAAATTATCCGGTTCAATACCTGTCCACATCGTAAAATGTTTTCTTTGGATAATTTTTGGGTTATCCTCGAAGAATATTTGTAAAACATTGTAACCTAAATTAAAAGCAGTGTTTGCAATTTTTGATAAAATGGTTGTGTTATGTGTTAAAACATAATCTCTAGTCACGTATAACTCGTCCGGATTAGAAACTTTAATACAAGTCGCCTCCTCATCATGAGAATAAGTTATCGACTTGACATATTTCTGTTCAACATATTTCTCCCTCTTATAATATCTACCAACTTTTCTTAGTAATTTGAACGGAACAACGTCATTTGCGAAGGACATTGTTATCGTGTAAGCCAACTGACCCTCTTTCTTCTCTCCGTCATAAGTATAAGTCGGTATTTTAGTGTTAATTCGAACAGTTCCACCCAAAGATAAAACTAATTCCCTAACATTATTACACAATTGTTCCGATATCGTCGTAAATTGAACCGTCCCTTTTTTATCAACATGCCCATCAGTATCCATTAAACCTTGTAATAATGAAACTCTTACATCTAATGAATTATAAAGATAATCTTTTGGTATAAATTTATTGTTAGACTTTTTATTTAACAAATCATAAACTTTTAGTCGTTCTTTTATTTTACCCTTTAAGTTTATTGATTTTATACTTTTAGTTTCAGTTCTATAATATTCATTAAACGATGAATGTTCACCAAGACATTCAATGGAATCAAATAACTCATCGTCCTTAGTACTTATACGGACACCACTATCACAAATACTACCATCTCCCAACAATAACCCAAGTAAATATGGGTCTATCGACACTTCTCTTTTTTCAAAATCGACCGGACTTACCACAGGTAATCTATAGTTATATCGACCTCTCTTCTTAATATCTTTCATCATATCAGAGGTTTTAACAACCTTATACCCATAGTTCGGTTTATAAACACCCTTACCATTAACCCTTGTTTTAGCGGTTCTCATGTTCAATGTATTAACACTCCAAAGATGTTCTTCATCACAATTCACAAAAGTATCATCACTAAACTCTACTTTATAAATTGGTCTAACACCTTGTGGGTAAACACCTATCACATATTGTTCTTTCCCATCACTACCAATAACCTTATCCCCAAGTTTTACTTCACCCATTTTTACCCATCCTTGAGGTGTTAAAACCGGTTCAGAGTTTGGACAGCTCTTGCCAACACCTGTTGGTGCTAATATAACCCCAATTTCCCCTTTTGCCAAACCACCTTTCAATAATTTGTCAATTCCCGGAATACCCATTGGGATTGGGTGTCGGTAGTCTTCGTCTAAGACAGTATCTAAATTTTCAAATATATCTGTCTGACCTTTATCAACCTCTCCGACCTGCAATGCGTCTCTCATCAAACCTTCAACTTTATCATATGATTCAAAGTCTCCTTGGGTAATAATTTTCTGAGCCTTATCCATCGCCTTCTGTAGTTCTTGTTGTTTACAAAATTTCAACGCCTTCTCTTGAACGAACATTGTTCCTTCAATTGGAGCGTCCTGAATTTGTTTGATTGTATCTAAAACAATCTTAGCGACCATTTCCTGTGAGATTTCGGACCTAACAATTTGCCCTAAAGTATCAAAATTTGGTGTTGATTCATATTTTTTGTAGTACTCTTTTGTCATCTGTAAAATGATTTTAAAATACTTATTATCAAAATACACTGACTCAATAACATCCATTATAGATGATGAAAAATCTTTATCTACTATTATCTGATTTAGTAATTGTATTTGAAATGTGTTACCTAAGTAATCGAAATTTTTATTCATAATTTATTTTAAAGTTATCCTTGTATTATTAAATACTTACCTAGCCAAGTCAAGTTCCAAATAATTGTAACTTAATTTTTTGTCTGAAAAAATGTCAGTCAATCCTCGAAGAGTTTCCTTCAAGAAAGGTCTTACATCGACAGTATACCTAACTTTCGGTGGATAAAATTTTCCATCAAAAACTCTATGACAAATTGTCTGTTCACCTAATTTAATATAAATGTTAAACACTTCAGGGCCATCAGTAAACGATGTGTCCATAATTGTTGGGTCATTCATGATGGAATCTTGATTGTCCATCATATACGCCAATGTTTTCATTTTCAAATACTCTTGAAGTTCGTCCTTGAATTCCGCAATGAACTCATACAGCTCAATCGAGTTCTTCGCCTTTGGAATATACCCCCTTACATTAAAGAATCTTTGAACTACAATATTATCATTTAATGATAATAAGAACTCCATCTTGGTACTTTCTTGTTCTTTCATAATTTTAAGTTTGTTTGTTTTTAATTATACTATTTGTTTTCCCTCAACATTTCTTTTTATTCTGTCGGAGGTTCTTTTGTTTAACCATAAAAGAGCTTCGTCTAATTTGGTAATAGCAATTGCGTTTTCGCGACAAGGGAATTTACTTTGTAAGTAATTCATTCTGTTTAACAACATTTCAATTAATTCCTCATTTGTTGTGCCATCGGCGATTGTTTTTAATTCTGTAGAACCTTCAGTTATTGGTTCTTTTTGAATAAATTGTAATGCCTGTCCTTGTTCCTCTTTGTTTTCAAAGTTTGATAACTCGTACTTGTGTCCTTCTACTAATACTTTCATTTGTTTGTGTTTCGTTTTTCTTTTCTTGTTAATTTCATAAATGGTCTTAGGAAATTCACCCAAGCCTCATCGTTTTTTGGAAGATATTTAAAGAGACCATCTTCCATCATAAGTCTCATTAGATTTTTGTATCCCCTATCGGTGGGGTCAATCGTGTCAGTAATAATTTGGTTTACTAATTCTTTCGCATTTTCTGTAATTAAGGGGTTAGATAAATCGACTATTTTTTTGTTTGTAGTGTAAAACTCTTCACCAAGTATACCATTTTTTGTTTTACCAATCAAAATATTTTCCAATACTTTTGATTTTTTTTCTTGCACGATATTTCCTGCATTAACTCGTATTTCTTCCATAGTGCATGGTTTAACCTGCATATCAGGGAATAATTTAACTAAAGTTTTTTCACCTAAACCCTCAATACCATTAATATTATCAGAATTATCTCCTGTAAGAATTTTACAAGTTAAGACATTATAGTGGGGAATTTGAACTTTATTGATGGTAATCATATCACCCTGTTTAAAGTATTGTTTTGAGTTTGGTGAGTAAACGGATACTTTATCCGAGATAAGCTGTGTAAGGTCCTTATCTGATGAAAATATGGTAATGTCTTCGTTGGTTGACATTTTACAATAATACGCAATAAGGTCGTCTCCTTCGTTATGAGGCGTTTCAACTTGCCTAACAAAGACCTCCTCAAGATATTCTTTAATACGAGCGTTTTGAGTTAGATATGATTCAAGTTCATATTCATTAATATTTTGTTTTCTATTTGTCTTATATTGAGGATAAAGTTCTTTCCGAGTGGACGAACTATGTTCGGCATCCCACATAACAACTACCTTATCGTAATTATGTTCCTCAAGGAATTTTCTAATGGTGTTGATAAAGTGGTAGATAGCACCCGAATGATTTTTATCACTATAAAGTTCTTTAACTCCGTGATACCCAATCTTCATTAAGTTGGCACCGTCAATTAATAATGTTTTTTTCAATTAAACCTATTTAAGGTTATACAATAATTTTGTTACTCTTTTTTAAATTATCTTCAGCCCATAATGGTTGAAGATTTTCATAATGACATAACTTATAAAGTTCGTCTTCTGTTTTTGCCGATGATAATGGAATGATGTGGTCAATATGCCACTCACCCCTGTTATCCCAACTCATACCATCGCTAAATTGGGTTTCTAAATGTTCTTTAAGAAATTCCGGTGAACACCCTACAATATCGAAAGTTTTATTAGTTTTACTAATGTTTCGGGTTTTAAGAAATGATAAAAGTCTAGACCTCATAATACATTTTAATCGAAAAATAACATCATTTTTTAATCTTAAAGAATGATAAAGATTTCTTTTTACTTTAACTTTTTCTTTATTTTTTTCTGACCACTCTTTTTTATAAGTTAAAATAGTTTCTTTATTATTTTCATAATATATTTTATACCGATTTGGGTCTTTTTGGTATCTTTTTTTTGACCTATCATTATCTTTTACCCTAATTACATCAATATTTTCTTCTCGGTAATTTTTAACTTTTAATAATATTTTTTCCCGGTTATCAATGTATTCTTTTCTTTTTTGAGCCTTTATTTTTTCATCGTTATTATCCCTATATTTTTTCCAAACCATATAAGAACATTGTTTACATTCAGTTCTAAACCCATCTTTAGAATCTTTTCTTTTTCTAAAATTAGGTAATTCTTTTTCAAGATTACACTTACTACAAACTTTAGTTTCCATTTCTAATATATTCTTTTAATAATTTATTAACAAGGGAAGATAAATTTATAGATTTATCCTTAAAGTACTGTGGAAGTTCGGGGTCTATTGAGACTCCAATCTTAACTTTCTTTTCAATTTCTTCTTTTTTCTTTCTTCCCATATTAATAAATATCTACAAATGTAATAAAAGTAGAATAATTATAACTTTTTTTTATTCTTCTTCAAAACTTTCTTTTTCTGATTCATCAAGTATAATCTCCCCCGTACCACTAAGTATTGCGTTCCAATATCCAGAATATTCTTTTTTATATTTATCTAAAGACTCTTTTGTGTCCGCAATATATCCTTGAGGCACTACAATAATTTTACTATCCTTATATTGTATTCCATTCACGTGATTTTTTAATATAGAGATTTTTGTTCTAGTTGCGTAGGAAATTGTTCTACCATTTTTAGTTGCCGTAATATGATTCACACCCGCCTTTTTTTGATTACCAAATAAAAATACCAAACTACTTGCTAACCATATCGCCTCACCACCCTTACTCTTAATTTCCGCTTGGCCAAACGGGTTATCAGGAAGGAGTACCCATGGTTGATTTAAAAAAACCACGGTATTATAATATGGATAATCTTCTTTTTTAGATTTAGATATTCTTGAATGTATACCCATACCAACTTTATCAGCAAGTACTTTAGCGGTGTGCATTCCCCCACCTTTTCCGTCAAATGTCATTTGACAGGGAATTGACCCAATTGAGTCCCATAAAAATAATAGACTATAAGGTATTTCACCTCTTTCTTGAGCATCTAACACATCATTAATAAAATCAGTTGCTTGTTCAACAACGTCAAATGAATCGTTAAATATAAAATGACCGTCCCAAACACCATCCTCATTTTGTTCTGCCTGTAATCCAAGTTCTACCGAGTGTTCCCAAGACCATTTTTTTTCCGTAATAATAAACACCGGTAAATGTCCTTTTTTTTGGGCATCAACCGCTGCCAATATCATTGCTGTTGATTTTGATGTGTTTGAGTGACCCAAGAACATATTAATTCCTCCCATCACCGGACCTGGTAATCCAACCGTATCCATAAACGCCTCACCACAATTATAAAAACTCTCAGGTTTATATTTTGTTTTTGTTGAGAATTTACCTTTAATATCCTCTAATGAGAATGTTTTCTTCTTAATTGCCATTTTCTATTTTTTTAATGTGTGGTAATTTGTTTGTTTTATTTCTATTGTATTTTGAAGGGTCCTCTTCATATAGTACATCAACTTCTTCTTCATGAAAAGTGATTAATCGAATACTGTTCACACCTTCTTCATTAACCCCCTCATCTAACATCCCAAATAAAACGCTATCACCAATTTGTTTACTCCTACCTGAAAAGTAAGTTTTATCTTTTAGTTGACTTAAAATTTCATAAGACAACATTTTATTGTCCCTCAATTGTAAATCAATTTCTTCTTTAAATGTCATATAATAATATTATTAATACTTGGACAATAAGTATGTCTTACGGTCCAAGTTTTATTATTTTATTTTAGAATGGAAGCTCTTCATCAGGTAAATCATTCATTTGTGGGTCAATAGGACTTTCATTTGATTTAGCACCACCAAAAGACTCTGTACCGACTGAATCACTTTCGTAAGAATATCCACCTTTATCTGAATCCCATCTTGGAGTTTCCCCACGAGCAATTGCTTCAAGATATTCAACCGGTTTTTTAGAATAAACATCTAACCAAGTTAACTCATCATTAATCCAAGCATCTGCCTGTGCTTGGTCTGTATGTACAGGACCTTTGTCTTCATACATAATTGTAGATACAGTCGTGTATTCTTTTCCTTTTGGTGTTTTAGCCTTAGATAATTCAATGATTAAATCTCTACCTTCTTGAGCGTTGGTAATATCACCTTTGTTTCTCCAAATTGGGATAATTTTATCTAAGATACCATCGTTTTTGTAGTTATGTTTGAATCTCCAAAATTTAGGTCCGTGGTCTTCATTATCTCTATCGATAACTTTTACGATATAGAATTTACGAGAACGGTACTGAGTAGCTAATTGTTTGTCAGATTCTTTTCCGGTTGAAATTAACTCTTCGTAAACCTCATTTAAAGGTGAACGCTCGTTATCATTCTTTCCCGGGTCGTAGAATTTTTGCCATTGTCCCCCAACTTGAATCTCATGATACCAAGCCTCTTTGAATGGTGAAGAACCATCACTCGTAGGTAGGATTCTAACTCTTCTTTGTCCTGATTGCTCCTTATCACCTAAGATAAGTGCAAAATATTTTTTCATTCTTTCGTCTTGCGACATTTTTCCTTGGGCCCCGCCCCCTGATTGTTTTGAATTTTCGTACTGTGCCAATACGGCGTCTAATGAACTCATGTGTTAAATAATTAAATTGTTAAATTGTTAAATAAACATAAGTGATAAATCGGGAAAAGTCAAATTAAAAAAGGTGTCCGTTAAGACACCTTTGAAGTTTTTATTATCGTTTGAATGAGGTTTTGTAGTCGTCTCGTTGAGAACCTGGTTGGAAGGAATTTTTAATATCGCTTGAATTAATGTCTTCAACTTCATCGGAAGTTAAAACATATTCATTTTTTCCGGTCATTTCCATTTCGTCTTGTTTGTCATCAAAAAATTGAGATAATTTTTGATTGAAAGGGTATGAATCGTAACTTCTCAATTCTAATTTCTCTTGAGGTGTTTTTTCTCGATATTTTTCAATTTTACTTTCAAGTGAATTTAATTTGTTCATTACATTATCCATCTCTCCTAATTTGGATTCTAAGTTAGATAGTTGACTGAATAAGTTTTCAAAATACTCATCTTGTTTAGTTTCAATATTTTTTTGAGAATTAACCAAATCAGTAATTTCAAGTTCTTCACTTCCACTACCATCATCAGTTGATTCTTCAGAACTACCCTCATCATCGATTTTTTCTACATCAGGGTCAGTTGCAACATCAATTGCTTGTGGTATATCTCCAGGTGCCGGTGGTGGTACTGCCTCAGATGGTGCTGGAGCCGGTGGAGTTTCTTCTCCCGGTGGGGCCATTGGTGGTGTCAAAGCACCTAATTCATCTTCAATGGGTGTTTCAGGTTCAACCGCAGCTTGTTCCATAATATAATTGTTAATATTATGATACCTTGTAATTTCTTGTATTAATTTTCTATCTAATGCCATTTTTAATTATCCGTTTAATAATTGTTTAATTCCTCCTGCTGTCTCAACTCTAACTTTTCTGTTAATCGTTGTTTGATGTCCAGCTCTTTCAATAAGCCCATCTCTTTCTCTGATTGTATAACAATCACCTGTATCTAAATCACAAACTTGTTGTGTTCCATCACCGTTATCTGTTTGAGAAACTCTTGTTGATTTTCCAAGATAGTTGTCTAATGCTGATTTTATGTTCATAAAATTGTTTTTATTATAAATATATCATTATGTTATAAAGTGAAAACATCACTTATTATTGTTTGTACCAATATTTCACCTCCAATTGGTGAGGTAGTCCCGTATGGTCGATATTCAACTTGTAATCTGAAAGACCCTAATTTGTTAAGGGTTATTTCATTTGTATAATTTGTTGTTATCCCCCCAATCCCACTATAATTAACTATTTCATATGTGGTAGCGTTTAAAATTTTAGTACTAACGACATTTTGAGTAGTAAAAGGTTTTTCAGTAATAAAATTATATGTAATATAACCACCCGCGGGTTTTTTAATATTATAGTAACTCCACCCTTCCCCTTGTAAATTTGGGGAATCAAAAAGTTTAATTAACGATAGTTTTTGTTGAGGAAACGTTGGTAAAGTTTGACTTGTTGGCACATTCTCAACCGGTACTTGGGTTTGCCCAGGAGCGGTATACCATACCTTAAATGGAAATTGTTGTACCACAGGTTGCTCTACCCCTTTATATGCTTTTAATATAAACACAAGGTCTATTTGCGTTTTACCTTCAATTTTTGGAATACTATCAATAAAGTAAGATTCTACTTCAGTTAATGTCACATTAAATTCGTTATTTAAAACTTGTCCTCCAACACTTATTTCACTTTGTGAAATATATTTTCGACTAACTTTACCATTAACTTCTACCAACTCATAAACAGTATACCTCATGTCAGGATTAGGAGATAAAACATATCCCGTTGATTGAGGATTTATCTTGACATTTAAAGATTGGGTTTTACTCTCATTTAATTGTATCTCAGTACCAATCATAGTCAAAGGTCCGACAGTTTGAGGATTAGTATTTGATGATTGTAATTGTTCCGAAGTTGACGGATTTGTCGTTTGATTTTGAGGGTTTTGATAACCTCCCGGTGATGATGCAGATGATGCAACTATTGATGGGTCAAACGTATAGTCCCCAACACTTGTAAAGACCCCATTTGGTGTTGTAATAACAATCTTACCTTTACTAATAACCTTACCAGTTCCAATTATTGGAGTATTAAATCTTAAGGTAGTACCATTAAACACGGTAAATTCAGTAGATGGTACATTAACCCCGTTAACCTTAATTGAACTTGTTCCATTAAAATCAGTACCATTAACTTGAACTATTGTACCTGTATTTCCAGATAGTGGTGAGAATGATGTTATTATTGGTGGTGGACAAGATAGTTGTGATACAACCGCAGTAGTTGTCGGCACCCCATTACTTGAACCCTTACTTTCAACTTCATTTATCGTGTTTTTTAAATCTTCAACAATCGCCTTTGTCGCTATTTTAACACCAAGTGCCGAAGTTAAGGCACGGTCAAAAGTATTTTTTAATGTCTCATAATCCTTAATATGTGTATCATAATATGATTCAGATAAAACTTTAACCGGCCAAAAACAAGCATAATATTTAACAAGTCCAAGATTCGATATTTGTGGAATTCTTTCTCGTATTCTTGCGGACATAAATGCAATAAAATTATCTATTGTACTAAAATTTGCAATAGGTAATGATTCTTTTGTTGCAGGGGTTTGATTAAGATTAAGGCAAGAATAAGTACTTAAAAATGTCCCGTCAATTTCCCCATAATCAATATCTAATGTCACAGTTGCAAAATTATGATTCCATCCGTTAAATTTACCTATTTTACTATTACTCGCCTTTTGAAATGTTCTAACATATGAAATACAATAAATAATTGTTGCTAACTCAAGATTATTTGGCATGATTCTTTTAAGTGCCTCAGCAAATTGTGATTCAGTTATCCCTGTAAGAACCGCGTTAGTTGATTGAAACTTTTTATTAAGATAAATCGGTAATACTTTACTTTCACATTGATTAGTAGTTCCTTTAGTACTATTCGCCGATTGTACGATATTATTTGATTTAGTACTTTCAGTTGAAGCGCTTAAAACATTAATTGTATCTTTCTTAATTTTAAGAAGTTCCTCAACTTTGGTTAGTAAATTTTGATTAATACTTTGAATAAAATTATCAATTGCTGGTAAATCATAAACCCCTTGTCTAACTCCTTGAAATGTTGTTTGGAATTGACCCGGTTGAATAGAATGTTCAACTTGTTGTATCATATATGGGCCATTAAACATTGGTACATGTCTTAAATTAAAATACATGGTCGGTTGTAATAACGCATTACCTAAACAAACGACCGAACATTTATAACTTCTTTGTTTGTATAAATTATATAAACTGGCATTTTGAGTTGCAACATTTTTACCTGACGCTTGGTCAACCATATTTAATTGAGTTGCAATTGTTTCTGATGTTGCAACCCCATTATCTTGTGACACACTAAAAGAATAAAAAACATTTTGATTTCTAATTCCAATATCAACACTAAACCCTACGCATTTATTTGAAACACCCCAATCTTTTTTACCAACTTGGTTTTCAATTAAAGGGTTTTCAGATGCCCTACCCATATCAAACGCATCATCTCGGAATCTAAAATTACCTTTTGGTAAATTTAAATATTGTGATGGTTTACCAACATAGAAACAAACCATTTTTGAACTTGATTTTCTATAATCAACATCTAAAAATGTACCCCATAAGTTATTAGCAAATTCCAACGAACCTTCCGCTCTATTCGGAATTGTGGTACCATCTACATCTTGAACATTGTAAAAATTAATATATGCAGGTAAATTCATTACCGTAAAATTATTTTTAATTAATAATCCACTAATAAAAGTATAAACACTCATTGACTCATTTATTGATTTTTGACTGAACATATTTCTCATTTCAAAAATATCTAATAAGATAGTATCACCAATATTTCTTGACGCCCTATCTAAAAATAAAATATCTTCAAATAATGTCTTACTTTTATAATCTCCACCAGCAATCCATTTATCGTTTAACGCTTTGAAAACTTCATAATTTTCAACCTTACTCTGTTGACTGTCAATAGCACTTTGAATTGTTTTTTCCGGTAATTGTTCTTGGTCAGGTAAATTTTTTCTAACCCCTTCCAGTACAAGATTTAAAAAATTATCTTGTAAAACACTTTCATTTGTAAGGTATTGGTTAATTTGTGCTTGAAATTGTGCAACAGTGATATTTGGGTTTTTTAATTTTTGAGTGGCATACATTTTAATAATTGGTGCCAATAAAACAACATTATCAACAGTAAATTGAATATTATTATCAATGAAAAAATCAGTGATGTATGAACCGGTACTGCTGTATACAACATTATTTATAGTTGAAAACCCCACTTCAGTTTCAAGAGTAATCCAAGCGTTTGGATTTAACAATTGAGACTGACTAAGACTTAATGAACTTGTTTTTGTTGGTAAAGTATTTTTTACATACGGTTGAAACTTAATTGGGTCAATGACTTTTTGAACATTATTATGGGACAAATAAGAATCGAAAATTCTTCTATTATAATTTGACGGATTACCGTATCTAAATAAGATATCATAATTCATAAAATCTTTAATACCTGTTTGAAAAACATTATATTGGTTTCCAATTGTATTAGAAAAATAATTGAGGTCTGAAACCTCTTTTCCTTGAATTGGGACTGTCATTAAATTTCTAAATAATGACTGAAAATTTCTAAAATTATCATTAGTATCGACAGGTGAAGTATCAAATTGGGATACTTGCGCGTTTGTCGCACTATTTGTAATAGGTTTACTAAAGTTTAAAAATTCTTGTTCAAATAAATCTAATATTTTTTTCTCAAAAACTGAAAATATCTCCTCAATTTCTGTATAATTATCACCGTTCAAAAAATATAATGGTGATTGTGTCTCCCCGCTATTAATTCGAGTAATATAAGAATCCGGTTGTGGATACGTAATTTGATTACTATCAAAATAACCATAGTTTGGTGCCGACCATAAAGTCCTAACAGAACCATTATAAACACTTGGGTTTGATGTTAAATTAACCTTAGTATTATTTCCCGTGGTTAAATTATCAACACAGGCAATTTTTGACTGATTTAGAGGATTACCAAATGAAGGTACAACATAGTAATCTGTACCTTTAGTATTACTTACCGGGTTACAATTAACATCAGGATAATAATTACTACTACTAAGTAATACAGAATATGTAATAACATTTAATGTTTTACCATTTTGATTTGCGGATATAATATTTGAATCTGAGAAATTATACAATTTCATACCACCTTTAACACTATTTTCAATCTCAAGATTAGTATATTCATCATATAATTCAAACCCATTATAAAACACATTAAAATCATTAATTACTTTAGGATAAAACCCTACATTCATTTTAGCAGTTGTTGGGGTTTCTTCTTGTAGTGTAATTGAAATTGGTGATTCATTATAATTAAATTGGTATGTTTGAGTATTTGAACTTAGTATAGGACTATAATTTGTTGTGTAGTCGAAATTAGTCCAAGCACTTGATAAAATATCAACATTAGATTCTTTGTATTTTTTATAACGATGCCATATAGACCCATACTTTAATATCCAAGCATATGGTAGTTTATGTATTGCTCCAAATTTTTTGAAACAAGATGAAATATAATCTAACTCATCAGGAACGGTATTAGTGTTGGTCTTATACCGTTCTCTTAAAGTCGCCAAAGGCAATGAATTTAAAAAGAGATACGCGGATTGTACATAAGGATAAGGGTCACTTGTTCTATTATTTTGAACACCATTCATAATTGAATTAACAAAATATGGAGTATTCAACATAGAAGTTGTCGTTTTAAACGGTAATACATCTGTTGGAGTCGTAGCGTCATAATATCCTTCAGTTGCAACGAAATTTTTAGGTTCTCTTTCTAAATAAAAATCTTTTAAACCATATGGATTTAATAAATTAAATTGTAATGCGACTAATGATGGATTTTGGTTTTGATAAAATGAAAAATTAGTAACCGGTCTATTTGTTGTAAAATTATATACATCATTAAAATTTGATATGATTTTTCTTGGTTCAAATATCTTTAAAGTTTTTTTAGTATTATACACTTCATTACCAACTGACTTTTTACTTGAACTTAGGTTATTTAAACACCAAGTGGGGTTAGTGTATGGTAAGGTATCTACAATCAAAGGTTCGTTTGATGCATTTTTTAATAATACATCTAAAGCAAATGATTTAGTACTAACTTGTGGTATTTTACCAATATCAGATGTAGATAAAATACTATAAGAATTATTAACTAAATTTTTAATATATGGTGTAACAAAGAAATCACGAATATAATCTTGGTAAGCTCGACCGGTACCGTCATTTGATATGGTACTTAAAAATTGCGGATATGAATTTGCCTTTAAATTATAATTTTTAAGTTTTAATGTTAGATATGGTGAACTTATACCAAGTCCTTTAACAATGTTGTTAACTTCCGATTCAACATTTAACTTAATTAATTCATCAATTTGATTAGAATTTGCTCTAATTAATCCGGAATAATGTGATGTTAAAAATTGTCGTTCCCAAATTTCATAAAAGAATTTAACCTCTTCTTTATTGACATATGGTAATCCCGCAGATGGAAACTCAATTGCATTTATATTAATTCGATTAGTATCTCTTTCATTATCTAATGGTGGCGGGGCAATCGGAATTGTAAATTTTTGAGTTAGTCCCTTCATATACTCTTCGACAAATTCAACTTCAGGCCATTTATCAAAAAGATAACCTTGTGTTAAGTTAACAACTGTTGGGTCAGCAATATATTTTAATTGAAATCTTCCTTTTTTATCTTCGGGTGTTTCAACAAAAAATAATGGCCATGGATATACCGGTTCTTCCGAATTCGATAAACCTTGATTAGATTCTTTGGCACTAACAGATATTGGGACTTTCTGTCTCGTCTCAGAACTTTGAGCAGAAGACGGATTATCCATAATGGCTTGTTTTCTAACAGGGTCATATTTTACATTCCAAGCATTAGTATGAACATCATCTAATAATCTAATAAACGCCTCTGCAGATGCCATAACAACTGCAATCATATTTCTAACTGTTGGTTTAAATCCAAGACCACTGTCAGTGTCTTCAATTTTTCTTAACAATTCCGCAGAAATTGATGATTCATATTCTGATAATTTTTTATTTGCATCAGTCTCTAATAAAGATATCTGACCATCAAATCTATTCGTCCCTTCAAAGATAAAAAAACTTGGTGCCAATACTTCTGATTTTGAAATTACAGGAAGTTTTGTTTGATATAATTGTTCTTTAAAAGCATTTATGTCATCTTCTGTCGGTAATACTTTACCTGTTTGTAACCTTACTGTTTCTTTCCAATTGATAGCACCATCAACTGGTGGGTCAATTTTAAGAGTGTTAAATTTAATAGGATTTGGAATTGGGGATTCCCCATTTTTACCTAAAGTTTCATTTTCAGATAAAGCTTTGTTAAATTTATCAACATAACTTTCCAATAATTTACCGGCAGTTTCTTTTTCCCCCAAGGTTAATTTTTTATAAACATAAACTTTTTCATTTGTATTATTTAACACAATTGGTTTTGGGTCAATATAGGTATTAAACCATGAAATGTTTGTTCCCCTAATCGCAGAAAAATATTGTTTTAATATTTCTTTATAATTACGAATATTAGTAAGAGGCATAACCTTCGCTTTAGGAAATTTATCCATAATACGATTCTCAAATGTACTCAACTTAGTCATCAATTGGAATAATGTTAATTCCGGTAAATCAGCCGGAATTAATCCTTTTGCCTTATATTCACTATAAACCTCAACAATTTTTTGATAACCCTTTTCCGAAACTATTTGAGTAACAACAGAGTTATCACTTTGAGAATTATTCTGTGAAATAACTCCTTGAGCCTTTGATTGTGATTCTGCCGTCTTATTAGATTCCTGTGTTCCTGTAGGAGATGTCGAAATATTAAATGTTTGACCATACATGTGTGGTACTGCCATTAAATGTCCCATTGATATTTCATTTAAGACATTAAACTTGTATCCTTTAAATTGTAAATCCACTTGATAGTTACCACTAAATGTATTAAATGTTGCATGAAATTTTTCCAAATTTAATTGATATCTAATTGCCTGTCCATAATACCCTTTTAATGTTAAATAAAAGGGTGGGTAAGGAAGATTAAAAAAAGCGGCATAAGGCGAATTATTACCCAACGAAAACAATGCTTTACCTTGAACATCCTCCAACCTCATACTAACTGAAGGTACAAAAGACGAATTAGTTGTTATATTAATTGATGTAATCCCAAGTAATCCATTATCAAACACATTTGTTAAATTGGCCGGAGAACTGATTGAATATGCCTGATTACCGTCATTAGTCGGAACTGTCTTTTCCATCATTTGATTATCACCATTAAACTTAGTTGAATTATTACCTGTCAATTCATCGTAATACCCAACCCCTAAAAAACTATCTTTGGTTGGTTTTAAAAAATTCATCTTGGCAACTGATATAGTTCTAATTCTATCTTCAGGACTTGCACCAACTGCAAGTTTAGTTCTTGGAAGAACTTCCGCCTCCAAATTTGCAAACATTACTAAACTCTCATGGTCTATTAATCTTTCTTGTATTTTCCCTTGTGAATCTATTGTTTTATTAGGGTCAACTACAATAATGTTATTGTAATCAAACTCAACTAATATATCTCCGCTGTTGTCCGCTCTTAAGTTACCTGCCATAATAATAAAAATGATTTTCTAATGCCCCCTTATAGTCCTGTAATGAAGGTAGTAAAGGAAAAGGAATTATCAATATACTACCATCCGGTATAGTATTCTCTAAACCACCATATTGAGGATTAGCTTGGAGAACTAACCATCCGAAATAAGGTGAGTTATAATAATCCTGAGATACTTTATCCAATCTACTTCTACCAACTTTATATATAAATGCCTTATCGGTTGGTTTTTGAGGTAATTGCACGTAAGGTACAACGGTTTGTTCACCGTTAATTAAAAATTCACTATATCTGTTCCAATATTGAAATGCCATTAATTAAGTTTTATTTTTGATATGTATGCTCCCGCAGAAACTCCGTCTTCAGAATTCCATTTATTATTGTCGGTATTTCTATTTGTTGTGTCTGATAATGTTGAAATCATAGTTTTTTGCGATTTTTTAATATCATCACTTCCATTTGTTTCTGTTGAATAATTAAAAACTCTATCTTTTTTATCAAATGGAGTGTAAATTATATAATTTTTCAATTTGTTTTTTTCAACATAATTAATAAACTCTTTAGTAATATTATTTTCACTAACGAATAAAGGTCTAGTTTGAGTCACCCAATAGTTATCGAATTTAGATTCTACATCATCAAAACCACCTTTTAATAAATCACTATTATTAATTATATTACCAATCATAGCGGTTTTAAATGTTTCATATTTTTTAATATCCACAACATCATCAGACATTATCATATAAACTCTTCTGAAGATTTTATTTTCAAATTGGGTGTTTTTACTAAAAGGAAAAAATACTTCTTCGACTGTCGGACCTTTCATACTTTTTCCTTTATCATTTGTTTCAAATACTAAAACACCTTTATATGTTAAACCATCAGAAGGATTAACAAATTCCGATTCACTCCATATAAGTCCATTAAATTCTTTAATACCGTCATATATTTTTCGAATGTCATTAGCCAACTCAATTAATGTATTTGACGCTCCATTTGAGGTTGGGCTGACATTAGTTGTTCCACTTGTTACATAAATTTTAACCGGCCCTGATTTTACTTGATATCCGTCAGTACCACTAACATAGGTCATTGCACCATCGAATATTGTAATGTTAGCTCTTCCTATTGTTTGGATATAATTTTGTTCCGTTGTTGTAATATCTTGAGTTATTTTTGTAATTGCGTTCTGATATGACGCTCTTTTATTTTTAATTAAATTTTTATAATTTTCTTTTAATTGACGAATCACTTTTGGTGAAAAATTACAAGTATCGGATGACATGAATTTAATAAATCCTTCATCCCCACTTTGAATATTTGTTTGTAATTCCGCAAAAATATCATCGAATCTTTTTTCAACATTATTTGGTTTGCCAAATAAAACTGATTTCTCAGTACTAACACCAAAATTACCTTGAGTGTATGAACGTTCTACCATCCATTGTTGTCTCACAGCATTATTATATTGATTAACACTTTCTTTTGTTTTATTTACAACTGTTTGAAAATACGTCTGAGTTTCATTCATAAATTTAACCATAAAATCAGAATAACTAATAGTACCTGTTTCACTGGTTTCCGTTACAACATTTGTAACTGTCACACCTATAGTACTATTATTACTTTGTCCATTCTCAACCGCCGCTTGATTAATTGCCGGTGCTTGAGGAGGTGATGTCATCGCTAAAAATTCTTTATCTAAAACTTTTAAGAAATCTTCTTGAGCCGTCACATCTGCTCTGTCATCCCAAATTTCAGTATTGGCATAATAGTTGAATGTTAATGCGTTTTGTAACTTATCAATAGATTCTTTTAACCCACTCCCACCAACAAATTTAAATGATAAAGTTACATTTGCTATCATTGGTTGAATACCAATCCCTTCAGGGTTAATATCTAACGATTCATAAGCAAGACTTAAACCCTCAGGTATAATTTTAGTGTTATAAAAATCCCCGATTCGTAACACTAATACCGGTGGCGAACCAAATGAGGTATTAGTTGCGTTATTATATTGTAATTGTTGTTTACCCGCAATATCTTTAACCGTTGGGATTGTGTCTCCCGGTCTCATACATTGTTGTAAGAATGTTAAACGAGAGTTTAACCCTTCAGGTGTTGTCGAATGGAATGCAGGTTGAAAGAATTTTAACTTGTCTCTAAGATTATCATAAACCATAGGTGTTTCAGCCTTGATAGTTTCAAAGTAGTCACATTCAGATAATAACGCTCTTAAAACTCGTTTAGTAATATTATCCCTTGGTTTCCACTCTTGAGTAATAACTTCTTCTTTAACCGTTGAGGTAATTGTGTTCTCGGTTACTTTTGTAACATATTTAGGTGGTGGTGGGGTGTCCGGAGATGTTAAAGTTGAAACAATATTTGAAATATATGACCTTCTACATGCCATTGCACCATATGTGAAAATATCTTTACTACCAACTTGAACTTGTAATTCCGTATCACCTCCAATCACATTATTATCTTTATCAGTACAATTAATTGTTTTACCAGGACTTAACCCATCAACAGTATATGGACTTATGTTAGATGTCATTGGTTGTGTGTTTACTGTTTCTCCACTAGCAACCCCCGGTTTAATTATTAATCTTTTAGGAGAACTTGTTATAAATTTTTTAAGTGATTCGTTTTCATTAAAAAATTTAATTGTTGACTCTATTCTTCTAGCAGATAATTGCTCGTTGTATTCAATACTTGCCGGTGCAGAACAACTTGAGTCAACACTAATAGTAACAGTACCTGTGGTATTTTGGGTTAATTGTTTGGCCAAATCAGTTACAAATTGTTTCATCACTTCATAATTTGGTGTCACAACCGTTGAAAACACTTGGCTTGTTTGTGCTGAATTTGGTTGAGTTTTGTAATAATTCTTATTTTGTTCACTAGTATATCTATCATATTCAACAGTATAATTTGGAACCGGTTGATTCTTTTTTGGATAATCATTCCCAAAATAAAACCCTAAATTTTTATATTTGTTAAAATAGTCTTTAGAATTTCCCCCTCCCCCTGATTGAGAGGTGTCATTTGGGACTTTTACCGTTTCTTTAATATATTGTGTTTGCTCCTTTGTAGTTTCTTTTGATGATATAGCTTCTTGTAATTGATACAAATCATTTGGATTAACCGTATAATATTTTTTAGCTAATTCATATAAATCATATTTTCTACATCCAGCAAAGAATGATTCTAAAATACTATCAATTCTAACTTTATTAGTTTCATTACCCAATATTTTATCCACAACAACATTTAATGCGGATGGATGGTCAACAACTATTTTCCACGTTAAATTACCCGAACGAGATGTACTTTTATATGTATAGATAGGTTCCGGTCTACCAAGGAATTCAGTTGGGTTCCAATTTGCTTGGGTTTGTTCTGTAAAAGTTAGACCATATGGTGCAAACCACATAACTCTTCCTCCATTAGGCCCTCTTTCACATATTGGTAAATCCGCAACTGAAAAACCAGGAGTACTTGATGTTCTCCATGCTAGATTTTCTAATGAAAACATATACTTTTTAGCGTATCCATTATTCATCCCACCAATAAGGTTTGTCGAATCTTGTCCCCCTTCTTGTTTGTTTGGTGCGATATTAAGGTTATAGGTATTATCAAACACAGAATCTGAAAATCGTCTTCCTGATGTTGTTATACCATCTGTTTTTTGTAAATCATTATATTGTAGGTACGGTAAATCTTTTGCAAAAATACGGCAATATTCAGTTCCAACTTCTTGTCCAACAGCTCCAACGTATCGGTATACTTTAGAACCTTTAGTTATTTCTTTATAACCATCATGGAAAACTTTACTAACTTGGTCTATCGCATTACCTACATGTTGTAATCTTCTTCCTCCTTGAGGTTGACTATTAATTAATCTCTGAGTATCATCTAAGATAGAACCCCCTTTAAAAGTTCTATTTGTTGATTCCGTTGTATTAAATGATGATGGTTTAAAATCTTCATCTTCATTAGTAATTACTCCGCCTAAACCAACTTTTTTACCAGCATTGTCTTTATATTTTGGGGAAGTCCAAGTGAATCCACCCTCAATACCACCTCCATTTGAATATGTTGGCCCGTTAGCACCTAATCGAATATCTTTGCTTGGTCCCTCATAAAGTTGTGATAACTCTTGAGGTCCATATACCGGTGATTGTTGTTCTTTACCAAATTGGTCAACAGGTAAATCACCACCAGGTGAGAATACTCTTGAAGGGTCAGAATTTCTTGACCCAACATAAAAATCGCTATTATTTGATAATGTTCCGGTTAAGGCGCCAGCAACTCTATCGAACACACCTCTATCATAATTTGGTTTGTATCTATTATAATCAATGTTTTTAAACAAACGTGATTTTTGACCAGCACCTGTATTATTATAAAAAATTTGTGACCCGGTTTGTCCGGCACCCAATAATTGATTAAAAAAGTTTCCAACTGTTGTTCCAGCAATTGCGTTTGTAACTTGTTGAATTGTTGTAGGTTGTCCCGGATTAATCTTTGGGTCAAAATAGGACCCCGGAATTAAACTCACGGGTAAAATACTACCACCTAAACGAAGTGCAAAATCAGCAGCGGCCGTTATTGGATTTGACGGAACTGAAATTTGCCAATTTGGTTCTAATATTGGAACTTGTCCTGATAAAATATTAACCAAGTCCGTTCCACTAGTTACATTTAAAATATTAGCTCTTCCTATTGTTTCTAACCTTATTCGAGCAGCAATTCTTTCTTGAAACTCGTTTCTAAGTGTTTGAGCACCTAAACGAGCAATATATGAATCTTGACTCATAGAACCATTACTACCATTAGGATTGTTAGATAATAATATTGATAATGGTGAATAAGTCGACACAACAATTGAACCAGGATATGGTTGTCCATTACCTTGTCTATCTTGGTCAGGTCTAACCGTTTCTAAACTTGAGAATGATTCTGCTGAGTCAAACACATTTAATCCGTCAGCATAGGCATTTAAAGGTCTCCATAACCTAACTGCATCGTAACCTTCATCAACAATATGAGCATCTTGTTGTCCCGGTCCATATGACCCTTGATTTGAAACTGAATTAGTTAATCTATTTGGGTCTGGAACTTGCTCATACCCACCCTCATTACCATATCTATTTAAAGGGTATAGTTGATTGGCTAATGAAGGAACATCAATAAGTTGGTCAGGACTATCAATAACTGATAAATCTGATTGAATATGCTCATACGGAACTTGAACAGAAGGTCTGTTTGGAGATTTAGTATAAGGAACTAAATTTCTTGTTATTAATTTCTTTCTGAAACCATCCGAATTTACGTAATCTAATGGACTGTTTGACATCTATGACTTTTTATTTATAAATAGATTAAGGATGAGTTTTTATATTAAAACTTAAGCGGAATAAGTTTTTGAAATAGGTTCTCTATTAGAGTCGGTTGGAGATGCTACTCTGGCAATATAATCTTTAAATGAATTACTATTAAACGCGGTATCAAAAGATTGTTTTAATTGCTCAGTTGAAATCCCTAAAGGTGCCGTAACATTAATTTCAAGTTTTCCTCCTATATCTATTTTTGAATTTGTTGTTTGAGATGCAACATTGTTTTGGTTATTCTGTAACATTTCAACCTTATTTCCAACAGATGAGGTTAATGGAGACACAGAAGTTGACACCTTACCTCCATAAGATTCAACAACTTTATCGACAGTGCTTTTTGCTGTACTATCAATCACATTTTGATTTGTTAACTTTTTAGAGATGTTTTCACCAATTCCTTTGAAAATTTCCGTGAAATTTTTTTGTGAGACATCCAAAGTATCACCAAATCTATTTAACCCATTTGCAAGAACATCAGTAAGTGGTTTATTACCTTCTTTAAAATCTGTTACAACACCACCTAACGCTGTTAAAAATCCTTCACTTACATCTCTAAAATCTTTAGTTTTAATTGCGCCCGAGGTTTCACCAAGAACTGTTTTAGTAACTCTTTGAACTCCTGCAATACCTTGTCGAATTTGTTTTGGACTTGTTATCCCTTGTACTACAGACTCTCTAATTGCAGCAACATTTGATAATATTGTTTTATCAATTGTTAATTGAGACATGGTCATTTCCTCAAGAGTTTTAGGACCTGTTTTTTGTTGTTCAAGTAATTTATTAAATTCATCTTGTTTTAAGTCAGATAATTCTTTTTTAGTTCCATCTTCAAGAGTTACTTTATATGTCCCACCTTCCATATTTGCAATATTAGAAAGATATTGTTTGTCTTCCTCATTTATAAATGTTAATCCCGCTAAATTAACTGCGGATAATCTTTGGTCCATTTCAGCAGCAGCAAGACCCATTTTACTCATCTCCGCAGCGCTAACACCTGTTTGTTTTTCCATCTCTCTAAGTGTTAGAACACCCTGAGGATTAATTTTAAAAGTCTTAGTTTTATCATCAAAATAAGTAAATTGTTTTGCAACATCGGCCAAACTATTTTGTAATCCTGAAGGGTCATTAATCGATTGATTCATTAATTGGAATGGGTCTGCCAAATCTCCGGCAGAAACACCTAATCTTTGAAACGCTGCCGCAACCTCAACAGCTCTTTCAGGGTCTAAAACATCATTAGCCAATTTAAATGTTTCGTTCATGTTAAATCGTAACATAGATGCTTGTGCCGCCATTTTTGTTAACCCCTGAACACCACCTTCAAATTGGTATCGATTCATCTGGTCCATGTTAGTAGTAACATCTTTCATTACCGCTTTGGTATTTCCACCAATACTTCTGATATAATTAATTGAAGATTCTAATTGTGTTCCAATTTGACCAACCCCAACTCCAATGTCTAAGAAAGCATTACTTAAAGTTTCCGCACTTCCATCAATAAGTTGTGTGGCAGCATAAAGTTTTTCAACATCTTCTGTATTTGCAATAACATTTCGTCTTGAAGCTTCAGCAATTCCACTAATTGATTCCTGAACATCTTTAACCGAACCACCTAAACGAGTAACTCTCGGTATTGCATCTGACACCGCACCCATCATTTCAGATAATCTTTCCTGGCCTTGACCAAAAGTTCTGTTAATTTCAACTGAAGTGTTGTATGCGTCCTGAATAGCCCTAGATAATGTTGTCCAATCTATCGTGGCTTCTTTTGCCAATTTCTGAGCAAAACTTAAATCCGGAGTAGTATCGCCTGTTGCCATAATTTAAATAGTATTTTAATATAAATACAAAAGGACTGAGTTTTCAGTCCTTTGTGTTATCTTCTAACCACTTATCTAATAAATATTTTCTAACGAATAGTGGCATTCCTTGAAAATCTTGATAGGTTATGTTCATTAATTTGTTCAAATAGTAGAATTCGTCTATTTGTCCTTTTCTATAATCAGAAGAAAGGACGAAAAAACTCTACCCCAAATCCGACATTAACTGTCATCTTTTCTCCTGATGGGGTGATTAAAACTCTACTTAAATCTAATCTTGGTTCATTTTCATTCATAAATTTTCTTATGAATTTTGAATCCATGATTGGCATTTGTTCAACAAACTTGGCAATCTCTGATTTATCGGTACTTCCGTTCACCTCTACAATTTCTTTTTGAAGTCTCCAAGTAATTTTTGGAACTACTCTACCAACAGGGTAAGAATCTTCTAATTTACTTATCTCTAAAATTTCACCATAACTCAAAGGTTTTAATTTAATAGTCGCCTGTGATTTTGGTAAATTAGTTATAAAGGTACCATCTTCATTAGGTGTCTGTCCATTAATAACTGATAATGTATCAAGTGTTACTGTCGCTTGAAATGGTTTTCGTGTTGATGGGTCAACTAAATTTAAATTAATTTCAGGACCAAATCCTGTATTTCTCAAAAATATTAGAACTGCCTCAACGTCTCCCTCTAACATATCCTCAACCTTAAGGTCCGGTTCATAGATTTTACTTCTTAATAGTGTTGTGGTCATATCATTACCACCAGCCATTAAAATGTTTTCATCATTTGCCGTTAGATAACCTACCTTGATAGATTTCTTTTTATTTTTGTAAAACACTCCTCCCGATGGTAGTGGTACTACATCATGTGGTAACGTAAAGTTTTGTTGTCCGTATTCGATTGCCTGATTTTCCATATAAAAAAATAACCGTAAAGTTTATGTCTTTACGGTTAAATATAATTAGTATTGATTTTTTATCAACACATATGTTTTTATTAGTATTAAAAAATCAATAAACTAATACACATCTATCCATTCTTAACGATACACTAATATCTGCAAGAGCGTCAGTACTATACGCCAATGAACCAAAGTCAACACTAGTTAAGAATGTACCATACAAAATCCATTTCTCAACAACAACTCCTGTTGGGTCTAACATCTCAAGGTCAATATCTTTCTTATAACCCGCAGCATATCCCATACGACCTGTAACAGATTCAGCATGTAAACGAACCCACTCCATAAGAGCTTGTGATGCAGATGGACCAATTGGGTCTCTAAATTTAACAGGTATCTCATCCCAATTAAATCTACCCGCAACATACGTTGAGGTATTTAGAAATTGAATTTCTGTAGGTTGAATTTTAATTTTAGGTCTTGCAGCACTTTCTACAAACCATTCGTTAATCCCTAAGCTTGATGGAAACCTTAGTATGAATCGATTCTGTCTTTTCGGTTCGTAAGGAATCGGCATTTTCATCAATAAATCAGCCATATTATTTTAAATTAGTTTTTCTTTGTTTATTATCATAAATATATCCTTTTGGAAAATATTTTTATTGACTTTCTGAATTTAATTTATTATCATTATAATCCAGACTAGTTTATTTAATTCTAGTTAATTTAACTAGTTTTTAATTAATTATTTAATACTAGTTCTTTATAACTAGTTAATATTCTTTTTTTATTCCTCCTGCTGTTGAATAAGTTTTAACAATATTGCCAGGCTTATCTTTGAAGTGTTTTTTCATAACTTCTACATTTCGTATATCGTCGTCAGAAAAACCAATTGTTGGTTTTGTTGGAACAAAATTATTACTCACATCTTTTTTTAGGAACGCTTTTTTGTCTAAATTAGACGACATTTCTTTAATGTAATCCACAAATTTATCCATAGCACGAACTTTAGCTTCTTCAGGATTTGCCGCACCCTCCTCATCATTGTAAGATACAGGATGGAATTTACACATATCCAAGTAAGCTTTGATTAATTCGTCATCACCCATTTCATCATCACCGGAAATACTTCTATATTTTTTAAGATTCTTAATCAACTCTTCTTTGTCTATCCCGTTGAATCCTTCTATGATATAATTGTATACGGCTTGTTTTAACGTATTAGGATTGTGTCCACGAGCGGTTATGATAGAAAAGATAGAACCTTCGTTAATAGCCTCTCTAAAGTCGTCAAATGCCGGTCCAATCTTGGCTCTCATTGCATCAATTAAAAAGTTTTTATCTCCGGGTGTTTGAAAATTTTTAAAAGGTTCGTTTCCATATCCTACAACAGTCTCACCATTATATTCAAAAGGTTCTTTACCTAATTGATGTCTGTATTCAGCAAAATCATCAGTACTCATCCCAATTTCGTCACCGTCCTCAGTTTTAACCATAATCTTGGTTGGCATATGAACAATATTATCGTCCCAATCGAATGCGTAATATTTCATATCAGGAGTACCCTGTTCACTAATTCCTTCTTTTAATGTATTTTTTTTCATAATTGGCTAAAAAGTGGGGACGAATCCCCACTTATGGTTTTTATTAAATATTCTCGAACGAAGCTCCTGTTGGAGTAATGAAGAATTCAATATCGATGAACTCTAATGCTTTCGTCGGTTTTAAGTAAATTTTACCTGTTAAAGTATTTCTATCTAAATCCTCAGGTGAAGATGAAACAGTTACACGGAAATCGTATAAACCTCTATCTCTTCTAATTGAGTCTAAGATTGGGTTAACACTATCTAAGAATTGTTGTCTAACAATTTGGTCGTTTTGTTCAAACAATAATCTTACAGCCACCGCTGAAATCAACTTACGAGCTTGAAGTAATAATCTTCTTACATTCAATCTATTAAGTGCCGTATCGGCAATTTGTAATGTTTTATTACCCCAAATTACTGTACCAACATCAGAGAAAGTTGCGATAGGGTTAATTCTACCTTGGTACAATGTATCTCTATCTTCTTGAGTTAATTTAACTCTCGCCTTAACTGAGTTTACAAGACCTCTAGTATAACCCGCAGATGCGAACCATGGGAAAGCGATGTTATCAGTTAACGCTAAGTTTCTACAAACCTCACCTGTTGCCGGTAAATAAATTTGTGTATTATTTACAGTATCTCTTGTTAAAACCCAAGGATAATAAGTTGCGGTATAGTTAGAGTCAATTCCGGTATTATCTAAATTATCTACTGATTCTTGAGGATAAATAATATCCTGTGGATTAGTTGAGTCCGGAGTATACATATTGTAATCCGGAGTTGTTGCAATATAAACTGAATCCGCTCTTTGGTATTGAATCATGTCAATAGTTTCTTCAACTAAGTTAGAGTTATTGATGTAGTCAATACTTGATGTTGCAAATACATTAATGTTTGTAGCTTCAGGGTTTCTAAATGTTAGAATACCCAGTAAGTAAGCATAATAGTCGGTATTAGCAAAATCTTGAGTGTTATCAGCAACAGTAATTCTTTTAAATAAACCACTTCCGGTTGCGTTAGGGTATCGAGTTGAAGATGATGCTCCCGCTAAAAATCCTGATTGACCTAATTGGAATCTATCTTGATTTGTTCTAAATTCTCTATAGATGTCCCAACCGTCGAATCCACCAGCAAAACATACAGTATATTTTCTTGAGTAGATGAAATAGTATGGATTTTCTTGAGTTTCAGGGTCTGTTCTAAATTCTGCAGTACCACATTCAAATGCAGTTTGACCACTAGTTAATGAACTATTTGAAATTGTGACTACGGTTGCACCGGAATCCATGTGGAAACCTTTACTTACATAATTCCAAGACGCCCCTTCAATTGGTTGTGGGGCAATAACCCAAGATTCTGGGGTTTGTTTACCTTTGTAAGATAAAAATGATTCGTCAATACCATATTGAGTTGAGAAACCTAAATAAGTTCTTCTAACAATATCACCCGGAGATTCTACTGTGTTTGGACCACCGGTTGGTGTACCGAATGGTGGATTAGCAATGGTTTCACCAGGGAAAAAATATTTTGTTTTAAATTTAGGGGTCGGTGATGGATTTAAAACTGAATCGTATTCTCTTTGAGTATATCCTTCAAACCCACAAGGAATTGCATCAATTGGGGCCTCATCCGCCATTTCAATCATTACGTATTTTGAAAGTAACGCGTATTCTCCGTTAGTGGAACCAAGTTTCTTAGCAACAAAGTTGTTAGAATTAGGGTCCATATTACAGTTAGTAAATTTTTCAATAACAACTGGGTTTGAATCAGTGTCAAAGAAATTTCTAACTAACACATCAAATGTCATATTATTAAATGATAGGTTAGCAATTGAAACTTTAACTTCAGTATTTGCAGCATCTCCATCTGAGATTGAAACAAATTTAAATAATTTGTAAACTTTATTACCTCTTAATTCTGACACCAAATAAGGTGTACTTGGTGATTGATATTGACCTACATTATACGCTATTGATGACGGATTTTCACTTTTAGCATCCGGTAATGCAACTAATTCAGGATTAATACCTTTTATATATCCTTGATTATAAGCGTATGCCAATGAACCAGGGTAAATCTCTTCAACAAATAAAGGAACCTCATTTCTTGATTTTCCAAAATTATCAACACCTAATACTTTAGTAATAAATTTTGAAGAAGCAGCAGATAAGTTAGTTTCAAATGTAAAATTATCCCCATCTTTAGTGACACCTGATAAACCAAATGAGGCATAAGGGTTTTTATCAATATCTGCGTATTGGTCAGTAGATAATAATGTAACATTAGTTAAACCACTTACCTCATAAATTGGTCCATGATTATCACTAGTTGAACTATTAGTATATAATGAAATACCTCTTGAACGAAGAGTTGCAACAACCATGTCATTGTATTCAGTATAAGCCGTTCCGGTAAAACTGTAATAATCTCCCGATATAGTTCCCGAAAAACTATCGGTTAATCCGGTAGTGATGGAATCAAACGCATAGTTAAATGAATAACCTGAATAAGAGTTACCCGCATAATTATTAAAATTCGCATAGTACCATGAATCATTTTGACCGGCAGATAAATCATTATTTGTTAAATTAAGAGAGTCAACACCATATGAATTCACAACAGTACCATATTGACCTATTAAAACATAATAATCACTTTCAGGGATTGAACCGTAAGCGATTGCCGTTGTTGCAGACAATGTAGGATTACCAACTAATGTTATTATAGTATTTGTAATGTCGTTATTATATGTTGATGTACTTCCATCTGAAAGTCTGTATTGTGTATTAAAGTTAGCCTGAACCACAGTTGGAAATGAACCACTAATAAAATTAACAGTTTCAGCACTGGTTGAACCTGTAAAAGATACAGACCAAGATGTTGCACCTGTTGGACTTTGATTTATTGTAGTAGGGTCAACATTTGCAGTAACTCTAATACTCCAAGATGGTCCTGCATCATATCCTGATAAACCTAAGATTCTTGTAACAAACAATTGGTTTGATTGTTGCAAGTAAGATTTAGCAATATATGCCGCTTCATATTTAGGGATTTGTGTGTTAACAAATTTGGTTGGTTCTGTTCCTCCGAAAAAGGCTTGGAATTCGTCATAGTTTGTTATAAATACCGGTTCAAATGCGGGACCTTTTAAAGTCTCACCAACTAAACCTAAGGTAGTAACACCTACACTTTGTGCTACGAATGATAAGTCAGTTTCTGAAGTGTATACTCCCGGTGAAACGAAAACTTTTTGATTTGCTTGTGCTGTTGCCATTATTTAATTATTCTATTGTAGATTTATTTTATAGATAAATATTCAATAGAATATCAAAAAACTTTACTTTTAAATATCTATTAGTAAAGAGTATGAATAAATTCTACCTTTTTTCTACCTATGAAACAGACAAAAGAAATCAAGAACATTAAAATAGACCCCGCCGTCCACGAGATACTCAAAAAGTACTGTGAAAAACGAGGATTAAAAATTTATAAGTTTTTAGAAAAATTAATTACAGAAACCTGTAAAGAGAAAAAAGATATATATGGTGAGGATTAAACCAATAAGTTTTCAAACTGAATTGTGGATTCCAAATTGTCATCAGTTTTAACAACATCTATTCGTAAAATATCGTTAGTTGTTATTTGAATATTTTGGACATCTGTACCAAAATAATCTCCATTAATATAGACATCGTATGTCTCAACATTAGACCAAGTACCGAAAGAAAGATTTGCGGTGTAAGATACCATATCACTTAGGGTATCATTCCCAACAACAAACAAATAATTCTCTAAAAATTCGTTAGGGTTCTTAGGGTATTTATCTCTTTTTTTGTTATTTTCGGTTCCACTTAATTCCATAAGTTGGGTTACTCTTGCAATTGCCGGTTTAACCTCAAACTCTTCTTCGTCAATCAAATAACCTAACATTGTGAAGTCATAAGATTGAACATAATACTTTCTAGAATCTAAACTCATTTGTGATTCGTCTGAAACATTATTCATAACAATTGGAACATATTGACCTTTGATAAATGTATAGGCTTGTCTTGATGAGAATTTCTGCATAATCACTTTATTCAATTGATTAAGTTCTCTCATTCTATTACAAATAATTTTTACACTGTAATTAATATCTACAGGAACCGGTTGAGGTATTGTGTAAATGTCCATACCTTGAACATTTCCATTCCAAGTCGGAACGGATGCGTAATAAAATTGTTTTCTATCCGGAATCGTATATTTCAAAGCAGGGTTGGTTCCAAATTTAACTTCGGGACTTCTAACCACTGTGATGAAGGGCGGGGATGGATTATAATCTAAATCCACAAATAAAGCAGTTTCAACATATTGAGACCAATTTTGTGATGTGATTATAATATCAACCATTGGAACTGTTTTTCCTGCGGTAATGACCTCTAAATCAGTTTTAACAAAATCTAACATTCCTCTATCCAAATCTGCATGCAACACTGATTTAGGAAGATATGTTCCATCCTCATTAATATATTCCAATAGTTGTTCCCTACGAGCTGACAAGGTCTTCTGTGGAACTAAAGGTAATGTTGGTATAACTTTTTTTGGTAATGGCATATTATTTAGTTATATATATTTTGTCTTTTAAATTTATCATTTCTACTTCACCCGCACTATAAACTGGTTCATCAGTTCCTTTATAAACAAACGAATCATATTTATATGGATTATAAGTCGCCACCACATCAGATGGTGGAATTGGCATATCCTCACACGGGTATTCACAAAAATCAATTAAATCTCCAATAACAAACGCATGGACATTTTTTTGTTTTTCAGAACGAACTCTTTCTTTTCCTCCCGGTCTAACTCTAAATTCAACATTCTCTAACTTGACGTAATCGGCATGTAAAATTATTTTATTATTATATCTAACTGAAAATGTATGTTTGTGTAAATTATAGTACGCCATAACTCGTTTACCAATAAAGTCATCTTCTTCTTTATTGATAACAATTTCATATATCCTTCTTAACTGTGATTCTTTTACTAATACTTTCATTATTCGTAATATGTTGACACCGTATTAACCGGTAAATTAAAATTATCTTCAAACCATTTTTTCATAGGTTCTTCCCAATGTTTATTAAACATACTGTCTAAATGTTCTCCATATTCACCCATAACTTCTAAAATTGGAGCTTCGTCTTTGTAGCTTCCGGGGGTATCTTCATAATAATCTACCATAAAGTAATTAAAAACTATATCACTATAATCTTCTCCCGTCCAAGTACCTCCTTTATAAAAGACTAAAGAGTCTTCATTATCAGGATACTCGTCATTATCTTCATCCCCATCTCTACCATAAACCCAATTAATTTCGTTTGAGTTTAAATAACTATCAATATACTGATAGATGGCGTTAAATAATTTACTTTCTGTTATTAATACTTTCATATTTCATCTACCTTAGCAAGGTTTTTTATCCTAAACCCAAATTTATTACTACACCAATTTAATAGAATTTTTTCCGTCTCATCATAATCTAATCCAAACATATCTGTAATAAAATTCCATACCTCACTAAGAATATATAATCGTTTTGCCTTTATATTATACATAAATTTAAACCTCCCATTTTTGGATAAATAAATTTCTCTAAATTCAGTACGATTAAATTTTTCTAAGTCACCATAGTTTTCATTTAACCAATTTTCAATAATTGAATTTAACCTACTTTCTGTTATTATGTATTTCATTATATCCCTCTAAATTCGTTTTCACTAACATATGTCGCTATGATAGTCCTGTAAAAAGGTTTGTAACCCGCGTACGAATGGCGGTTATCTGACCTAACATATCCATCATCACTCACAACATAATATCTAACTCGGTCTTCAGTTTCATAATACCCAAGATAATCTCCCAAAAATACCTCAACACCTAATTCATCAAGTGTTTTTTGATACACCGAAAATTTCATATTACCAGGTTCCTGACTCTCAAGTTTAGAACTGGCAATTAGTTTAGAGGTTGGAGCCATTACTTGAACCAAACCTTGTAATTCAACCGGTGCCATGAATTGGATTCCATCTTCGGTCACCTCACCATAAACATCATCAGTTTTAGTTTTATATCTATCAACTCTATAAAGAATAACGGTAAAGTTCATATCTCCCAATAACCATTCCTCACCCATACCTATGTCGAGAGAATAATCTTCGGCTCCGAAGAACTTACCTAATCTTGTTATTGGAACTAATTTTTGCATATTATCACTGTTTTAATCTATTATGATATGACTCAGATTCAATAGACGATGAACTAATAACAACATTAACATTAAAATAATTTTTAATTGTATTTTTAATCTCACGATTCCATTGGTCTCTATAAACATCAGTTTTTTTCATGTTGTCTCTTTTTAAAAATTCACTTCCATCAGGGACAACATATGTAACCATCATATAGTATTCATCCTTATAAGTTTCCATTGGTTTTAAATTAAAACCCATATCGGATACACCATTAGGTTTAATGACATTCATCATTTTACCTATCATTTTTTCTAATTGTGTTTGATTCATACTCATATCTTGATAAATACTTCAATATCAACTATATTTAATTAAAATATTTTTTGTATAAATGGATGTAAGTCTCGAGTCAAAAGCATTGTCCTTATTGGAAACCTATGAAGGTGGTAATAACTACCTTATTGAATTAAAACGAAAGTCACAATTAAATAGAAAGTTTTACCCAACAAGGAGTCAATCAGAATACATAATTAACAATCACGATAAACAACCCAAAGTTGCCAAGAAATGGGTAATTCTTGATACCTACTTCGCACAGAAACTTGCGGATGATAAATTGTATACTGAAATACCACAAAAGGTATGGGTTGAGAAATTATTATCGGATAAAGAAAAAGCGTATCATATTTGGGGTAGAGTATTTGAAACCGAAGAGTTCCATCATTTTTGGTTACCTAAAGCGGCAATCATTAAAGATAACACCGTTAAAAACGTTGTAATTGATTATTCAAAATACTCTAATCGTCCTCCTCTTGAACATCAAAAAGAAGCCGTCCAAAAATTAGTTGAGAATAAGAAGTTTATTCTTGCTGACGATATGGGGTTGGGTAAAGCTGAATTTGTTGAGAATAAAGTATTTACCCCATATGGTAGAAAAAGAATTGGAGATTTAGAAATTGGTGATGAAGTTATTGGTAGTGATGGTAAGAAATGTAATGTTCAAGGTGTTTATCCTCAAGGAATTAAAGATTTATATAGAGTAACATTTAACGATGGAGTTTCTGTCTTAGTCTGTAAAGAACATTTATTTTCTGTTAGGGCGCGAAGTTTTGGTCATAATACTAAAAATTCTCGTAATAAAAAAAACATTGTTTTATCTATTGGTCAAATGATTGATGAAGAATTATTTTTAGAAGTCTCAGGTGAGAAAAATAATATTAATAGAAATTATAAATTTAAAACTTATTTTAAGGAAAAAGGAGGTAATAGTAAGTGGCAAATACCTATTGTTAAACCAATTGAATTTGTTGATAATGAAATCCCGGTAAATCCTTATTTACTTGGGTTAATTTTAGGTGATGGAGGTATCAGTCAAAAAAGTATTATGTTTAGTTCCGCAGATGATGAAATCATAGAATATATTAAAGAATTATTACCTGAAAATACTCAAATAATTAAAAAGAAAAATACTAAATATGATTATTCCATTACAAAAAAAAATGGTCACAATAATCCTATCACACAAATTCTTAAAAATTTAAATTTAATGGGTTGTACTTCTCATAATAAATTTGTCCCGGATTGTTTTAAATATACCTCAATTGAAAATAGATTAGAAATTTTAAAAGGTTTAATGGATACTGATGGAACTTGTTGCCTCAATAAAAAAGGAAATTTTGAAGGGACTGAATTTTCAACTGTATCGGAAAGATTATGTGATGATGTTATTGAAATCGTACATAGTTTAGGTGGTATTGCCAGAAAAAAAAGTAGAACAACTAACTATACATACAAGGGTGAAAAAAAAGAAGGTAAAAAATCTTATAGAGTTAACATAAAATTACCATCAGGGATGAATCCATTTAAACTTAAAAGAAAATACGATTTATACAATACTCCCGAAAAATATAAGGTTGGTAGATATATTAAAGATATTAAATTTGAGGGTAATGGTGAGGCTATTTGTATTTCAGTAGATTCTCCTGATAAATTATATGTAACTGAACACGCAATTGTTACTCATAACACAACTTCTACCATTATTGCCGCTTTAGAAACGGGAGCGAAGAAAATTTTAATTATTTGTCCCGCAACTCTTAAAATTAACTGGAAAAGAGAAATTGAAAATTATTCGGATAGAAGTATCTATATCTCAGAAGGAAAACAATTTAGTACCGAAGATGATTTTGTTATCGTTAATTACGATATTATGAAGAATTTTCACGACC